TGAGTATATGTTAAAATTATTAGCTGATTATAAATATGAACCAGAAGTTAGACCTAAAACTTTTGGAATATTAAATCCTTCAATTGGAGAAACTATATGAAGATAGGTGATCGAACAGAATACTATTATAAAGTTGAGCAGATAGTACTAAAAGGCGGTACTTGTTATGCTGCAATTAAGAAAGGGTATGATATAGAAATAAACTATAATGCACCCAGTCCAGTTTTAGATAGTCTTGAAACTTACATAGAATTTGTTTTATATAAAGTTGAATCAGATGCAGTAACAAAAGAAGAAAAAAGACTGAAGTTAGAAGAACGTTACATTTTTAGTAAAGATCTAACTATGGCAATGGAATATTGGAAAGGTAGAACTTCTGAATTTCTTGATGTTGAATTTGAAGCATCTACTAACACAACACGGAATTTTGGCAAGTTTAAGAATACTGACAAAAGCTTTCGTAATAAAGTTGAAAAACAACGTAATAAAAATAAATTAGCAGCTAAATCTAGAAAAAGGAATAGGTAACTTTTTATGAAAGCTAAAAAAACATCTTCATCCTCATCATCAAAAGTTAAGGATAAAATTTCATCTATTGAGAAAAAGAAAAAGAAGCTTAAAGGTAGTAAGAATGAAGACACTGTAGTAGAAAAGAAAAGTAAGAAGATGAAGAAAGTTGTAAAACCTAAAGTTAGTTCTTTCAATGATGAAGATGAAACAAAATATAAAGTAAGAAAGTCTAAAAAATCTTCAAAGGAAGAAGCAACTTGCATGTTAAATTCTTTTATTGATTATGATGATGTAATGGATGTCATTGAAAAGAAGTATGATACTGGAAGTAGTCAACTCTCTGTAGATGCTAGAGCAAAGTTAAGTACAGGTTTACTTGTGCAGGATTTAGTTCTTAGTGGTGGTATTCTTGGTGGCGGTTGGTATACTTTCTTTGGACAAGAACAATCTGCAAAATCTACACTTGCTATGCAATGCATTATAGCTGCGATAAATACAGATACACCTTTAATTGGCTATTATGACTATGAAGGCTGTCACACAACAGACACAACTTACTCCATAGAAGGAAACGCGGTTCCCTTTATGGACATTCTTCCAAAAAACTTCCAAGAAACCTTACCAGAACAACCTGGGTTTTTGGACGTAGAAATTCCTGCGGTTGATACTTTGGGTGGTACAGTTAGAGCTAGAGTATTTTACGGTGGAATAAAAGAGTGCTTGAAAATAACTACTGAAACAGGTAATACGCTTGAAGGATCAAAGCACCCTTTTATGGTACAACTTGCAGACGGTAATCTAGCTTGGAAAATGATTGAAGAACTCTCAGTTGGTGACGTTGTTCTTCAACAAAGGTAGTACCAACGCCTTTACAGTCCTCAAGTTCATTTCGTGTAGGTTCTTGAGGACTACTCTTTTTGTACCTTGTTTATTTATAAACACAACTTTGTAGTTGCATACTTTTGAAGCAGCTTGTGATTTCTTTTTTAACTCATAAAATGTTCTACGATTTTGCTTTATTAAACCTCCAGTCCAAGTACTTTTAACTTCAACCACAATCTGTTTTCCTTTTTTATTGGTATATATAATATCGGGTGTGTACTTTTTAATTTTTCCATCCATTTTATAGTATATTTCAGGCATGTCACAAGCCTTAGTGCTTATATTAACTGCGAGTATTCCTTTTCTAATAAGCTGTTTAATATAGTACTTTTCGTATCCCATGTAATTGAAAGACTTTCCTTGAGTCTTAAATTTTTTTACTCGATGGGCAGCGCGCATTGTACGTTCAAAGATTTCGGGAACGTGCATTGGGTGTCTTACTCCGTATTTAAGTAAATTGCTGTTTACTATTTGTTGCTTTATTATCTTTGATTGATTAGGCTCTTTAGTTCCGTACTTCTCCCAAGAAGTATCAATTTTTCTTTGCTGGATTTCTTTAACTTGTGAAGGATTTTCTACGCCCCATTTTTTAAGAAAGTTTTTCTTTGTTTTAGACTGTACTTTTTTGCTTTGTTGTGGGTATTCTACCCCTAAAGTTTTTAACCACGTTTTAACCTTCTTTTTCTTAATAGACTTTGCTTGAGAAATATTCTCACAGCCGTATCGTTCTAAACTGGACTGTACTTTTTTAGCTTTTGTTTCTTCATTACTATTACAACAAGTACGAGAACAATAAGGAGCATACGACCAACTACAGTTAACTTCAAATTTAGTTTGTGACCCACAAGTTTTACACACGCCTTTTATTTTACGGTAACAAAGATTAAAGACAATTTCTCTAACTGTTTTCTGTTTTTTATGTATTACTGTAAATAAATTGCGTACATAAAAATGTAGCATCTCATCTCGTCTACGTAGTTCAATAATCTTCTTTGCTTTTGGGATGTTTTTATCTTCATATATCTCTCGAAGCAATCTAGTATGTTTCTTTTTCAGAACGAATGTTTCTAATTGTGCGTTTAGCAACTTCTTTTTTGTTGGTCTTCGCATAATTTATCCTTTCGTTGTATGTAATGGTTCATAATCATAGTATACAATAAATTACGTATCTCAAAAGTAGAAAACGTGGAGGTTTTATGGAGCTAATAACAACCAGTAAGGAACAAGCAGATGCGATAATTGCTAGTTTTGGTTTGCAACCAGTAAAGATAACTAGCATAGAAAAAACGGGTGAAAAGCCTGTTTGGGATTTAAGTCTACTAGAAGAAAAAGATGTCCCACACTCGATAATAACCAATGGCATTATTACGCACAACTCAAGCTCACCAGATTATATTGAAAATATGATGAAGTCAATGAATGTAAAAGGTGACATTCAAAATATTTTCGGTTTAAGAGATGACTCTGGTAATTGGATAGTAAAACCAAGAGTACGCTATTATCAACCTGGAACAGCAGAGGCATTCTTTGATTCAGTTGCAAAACTATTGCGTACTTTACCAGACATTAAAATGGTTGGTGAAAAGCAGTATTATGTATATCCGGATGAAAAGATTTTTAGAGCAAAAGTAAAAGACAAGTTAGATGAAAAACTAACAAAGAAAACTGGTATGCTATACGTTCCCACAGAATCTTATGTAAAGCATCAAGCTTTGTTTATTGTAGATAGTTATCCGGCGATGTTACCTGAAAAGCAAGATGAAGATGACCCAGGTTCAGCTATGGCGGTACAAGCTCGCATGTTTAGTGAGCAGATCAAACGAATAAAATCAAAGTTAAAACCTAAGAAGATTACTATTATTGGTATAAATCAATTACGTTTAAGACCAATGGTTATGTTTGGTAATCCAGAGTATGAACCTTGTGGAGAGGCTTTAAAGCTTTTTTGCTTCCATAAGGACACTATGCTATTTACAAGTAAGGGTATATTAACAGGTGAGTTAGCCTACTCTGTTAAACCTCGTTTTATTGCATCAAAGTCTAGTAAAGAGAAACAAGAAAATTATTCTAATATGGGTATTCATCCAATTTGTAAGGTACAGACTGAATTAGGGTATAATATTAGTGGTAGGCACGAGCATAAAGTATATGCTATTAGACAAGGTTCAAGGATTCCAGATTGGGTTAATCTCGAAGACTTAACACCTGAATATTATGTTGCAATAAAATCAGGTTCAAATGTTTGGGCGTCAAATCCACTTAAGCTTGGTTTTAAATTTAAGCCTAATTTGGGTCAAGGTACTAATCAGGTTAAAGTTGTACCAAAGTTTCCAAAAAGAATGACACCTGAGTTGGCAAGACTACTTGGGTATCTTATTAGTGAAGGTCATGTAAGAGAAGGTAGAGTTATTTTTAGTAATACCGACAAGTCAATAATGTTTGATTATATTGAGTGTCTAAAATCTGTATTTGGCTTTGATGATGAGTATATAGACAGTAAAAAGAAACTTATTACTCATGATGGAGAGGAAACTGCAAAAGGTGGTAAGTATAAGAAACAATATGTACTTGACATTTATTCTACCTATCTTGAACAATTTTTTAATTTTATAGGAATAAATAACAAGTCTTCAAGAGAAAAGTGTATACCATGGAGTATTTTACAATCAGATAAAGAAACAATTGCTTATTTTATTGGAGCTTTATTTTCTGGTGATGATGGAATTGGAAGTAAGGAAATAGTATATAGTTCTAGTAGTTCCAAACTTATAGATCAACTTCAAGTAGTTTTATTAAACTTTGGAATTGTAACCAAAGTAGACAACAATAAACCTAGCTGGCTAGATAAAGAATTTCATTTTAAGAATGAGTACTCCTTTCTAAAAATATATGGTAAAAACATTTCTTTATTTTTAAATGAAATACCTGTTCGTTCAGAACAAAAAGAAGAAATTTTATACAATAGATTTACAATAGATAAGGCTAATTTGGTAGATAAATCTAAATGTATGCCAGAAGTTTTTTATTGGCGTGAAAAGAATAAGAAAATCCAACAGGCATTTTTAACAAAATTAAAGTATGATAAAAACTATGGAATAACAAATGATAGACGGCATTTTACTGCTGAACAAATTAAACTTGTTCTTGATGAACTTTGGAAAGAAGCAAATTCATATCGTACTGAGCAAGAACGAGCTTACTCTACTAAGGTTATCTCAGAGATCGAGAGTTTAGTAAACTATACATTGGATCATAATATAATCTGGTCTAAAGTAGAAAAAGTACACCGGAATTTGTGCCCAGAAACTACCTATGACTGTACTATGCCTGAAACACATACAATAATTACAAATGGTATAATTAGTCATAATAGTGATGCACGCATCCGTTGTGCTAGTCGTGCTTGTCCTCCTCCTGGTAAAGGTCAGTTTGAAGAAGAACCTTCTGTAACTGGAGAGGGAATTGATACATACAGGTACGTAAACTGGAGAGCTATTAAGAATAAACTTGGAGCACCAAATCTTGAAGGTTGGGGACGTATATGGGTTTCTGACAATGAAGGTAAAGGAAGAGGATTTGATCCGGTGTGGGACTGCTATGAATATCTTAGAATGACAGGTCAAGTTAGTGGTGGTCGCAATAAGCTTTTACTTAATTTCCCTTCATTCAAAGGATTAAAACCAAAATTGAATTGGATGCAATTAAAAACATTAGTTTTAGGTACAAAAGAACAGATTGCAAAAGTATATAATCAAATAGGATATAAAGATAAACCTTTTAATATTAGACGAGAGTGCTTTAAACAGTTTGATAAAGGACTTGCAATGCAACTATTTTTTGACAAAAAAGTTAAAAATGTAGAAGCTAAAGGCGATGAAGAAGAGTAACTAATGTTGGCTATATAGCCAAACAAAAACCAAAAGAAAGAAAGGAAGTAAAGAAATGGAAAAGACTGTAATTAATCTGGACAAGAAGGTATGTTTGATTTGTACGCATTTAGTCGGGGAATTAGGCCGTAAGACAAAATCCTGCACAGCTAAAAAAGGAAACACTAAGTGTCCTGCACAATTTTTTAGTATTGGTGTTGGAGTAGATACTGACACTGTATTAGATAATATGTACACTGCAATTCAAACTAAAGACATAGACACACTTCAAAATCTTTTAGATGAAGCAAGATCTAATCCTAAAGTTGTAGATGCAATTTTCACTGACTTATCTGAGCGTCTCTTTGAATTTGTACCCTCTGAAGAAGTAGCAAAAGATGAAGAAGAAACAGAAACAGCAGAAGATGGAACTGAGACAAACTCATCTAGTGATGAAGACGAAGATGACGATGCTTAACAGAAGAATAACTTAGCATTTAGTAGTAAATTCAAGCCCTGATGGTGTTATATTACCCATCAGGGTTTTTAATATAATAGCTTAATATGAGGATACTATGGAATTTATATTTTTTTCTGATACTCATTTTCAAAAACTTAAAAAACTGTTCCCTGATACACATCTTAAAATTTGCATTAATGAATTTAGAAAACCATTAGAATATGCAGTAAAAAATGGAATAAAAACCGTAATCCATGGTGGAGATCTATTTGATTCTCCTAATGCAGAACACTCCTACATAAAGTCTTTAATATCTTTGCTGTTGGATTTTAAAGAACTTAATATCTATATAATTCTAGGAAATCATGATGTGGAAGATTCAGATAATAACAGCCTAAACTTAATAAAGTTATGCCATGATTTAAAGATTTTGCCAAATGTAAAAGTTATGTTTGAACCTAATAAGGACGTTATTGAAGGTATTCCATTTAACTTCATGCCTTTTCCTTGTTCAAAATTTTCTAAGAAGCCAATGGTAAACATAGCTCATTTAGAGACAGCTGGTGTAATTAGGGATAACAATACAAAAGTAAAAACAGGAATAGAAACAACTACAACCAATAATTTAAACTTTATCGGTCACATCCATAAACAACAGAAGGTAGGTGAAAATACATGGTTTTGTGGAGGCTTATATCAGACAACTTTCGGAGAACGTAATCCTAAAGGATGGTATCACGCTAATGTAAAGTTTAAAAATGGTAAATGGGTAAGAAAGAAAATAAAATTTATAAAAAATAACTGTTCCTTTGAACTAGTTAATCTAAATATAGAAGTAAAAGATGATTTTGATAAAATAACAAAAGATGAATCTACTTTATACAAACTCCATATTTCTGAAGGTATAGTTGTTCCACCAAGTTTAACTACAAAGTATCCAAATGTGATAACTATAGTAGGTAGTAAAAATGGAGAAGAACTTTCTGTCTATACGAAAGAATTACCTCAGGAAATGTATGAAGGATCAAATGTTTTAGACTCATTAATAAATGATCCCTTATGGGGACTTTTTGAGTTCTTAAAACAAGAAGGATTATCAAAAAAAGAAAGACGTAGAGGAGTAGAAATAGTTAAGGAATTATTAGTTAAAACAAAATAATGTAAATATAGAATAAGGAGTAAATAAACAATGGCTAAAGTTAAAACAGAAAAAGTAGATCTCGATAAACATAATGATGAAGTTAAAGCTAAACTTATGGTTAGTGCTAGTTTAGCTTCTAGAGTGAGACCAAAATCCTTTAAGGATATAGTAGGACAACAAGAAGCTGTTTTAAAACTAAAAGGTATGTTAGCCAAAAAGAAGCTACCTGGTGCAATTTTAATTACAGGAGATCCAGGTCTTGGTAAAACTACACTAGCTAGAGTATTTGCACGATACTTAAATTGTGAAACTTATGATGCTTGTGGTACTTGTGCAAGTTGCAAAATAGATATTGATAATCATCCAGATATTACAGAAATAAATATGGGTGTTGATAGAGGAATAGATGATTCTAGAGCATTAGTTCAAAAAGCTAGGTATGCAGCTAGATTTAATATGCGAGTTATTGTAGGTGACGAGTGTCATAACTTAACTGGACCAAGTGAACAAGCTCTATTAAAAACCTTAGAAGAACCACCTGCTGGTACATTATTTATTTTATGCACTACTAACCCTGAGAAAATGAAACCAGCGGTTCTTAGTAGATGTACTAAACTACAGTTACATCCAGTGGATCCAGAAGAACTTGTAGATAGATTAATAGTAATCGCTAAAAAAGAAGGCGAAGACTTTGATAACAAAGAAGGCAGAAAATTACTTACTACTATTGCAAATTATTCTAATGGACTGGTAAGAGATGCAATTTCAATTTTAGAAGGTGTTTTATTTGCTAAAGCTGGTACTAAAAAAGCAGATCTATCTTCTATTGTAGATACTTTTGTTACATCATTAGAAACATCCATTGATAAATCCGCAGCTAGAGCTACCGTGGCTTATATAAGAAATGGTATAAAAGCTTTAGCCTCACAGGCTTCAAAGGTAGATAGTTGTAGACAATTGATGATGAAGATGAGATGGATCTCAATGTCTGTAATTGACGATTACTCTGGTAATTTGAGATTTAAGTCTTATGCTTTTAGAGACTTTCAGAATCTTTTAAAAGAGGCAAAAGTTCCTTATGACTTTAAAGTATTAGTTCCTATTATGTTAGATCTTCTATTCAAATTAAATGAACTTGAAATAAAGATGAATCAGTCCAATATAGATGAGAGAGCTTTATTCATTGGAGAATTATGTTCTCATGTTTTATCCCATAAGAAGCGTCAGGAAGACTAAATGCTAGTATATAAATCTTTAGAACTACAAAATATCTTATATTTTAAGAAGGTTAAATTTCTTTTTAAAAATGGTATAACTGTAGTTAGAGGTTTGAATAAAAACAACACATCCTTGCCAACCAATACTAATGGTGTAGGCAAGTCACTTCTTTTTTCATGCATTCCTAATGTATTGTATTTTACTACACCCCTGGCTAAAAAGAATGACAAAAAATCTATCTTTAACACCAACACATCTACAATACGCTTTACTTTTAAAAAAGGAAGTGTACTTTGGACTATAGAACAGAAGTCTAAAGGAAAGTCGATTGTTTATGATATACTTAAAGATGGAGACTCAATAAAACCTAGAACTCCAAGTATTGCAGAAGATAAAATAAGCGAACTGTTAGATATTTCTGAAGATCTCTTTTATACAAAGGATTACGTTTCAATCCAAAGACCACATTTATTCTTGCGTGGTACTAACATACAAAGACAAGACTTTTTTTCTGAAGTTTTTAACTTAAATCATTATGACAATGTAAAAACTTTATTACAAGCTCAAGTAAGAGAACTTAAACACAAGAAATCTAAACTTGAAGCTTTGGAAGAACATCATGCTGAATTAGTTGAAAAGCTTAAGTCTTTAAATTGGACCTCTGAAAAAGAAAATGAACTATCTTCTTTGGAAGAAGAGTTAAAAGACTTGAATACAAAATACACAGCACAGGCTACAACTTTAACACATAAACAGGCTCATCTAACTTTAGTTAAACGTATAAACAGTTTGCTTAATAAATTAGATGGAGAGCAAGATTACAAAAAAGTAAAAGTTAAAAAGTTAGAGTATAAAAAGCAATTGTCCTGTTTACAAGAGTATTCTGAGTATTCAAGAGCTATTGATCGTTACATAAAAGATACAGAAGAATTATCTAAACAATTAAAGCAAACAAAGAAAAAATTGCAACATTTAAATAAACCAAAAACAAGCCTTGAACAACTAGAAGAAAAAATAGAGAAACTTAAAACCAAGAAAGTAAAGTTGAAATTAGATAAAATTGAACTTGAAAAATTGAGAAGATCATATGAAGAACTAGACTCGTCTCTTTCTGGCAATAAACCTAAACATACAGAAGATGAATTAGTTGTTAGAATAAATGAGCTTAATCAAATAATATCTTTGTACAACTCATTATCTAACGAATTGGTTACAAATAAATGTCCTTTATGTCAGTCTAAGGTTAATATAAAAGATTTAGGTAAAATTTATGAAGAAGCTAATTCGGAATTACCTAAACGTAAAAAAGAATTAAAAATAGTGAAAATTTTATCTGAGTTGAAGCAGCTTAAACTTAAAGCTAAAAAGTATAAAGGTTGTGAAGAAGAATTAGAATCAGTAGTCCTAAATTTGAACAAGCTTGAAAAAGAACACGATGAATTAGTTGAGTATCAGGAGCTTGAAAACTCAGTTCTTAAATTAGAGAGACTTTTACAAAAAGTACATCAACCTAAGCTTGTAGATAAACCTGAATCAAACTTTACCGAAAAAGAGTTAGAGAAAAGAATATCTGACTGTGATAAATTCCTAGCCTTATTAGAAGAGCTGGATGAACTTAAAAAAGAAGAACTTAAGATATATAAAATAACATCTAAAGAAAAAATACTGAATAAAGAATGTAATGAATTAGAAAAATCACAGAATACTCTAAGTAAAAAGATTAATAGATTAAATGAGACTTTACCACTTTTACTTTCAGATCAAAAACAAGTCTCAGATGTGCATGAGTCTTTAGACGCTATTACGTTAAAATTAGACAAAATGCGATCTGAATTAAAGGACTTACCTATTTTAGAAGCATTAATAAAAGCATATTCATCTAAAGGACTAAAAGTAGAAGTTATGAAAAGGATTGCATCTTTGGTTGAAGCAAACCTTAATCTATATAGTCAATTAATTTTTGCAGAGAATTTCAAATTCTCAATTCAGATTGAAGAAAATTCCTTCGCTGTAAATGTTAATAGAAAAGGTATTATTTCTGATATTAGCAAACTTAGTGGAGCAGAAAGTAGTTGTTTTATCTTATTACTTTTGTTATCTATTCTTCCTTTAATTCCAAGAAGAAAAAGAACTGATACTATTGTGTTAGATGAAGTTGATGCATTTATGGGTCCGCCTTTAAAGAAGTTGTACTTTACAAAATTTCTACCAATGTTACAAACTGTAGTTCCTAAAATCTGTGTCATAACTACTGCTAAAAATGTAGACATAGAAGGAGCAAGATATATAACAGTAGTTAAAGATGGTGAAGAATCAAAATTAGAAGAGAGCTTAAATAGTATACTGTAAATATATAATAGGAGGAATATAAGAAATGGCTAAAGTAATTTGCGTATGTAATAATGTTCCAGATACAATAATATCTCTGTTATCGGATATTGTTAAGGACGTGAAGTATTCATTATTAGAGATTAATAAAAAGTATCCAAAAATACCAAAAAGCAAATTTTTATTTGCTTTATCTTTTCCAGATTTTTTAAATAGTCTTAAAAAAGTCAATTCGGATAATTATAATGAAACTACCATTTTTTTGTTTTGCTCTGCTGTTCAAGCTAAAACCTTGAGTCATGTTTATCTATTAGACTTAATGAAAAATAGTAAAACTTCTTGTCTTATAAAGTCTTTTTATAAAGATCTTTCTCCGGAAGTTTTATCCGGTTTTCTACATAAATCCTTTTCATCTAAACGTAAAGTAAGAGAGATAGATAAAGAATTTAAATATAGATTAATTGATAGTATTAAATCTGGATCATTGTTAAATCCTATGATGACCTTATTATACAGTGTAAAAGCTGATGGTCATATAAGGATTAAACAATTAATATTTGAATTTTTAACTTCATCTAAGATGAAAGTTTCGGATCTTGAATCCATGCTAAAGAAATCTTACGAATGGGGTACGATTAGTACTCAATTTAGAACAAAGCTAATAGCTCTTTTGACATCTGAACTAGGACAGAAATATAAGTCTGTTTTACAAAAAGTATACGATAGTAGAAAATCATCAGAAGTTATTTCTATTCAGTCTTTAGCAAAAAAGAATGAGATAGATGCTTATGAAATTAAGTATATTATGAATGTCTTAATGAAACAGAAGAAAAAAAGTCTTACTGGAAAATGCTTTACTGAAATTTATAACAAAGAAAATAGAGTAGCTAAAAAATGAGTACGTCATTAGATACAACGAATGTAGCATTTGATCTGGATGGTGTTTTTATTCCGGATATGCATTTTAAACAAGAAGATTTAGATAAGATGATTTATGCTAGAACGAATTTCTTGAAACCTTTATTTTCTCTTATTGACTTTGATTATTTTATAATAACTGGACGTCCGATAGAAGCTAAAATAGAAACTTTAACCTGGTTATTTGAATCAAAACTTAAGCCTAAAAAAGTATTTCATGATTGCCCTAATATTAAATATTCTTCTGAGTATAAAATAAAAGTATTGAATGATAATCCACAAATTACTCTATTTATTGAATCTGATATGCATCAGGTTATTCAAATTAGAGAAAAAATTAATAAATGCATAATAGTACATTTTGAAACTTTCCTAGTTGATAGCTTGAAGAATTTAGTTTTAGGAGATTATACTAATGTCAGAAAAAATTGAATTACCTCATGAGTTGTTTAAAGCACTTTGCATTGATTTAGCGTTGAAAATAAACGAGAGATATCAGCCTAATGGTTTAATAGCTATCTCCCGAGGAGGTATTTCAGCAGCGCATATAATGGCAAAGAAGTTAAGACTTCAAATTGGTTATTATTTTCCAAAGGATGAACTTTTAATACCATATCCTGGATATGTGGACTCAGACCCTTTGATTTTTATTGAAGATTTGGTTGCCGAAGGTAGAACCTTTTTAGCCCTAAAGAAGTTTATTACTTCTAGTGAGAAATATTCAAAGTCAATCTACGATTTTGTACCTATCTTAGTAGATAAAGATTTTGACTATCCTTTTAATTTTTATGGTTTAAAAACTGGTAGTTGGATTGTATTTCCTTATGAACAATCTGAAAAAGTAATAGTAGGTGATAGAGGATTATTTAGAAATAGGACTGGAGAATTAGATGCTAAAATATTATAATGAAAAGGGTAATATTATGTTTATAGATAAAACAGTATGTATACCAGTAAGTGGAGGACTTGATAGCTATATAGCCTATAGATATGCATTGACGTTAGGATTTTCTAAGGTTGTACCTATGTTTCTTAACTATGGACAGCCTTATCTGAGTAAGGAACTAAATGCTGTAGATAAACTATATGGTAATGATGTAATAAAAGTAACAGCAGATTTAGCTCATGAACATCTTAATAACGTACCTACTTTAACTAAGCAAGAGGTTTATGGTCGTAATTTACTTATTGCATTTTATGGGGCTTTATTAGGAGATATTATTTGGTTAGCTGCATTAGAAACAGAAATGAATCCAACCGCAGTAAGAGATAAACATCCTGAATTTTTTCATTTAAGCAGTGCAGTTTTAACGTATGTCATGAAGTCCTTGAGATTTAACGTGGTAGTAGATACACCATTTAGTAATTATACTAAATCAGATATAGTCTCTTTAGCTTTGGGTACTTTAAATATTTCAAAGGAACTTATTCTTGATACTACCTCATGTTATCATGAGACACATTTAAATTGTGGGATATGTTCTACTTGTTTTAAACGTTGGATATCAATGGTAAATAATGATATAGATGAGAAATACTATTCTCCAATAGAGAAAAATGAGTATGGTATAAATATCATAAAAGCAATGAGGAAAGAACTAGAAACAAATATATACTCTGGAAGATTCTCAGAAAAAAGATTTGAAGAGACAAATAGAGCTTTATTAAAAACAGGGCTTTTTGGCGGAAGTCTATATCATTAACTAGTATAATAAGGATAAGGATAAGGATAAATAATGCCACTATCTCAGATAGAACTTATAAGTTCTTGCAATCTTACTTGTGAATATTGTCCACAACCAAATATGAAAAGGGATAAAACTCAGGTTATGTCCTTTGAGACTTTTAAGAAGTGTGTTCAATTGTTTAAACAAGATCCTAGTAGAACTAATATTCTAAATCTACACAATTTTGGTGAGCCTTTACTACATCCAGAACTAGTATCCTTTATAGATTATGCTATAAATGAAGAACAAATTAAGGTTCGTTTTTCAACCAATTTTGTTTTAATGACAGAATTTATGCTTACTAAATTAAAGGTTGCAGGTTTAAAACATCTAATTGTATCAGTTCATACTTGTGTAGAATCAAAAATTAAAGAAAAACTAGACCTTTATAAGAAACGTGGGCTTCTTGATTTTTTAGATACTTTAGAAATATGGGGTAGAGAGATAAATCATAATTTTGCAGGTCAAGTAGATAGTATTAATAGCTTCAAAAAGGTAACCAACCATTGCATTTATAGAGATGAAGATGCTTATGTAATATTACCAAATGGAAACATAAATACTTGTTGTATTTCAGTTGAAGACCAGAATTTAGGTTTAACAGTAGATGATTTATTGAATGGAGTTGTGTATAAATTCAAACCAATTGACCTATGTAAATCATGTGATTTAGATATATTTGATTGGAAATAGGTAAGTACTTGAAAAAGCACCGAAATTTCGGTGCTTTTTTTGTATCTAAAACACAAGAGTTTGTAGTAATTTTTCTTTATTTTTAGCAAAAAATATTTGCAAATAGACATTTTTTATGTTAATATAAGGTGAAGCACAAATATCAAAAAAATGTCGAATAAGAGTTGTAAAAATATTGAAGGGAGAAAATTATGCAACCACAAAACATTTTCACTAACGGCAGAATAAGTGTAGGTAGCGATTTAATCTTTGGATTAGTCATTCTTACAGAAGACGGATGGTATCCATTTAGTCAGTGTTCAGAAGACGACAAAGATATAGTATGTAAATTAGTCGATTATAATCCGACATGTCCTTATAATAAAGAGATATACAGCAGCAATCTCAGAAAGGTTCTATAGCTTGGGTGAAGTGTGATTACGTAGATTAACCAAAAGGAGAATGATTATGCCAAAAAAACAATTTAAAGAGTTATTAGTCCCACAGACACCGAACAAAGTTCGTAACAACATTATTGAGACTACTAGAAATAACAATGAAGATAGATATTATCAGTACTGTGAAGGGTATATAAGTGATGTTCAATTTCTTCATCAACTATTAAATAATGCAACTTCTGCTTTAATGCTTTTAGATGCATATGAAGCTGATCTTATGTGTAAACGAGACCTGGAATAGTTTTAGAGTTGACAGTAATCAATGCTTCTTCTAATCAGAAAGGATAAACGATATGGAAAAGAGATGGAATGATCCAGTAATAAATAATGGGCTGCCTCTTGACATTAAACTGAGTCAGATAAGACTTGGCTCAGTAGTAGAGGTTCAATTTGAGGATGCTGATAATGAAAAAGTTGTTATAACTTATATTGAAAAAAGATCTCCATTGTATAAAGGAGAATTTTCACTTAGAGGTATTACAAGATCATTAACTGAGATACAATTTGAGCAAACACAGATTGTCTCTTTGAGTGATAAGACTATTTCAGACATCCTATGATAGGAGAGAACAAGATGAAAACTTATATCAAACATATTTATGAGTATTTGGCTTATGTGTTTTCAACCTTTAACGACCAAGAGCATGGTTATGTGTGTGATGAATATGGTTATCCAATTGAGTGGTCTGAAGTTCAGTATCGCAGCCGTTTATTCACAATAACTCTTACTACTATCCAAATGATTTTTAATCTTACCATTTGTCATTTTAAAGGTCATGCTTTAATGGATGATAGTTATGGTGGTCCTGATAGTGGCTGTATTGACCTGACTTGTACTCGTTGCGGCTATAATTTTCATCAAACTCTTTATTAAATAGGAGCTTTTAATGTTTTCTATTAGGCTTAAAACAAATACTGCAATGATGCTTATAGACTATCTTCAGATCTCTTTTGAGGAGCTTAGAACTAGACCTCTGATGGAGTTGTATGAGTTTCATTGCTGGTCATTTTTTGATGTAAAACTTTCTTATGTTAAGGACGAAAACTATTTTTATCTTAAGTCTTATCTTCCAGATCCGAAAGGAAATATTAGTCATCTTCTTAACCATATCCGTAAGTTTCGTAAAAAGTATAAGAATAAAGATTACACTAGTCATGAAAGAGACAAAGAAGCTATGGAGTATTACAAAAATAATACTAAACACTACAAATGGATTAATGTGAGGAACCAATGACACGTAAACCAGAACAAACCGCAGTAGTTTTATCACAACTCTTTCTTGAGCGTAAAGATACTTCATATCCTATTAGTATTAGTCAAAAAATGTTACAGACAATAATTGGTGGGCCAGTTGATTCAGACTATCTCATTCTTATGACTGCATTTTTGGATACAGAATTTCAGCTAAAACTGTTTAAAAGTGTTCAATACGGAGTGTCAATTAACTATGTGGTTTTAGAACATAGTAAATTGATAAACAACTCTGTATCACTTTCTGATCTTGAATCAGTTTTGGAAACACTTGAGCCTTAAGTTTAATAATAAATTCTAAAAATGGAGGTATTAAAGTGGAATCTAAATCCGTAAATGCAATTACTGATATTTATTCTTTGATAGGAAAGACTATAGGCGGATTTATCATTAATAAAGTTTTAACTACCAAAGAGTCTATTGAAGTAGGATACTCTGGAATGATGTTAAATATTACATGTTCTACCTGTGGTCATACTTTTTATACAAATAAACAGTATTTTATAAAAACGGGATCTGCTAGATGTACTTCTTGTAAAGCTAATCAACAGACTATTGCTCCAGTTGGTATGAAGGCTCTTAAAAGAGCACCTTACGCTTCAGAGCTTATTCATATAGAAAATAAGAAATTAAAGAGGAAGGTTGTAGATATTAAGAACAATCAGTATATTTTTATTACACCTGCTAAGTATTCATCTTCTGTAGAAGACTTGTTGTTAGCTGGAACTTTGATTGCTTATAAATCTGTTGGAGATACTACCTATAGAGATATCTCAGGAATCCCAGTGAAAAACTCCAAAGGATTCTCAAACTTGGTAAAGTTTAATATTGCATCAAAAAAGGATCAGGATGAATTTGGTTCTTTTATGGAAGGCATAATTAAATCCAAAGACGATCTTAAAGCCACAATTGAAGAGTTGAACAGAACACATAGTAATGGGTCAGAATTTAAGATGACTGAAGAAAAAATAGTTCCTGAGAACATTTTAGATAAACCAATTAGTAAGGTCAAGAAGTTAAAATCAAAAATAGCAGAATTAGAATTATTGATAAAAGAGTTGCAAAATAATAAACCAGTTATTGATAAAGATATAATGGAACAGAATAATTATTTATGTCGATCAAAACTGAATAATATTTTGACCGATATAGAGGCTGAACTTCAAAATAAGACTTTAAAAGGTTCAAGAGATATCTCTTTTGGATGGTATATTTACAATAAATTGACAAAAATATAACAAAACATGTCAAAATGGGTCAGATTTTATGTTTTTATAACGTAGTCTGACCCATTTTTGCTTTGTTTAAAGCTCTATATTTTGATGTAAAATAGACTAAAATGGCATATTTTGTATCATTTTTCATTATATTTTTAGCATAAAGTAGGGCTTTTTTATGGCTTTTGTTGATTTAAGTCCGTTAGACCGAATTAAAACAACAAGCATTATTTTTATTTTAAGAGTTTGTAGTAATTTTTCTTTATTTTAGTAAAAAATATTTGACAAATAGATATTTTTTATGTTAAAATAAGGTAGGGGGAGGGAAACATGAAAAATGATCCCTCAGATGGAAAACAAGAGTTGTCAACATATTTCGATAGGAGTCAAATTCAAGAGTTGAAAGGAAATTAAGATGAAAACAAAAATGAATGTTTCGGCTAAGGCAGAAGTTAAAAATGTTGCTAACAACGCTAAAATTAAAAAGGAGAATGTCATGAAAAACGAACTCGAAATCATCTTTGAAGCTGGCAAGAAAATTGGTGATGTTACTTTTAAAGCTGCTAAAGAGTTGAATGATTCAGTATTTGGTTCTGCTACTAAAAAGGAGAAGACTAAAATGAAAAAAGAAAAAGTGTCGGTTGTGGCTCCTGTTGTTGAAGCAAAGAAAGAGCGTAAGGCAAAGGTTGATGTTTCTTTTGAATCTGACAAAGATTTTGGTTTCAAGGCAGCATCTAATTTGAAAAATTCGGTTCGTGGAGTTGAAAAGAAAGATCGCAAAGTTAAAGCTGAAAAGGTTGATGTAGCTGCTGTTGCTGATGAAGCAAAGAAAGAGCGCCGTTCAATGAAAACTCTTGAAGAACTTGTAAACAGCATAAAGAAAGTAAAAAATGAGAAGTCAGCAGCTAAAATAGCAAAAGAGTATTTCGCAAAAGTTGGTGAGAAAATTGGTGCAAGCAATATTCGTTACGTAGTACGTCATCTTAACAATGAAGTAATAACTAATGCATTTGCAGCATTCAAGAAGTAGATCGTATTCAAGGAGTAGATCGTATAGACTGGGTGTACATTAATAATATGTGCACCTAGTCTTCTTTCACAGAGTAAAACACAACACTAAAGGAGAAAAAAGATGAGCGCAAAAGCAAAAACCAAAACTGTAGAGTGCATGATTTGTAATGAAGAGTTTGTAGCATCGGATCTTCGGTTCAATGAAGCTGAACACGGCATCAATGTTTGTGATGTATGTGCTTCTGAAGTTCAAGACAGCGTTGTTAAAGCAGAAATTGACAAAATGGTTGCCGCTGGTTCTGTTAAGAAGGAAGCTAAAGCAGTTGTAATGAAAAAAGCAGAAGACAAAAAGCTGGACAAAAAGATTATAAAACTCCTAGTTGAGCTTATTGAAGCAGACGAAGACGATGAAGATGATGAAGATGAACTTGATGAAGATGATATGGATGTAGATGTAGATGATGAAGATGAAGTTGAAGATGATGAAGATGAAGATGATGAAGATGAAGATGATGAAGATGAAGATGAAGAAGATGACGAAGAAGATGAAGCTGAAGAAGCTGAAGAAGTTGATGAAGATGAAGAAGATGATGAAGAAGATGAACCTAAGCCTGTGAAAAAGTCTTCTAGAGGAAAGATAAAGCCAGTTGAATCCAAAAAGACTTCAAGATCCAAAGCAGAAGTTGTATCTTCTAAGAAGCCTAAAACTGACAACACTAAAGAAATGAGAAAAGAGCTGGCTGAAGTACGAGCTGAGATTAAAGAGTTGAAAGCTGAGATTAAAGAAAACCCAAGTAGCAAGCAGCTCAACAAAAAGATGGACAAACTGGTTGCCAGAAAAGAAGAGTTGAAAGCTGAGTTAGCTTCTGGTAAAACGGTTGCTAAAGTACCGGCAGGAAAGGAAAAGAAAGTTGAAGATAAGATTTCTTCAAATTTGGTAGTTGAAATTTCTGCTTCTACTCTGGATAGGATTCGCAACTCCTCAGTTAAAGAAGCTAAAGTTAAGGTTAACTCAGAGAAACTGAAGAGAGGTGTTAGTAAAGAAGCTCGTCTCGCAGAGTTGATCGCTGAAACATTCGATGATAATCTTATGAAGATCATCGAAAAAGAAGTTAAGAAAGGTCTCAGAACTATAAAATTCTCTCTTAAAGAAGCAATTGCAAAAGCTACAAAATAAAACAAGAATTAATAAGTAGATAGGCAATTGCTCATATAATAAGTACGAAATCTATCATTAAAGGTGTATACTGAATTATCGGTATACACCTTTTTAGTATAAACAAGAGTTGAAGGAGGTGAGGCTGATTTTATTTAGAGTGTAGAAAGCAATTGGCGAGTATGCAAACTATTTATCAACCACTAACAAAAAAGGAGAAAGTAAAATGGGAAAGAAAAAGAATGTTGTAAAGTGTGCTAATCCTAATTGTGAAAACTTTTCAAAGAAGGCAAAAAGTTATTGCCATGAGTACTGTGCAGACCTTGCCAACAATGGTGCTTTTAAGAAAGTTTGTGAATATTTAAATGATTCTGGTCTTTGTATGAAAACGGATACAGATTATGATTGTATCCATATTCTAGTAGAAAACGGTAGATGTGGTTCACCTAACAGCTCTTACATCTCTGACAGTTCTAATAAGACAGATGAAGAAAAAGTTGAAAAGAAAAAGTTGAAAAAACGAAACATTGAACAAACAGTGAACTTGTTGGAAACGATTTTTCTTAAAGTAGCTGATTATTCTGAAGGTGGTTGCGGTGTGTGTACTATCAAGCGTGAAGATATGCTTTTGATAGTAGGCCGGAAAAAGTTGAAGGAATCAAGAATTGCAGAGATTCAGTTAGTCCTGGAAGAAACAAAAGGCTTGCTTCTGATTGATGAAGATTCAAGATTCTATGTAATGGATATGTGTGCCTTACCTAAACCTTATCCAGTTACTTCCGACATTATTATAGACGCAATGGCACAGATTTAGCATAAAATGGTTTCCGGTCATCCTTTAAAACCGGATTTATTTCGAAGTAGAAGGACCAAGTAATTGGCGTACATTTAAGTTTTAGATGTGATTTATGAGGAGGTGGAGGATTGATCATGAGTGTGAAAACACGATTTATAGGCGATATACATGGTGGATTAGATGAGTCCGTTGAATGGTATTTAAAAACAATTCAAGGATGCACTCAATCAATTCAAGTTGGTGATTTTGGTTTCGGATTTATTAAGGATACCTCTTTTCTAAACTCCTTAAGTACAAGGCATAAGATAATAAGAGGCAACCACGATAACCCTGAGATAGCTTATAAATGTTTGAATGTAATATCTGATGGTTTTTATATGAACGGTATTTTTTATCTTGGCGGTGCATATAGCATAGATCAATATAAAAGAGTAGAAGGAGTTGATTGGTGGAGAGAAGAAGAATTGTCAATTAAACAATTGGGACATGCTATATGTAATTATCAATATTCAACTCCAAAAGTTGTAGTAAGTCATGATTGTCCTGAAAGTGTACTGCCTTTACTTGGCATTCATAAGAGTCAAAATGAAAGCCGTACACGGCAAGCACTTCAAGCTATGTATGAAATACATAAACCTAAGTTGTGGGTATTTGGACATTGGCATCAGAGTATAGACCAAGTTATAGGTAATACTCGTTTCGTTGGATTGAATAAACTTGAGTATAAAGATATTGATTTGGAGGTATTATGAAAGTCCATTAAAAATAAGTCATTTACAGTATCTGAGTTTAATAAGGAGCTAGAGATTAATCTTTCTAGTATGGGAGTTGTACACGATACTCTACTTTGAATTAACTAATGGATATGATAGAGTATACAGATGCTTTCATACACAATTTAAAGGAGAATGACATGTTAAGATTAATAATAGTGGTCATTATAGTTGTATTGACTCATTCTGTATCTCATGCATCTTTTCAAGGTATTACAAAGTGGGCTGAAGATAATGGAATAGACAGATCCAAAATAAATCAAGGAATGTTTTATATAGATAATAATGAAATGTATTTTTATGCTGAAATACCTGCAGATACAACATTAGCTTCAGACTCTCAAAAAGCAATAATGGCAAAAAGAGCTGCGTTATTAGCAGCTTACTCAGAGGTAGCTAAATACTTAGAAGGGTTCAGTTTAAATTCAGAAGATGAATTGTCTGTTTTGCTTAAAAACTCTTTTACTGTAAAGATAACATCTAAAAGGTTTTTGAAAAAAGTACAAACGGTGTATTCTAATTATAATGAGCTTACTGATGCAGGAGAAGTAATAGTTAAGATAAATATAAAAGACTATATGAAAGAGTTGTACCGTTTGTTAGACACACCTTTTAATACTAAAAGAGTATCGTCAAAAGATGTAACTGAAGTCAAAGATTCAGTAATAGGCACAGTATCAAAAGAGTATGATGGTATAGTTGTTGATGTAAGTGGTTTAAAATTTAGACCTTCTTTAAATAACAGATTAATATCTTTAGATGGGAAAATAGTATATGATCCTAACATGGTTAATTTTGATGTTTTAGTTATGCACAGCATTGCAGAGTATACAACAAAAGTTGATAAAGCTATAAGTATCTTAAAGCATAGAGGAGTATCGAATCCATTGGTTATTAAAGCTGTTAAAGTTTCAGATGAAGATACTTCAATAGTCTTATCAAAAGAAGATATTCTAAAACTAGAAGAGTCTAATAAACTAACCAATTATCTCAAAAATGCAAAGGTTGCATTTGTTTTAAACAACTAAGGAGCATCTAATGAGAAAGTTTATACTCTTAATATGGCTAATTGTTTATCTAACATTTCTTATTGAACCTAGCAGTGGCTTATGTTTAGATAATAATAAAGCTGAAGAGACTGTAGTTGTAACTGGAACAGGTGATACATTTTATGCCGCAGAGAAGGCTGCTTTAAATAATGCAATAAAAAAGGTAGTAGGATTTAATCTTGAAGCTTCAACTATTTATGAAGATTTTAAACTGTCTGAATATATAAAAGACTACTCATTTGGGTATATAAAAACCTATACTGTTTTATCTCAAACTGTAAATACTATACAGAAACAAGATGTAGATGAATGGACTGTAACAGTTGAAGCTACAGTTAAAAAAGCTCCAATCCTTTTAGAGTTTTTAAATTTTGACGTTTCAAGTCAACAATTTGATGGAAGATTGTTAGACACATCTATCAAAAATAGAAAAGTTATGGCTGATTCCATAGAAACCTTTATTTCTAAAATATTTGAAGATTTCCCTTCAAAGAGTTTTGATGTCATAATACAGGATAAAGTAGTAGAAGACTTTGATGGTTTAAATACTACTGTTAAGTTAGTACTTAAAACATCTTTAAATAGAGACTGGATTCTATATAGTAGAGAAATTTTAAGTAAGTTTGCAGTAGTTAAACCTGAAGAAACAAAGTCAAATGAGTATTCTTTTTTATTTAAGTCACATGGATTAACTTTTAACTATATAGTGGGAAAAACAAATAACCTAGTGTTTAGGACTTTAACCAATAAAGAACCAAATGTATTACCTAGTTATAGACTGTTATTTTACAATGCTGAAAAAGAAGTTGTTTTTTCTACAGACATAAAAGTACCTTCTGATTATAGATCAACCACAGAGTGGCCTTTGATAGAAAGAGATAACAATAGTATTATATTTAGTACCGATGAGTCTTTTATTTCTGAGATTAAAATACATCTACCAGATAATGTGATACAAAGTATAGATTCTGTTAAAGTATTTTATTCTCCAGTGTTTAAAGAAAGAAAGGAGGCTATATGAAATGTATTTTTTATTAGATAAAGATGTAAGAAAATTTTTGAAAGGTCGGATGCTGCTTAAAATCAAAAGCATAAAGCCCGAGGATCAAGACGATTATGAAGATAAATTAAAATCGTCTAAATTTGAGATTGTCTTTTCTGGTGACGTCACGGTAGAGTTTGAAACTTGGATAGAATTAGTTAAACCTAAAAAGAAGAATGAGCTAGACAAGCAGCATTTAAGACCTAGAAGTTATTATACCGTAAAAATTTATCACTTAAATACTTTGATTATAGGAAAGGAGAATTTAATTGCAAAATTATAAGTTTATTATGTTAGATAAAAAGACACGGTGTACTGAATGTAAGAAAAAATTGTTGGATGGAACACAAGTTGTATGCTATAAACAAGGCAATAAAATAAAAGCATATTTATGTTGTGAGAAGTGTGTTACACAATATAAATATAGAAAGGAGAATCTCGAATGATAAAGTTTTCTTTTATAGTCCTGATCTTATCATTGGTACAGGTAGATATTGTTAAGTACACAGTGTATCTTATTTCAATAAGTACAATACTGTTAATACTTAATAGTAGATACAAAAACATTCAAGTTGCAGCAATTTGCTATTTTGAGAGTTTTAAGTTCAGAGGATACGTTTGTTCTGTATGTGGTAAACCTTATAATAGTTGTGAACACTCAATGGATTATAATTACACTTTAGTTAGACTTTGTTAGATGAAAGGAAATAAAATGTCAACGTTAGATAGGAATGCTAAAAGAGCTCTCAGAGAAAGGATTAATAGAATGATAGGAAAAGAACTTAATTTCAAAGATGGTATCGGTACAGTAGTAGGAAAATCTGAAAATAGTGTTGCAGTTAATGTTAAAGTATCAGATAAGTATATTGTGGTTCTACTATCTGATATAGTTACTAAAGGTAGCAAGTATTATGTAGAAAAAGATACTACAGAGTTTGAGGAAGCAGTTAAAACTGAAGCAGATCTTCAACCAGAGGTAGTAGTAACCAATTCAGTTAAGACAACCATAACTGAAGATAAAACTGATTCTGTAAAAGATGCAGAGACTATTACTGAAGATGGAGATAATGATCCTATTAGTATAACCTGTCAATTTTGTGGGCACCCATTTATGTCTAATGACTATGGTATGTTAAAACCTGATGATCCTTCTGATGCATGTATTCAGTGTATGGATCTTGCAGAAAAAAGGTTGTTAGCTTCTGGTATTAAAGGTGAAGATATTACTACACAACTTATTACAGATTTTCTGAGTCGTTTTTATTCACTGGTTGAGAATGTTCCAATTTTTATCTCTAAGGCTTCCTCCTCACATGATGTTAATTGTGAGTGTGCTTGCACTGAGACTGAAGAGGAAACTGTTAATAACAAGGAAACAGGATGTTGTTGTTCCGAGGTTGAACATACTGATTCATCTGATAATCTACGGATGGATTATGTTAACCCGGTAGAGTTGTATCTTTCTTTCAGAAATAATATTGCACGAATGTTAGTTGAATCTATTCATGCTTTAGGTGGAGAAGTTTTTGGTGTAGAAACACTTGAAGATAATCAAGCAGTAGTAATAAAGCTTGGTGAATACAATTTCAATCTTACAGAGTTGTGTGGTGGATACATCGTAAATATAGTTGAAGATAAAGAAGTAATAGAGGATGAATTTGTATCTCTCGATTCATTCCTTGAGAGGTTTATTATCTCGGATGAAGATGAAGATTCTTCTGAAGATGAAGAAGATGAAGAAGATGACGAAATCATGTTTAATCATTTGCCTCTTGGAAGTTTCCATAGATTGCAAAACTGTAAAAATGAAAACAACAATAAAAAATTAGTAAAGATAATTGAAGTTATTATACCTGAGGATAAAGACTCAGATGTTGGTCTTAAGTCAGACATAACTTATCGTGTTGAAGATAAGACAGGTAAAACGTATAAAGTATCAGAAAATAAACTTAAACCTTCAGTAAAAAGTTTCTAAAACTGTTAATTATTATAAAATTAAGAGTACACTATAGTGTACTACTATCAGAAAGGAGAAACATCAAGATGGAGAAAGACAAGAAGAAAGTTGTTGGTGCGGCATCAGCAGCACCAGAGGCAAAAGCACAAGCAGTAGAAGTTAAAACTAAAAAGAAAGAAGGTGAAAGGTCAATGAAGAAAGACAAGAAAGAAAAGAAAGAAAAGAAAGAGAATGCCCATGTAGGTAAAGAAGTTAATAAAGAAGCTGCTTTGGTTCTTACTGTTCAAGTTTCTGATATTGAAAAGGCTGCTAAGAAAGCTGGTAAGTTGTTTACTCCTGGAAAGAAAGCTGACAAGAAAGCTATCCAAAGCGGAGTTGAAACTATCTTCAATGCCGAGGTTTCTGAGCTTGTTGGAAAGGCCTTTATGAAGCTAGTAAAAGCAGCAAAGCTGCCTTACGTTAAAGCTGTAGTAGATTCTATGGTTGCAGCACAGGCTAAAGCCACTGATAAAACTGACAAGGCTTCAGCAAAAGTTCGTAAGACTGAAAAGACTGAATCTGTAAAGAAAGATAAGAAGTCTAAGAAGTCTAAGAAGTAATAAGAATTAGATATTGTTTGATCTTACAATAGAGGGGATAAAGTGTCCCCTCTATTAAATTTAGTTTTAATCTTTTTGGAGGTAATATGCCTAACATAAGTATTTTAACAAAGCAAAACATAATTGACAACTATGTTAAACAGGAATTTTTTAGTAATAAGAATATTTTAGTTATAACTAATCCTGAATACCTTAAGTCCATTAGTCCTACTTTTGATCTTGAGAGTATCCTTGAAATTCAATTTAATGAACTAGACCCGAGTTGTTCAGTTGTTATACTTGAGTTTAGCTCTTTAGAAGCATTGCGAAAAATGTGTAATGCACTAATTAGTTATAATTCAAATTCGGAAGATGCAGAGAATAAGTCGATAGTAGAGTTTAAAGCAATCTCATACGGCGTAGAAATAGGTAATACAAAGTATGTGGATATGTTAGTAAAAGAAGAGTTCTTAAAGATTAAAAAACCACCGGTGTTCTTTGATATTCAAAGAACGGCTACAAAGATTCCTGTAATTGGTGTAGGTGGTGGTTCAATGTCAAATCTATTTAGTTGTCGTTATGTATTAAACTCTAAAAGACAACTGAAAAGAGCGATTTTCATAAAACAACAAGGAGATCTAAATAATAGTAAAAACCAGGCATTAGTACCAGTTGTTGAAAATGACATAATTGTAAATATACAAGGTACAAAGCCACTGGATTTAAATAACTCAGAGATTAAAGTTCAATTACTTAGGATTGTAGTTATTGATCAAACTAAGGTAGAATGCGAAGACATATCGGAGAGACTGGACAATTCTTACATACCAAAGAAAGTAATTGAAGGTGCTCATACTTATCAAAATAGAGATGGATCATATTTTTGTTTAGAAGTTAAAGCTAAAACTGAGGTTTCAAATAAAAAAGTAAGAGAGGAGACTGTAGAATAAATTAACAATAACTAAAACTGTTAATATTAAATGTAGCGAGATTATTATTGTTTTATTCTGCTGGTAAAGAAAACTAGAGTTGTTCACACTAAACAATTCTCAGTAAGAACTGAGAAAAATCACAGGAGGATGTAAAAATGGCAAGAGAAACTAAAGCTGAAAAAGAAGCTCGTCTGAAGAAGGAAGCTAAAGCAGCAGAGAGGGCAGCAAAGAAAGCTGCTAAAGAAAGAGAAGCTAAAAAAGCAGCAGAGAGGGCAGCAAAGGCTTCTAAGTCCAAGCCAGTAAAAGAAGAGAAAACTCGTGGTCGTAAACCTTCAGTGTCAGCAGCAACAAAAGAAAACAAAGGATCAAAAGCTAAAAAGATTAAAAATGGTTCAGGATCTGAAGTTGATGTTACCGTATCAGGATTTACTATCTGTTCACTTTCTGGTACTATTGTTTCTATGGATTCTGAAAAACTCACTCTTCTCCATAAGAAGCCACGGAGTTCAAAAGCTATCAAGCGTGATATCGCTATGAAGAATATCTTGGTTATTGAGGGTGAGGAAGGTGGTCACGGTGAAGTCTTGTTCAAAGGCTTTGACTGTGTCTATGAAGTTTCTGGAGAGTCAACTGTAGATAAGACTACTGGTTTTATCAAAGTAGTTAATAAGAAAGGTGAGATTATTCTGGTCAACACTGAATCACCAGAAGGTATTAATATTGATATTTCTGCTGAAGTAGATGAAAAAGTAGAAAAGAAGGCTAAGAAGGCTCGTCCAGAAAAGAAATCCTCTAAGCACAAAGAAGAGGAAGAAGAGGAAGAAGAAGACGAAGATGATGACGAGGATGAAGAAGAAGAAGATGAAAAGCCGGCTAAAAAAGGTAAAGGTAAAAAAGTAGTAGAAGATGATGATGACGAAGAAGAAGAAGATGATGATGATGAAGACGATGATGAAGACGATGATGATGACGATGACGAGAATGAAGATGATGATGATGATGACGAAGATGATGATGATGACGAAGAAGAAGATGATGACGAAGAAGAAGATGATGATGATGATGACGAAGACTAATCACTGTTGATATAAAGAATATGCCGGCGGTAGAAATCCGCACTTGAGGTATGAAACGGCATTTCTTAATCTTTCCGAGCATGACCTCTCGATGTAGTGTTTCGTTGGAATAGTACAATGCAATTCCACCAGCTAGTACTAGCTGTCACGCCTTGTGGATTAGAGTGAAATAGGCTCGCTTGTATTTGTTTTATAGGATTAGCTCCGCTATTCAAGGTATCAGATTTAGAGATAACTTCAAATTATCTGATTAAATCGTAATTTTCATGCGGGTGTGGTGGAATGGCAGACACAAGGGAAGACCAGAAAGTTAGTCCCCCTCAATTAGTAATAGTTGAGTAAACTGTGGGTGAACTCAGAGAAGGCTAAGTCTATATTATGTAGATATGCTAACCCTGAGCCAAGCTGTAGTTACAACTACAGAAGGTGCAGAGACTACCTGAGAACTATAGTGTTCTTAATAACAGGCTAGAGCGCCCACTACCGTACTTAAATCAAATTTAAGCGGTAAAGATATAGTCCATGCTGATTGGAAACTTTCAGACATACATGCTTAAAATCCCTCGGCTGAAAGGCTGTGCGAGTTCGAGTCTCGCCACCCGCACCAAGTTATAAGTTTACATTCTCATCCTTTGTAACCAGAGCAACTTATCAGGGCCTTTAGCTCAATTGGCTAGAGCATCCGGCTCATAACCGGACGGTACAGTGTTCAAATCACTGAAGGCCCACCATATTTTTTCAAGAGTAAAACGCATCAGATCGAGCGTTCATTCGATCTACTAATTCCTAAAAGGAGGCGACCAACTCATGCGTTGCACACAATTCATCGGATTAACAGAAAAAGCTAAGCGCTGGTTACAAAAGCATTGTCGTAAGATTGAGTATGTTGAAACAACTACAAGAGACTATCTAGATAAAGATGGTAACGTAATTAAGCATGAGATCTTACCTAAAGTTAAAAGGAGTATATTAGACTCAGAAGATACTCCAAATGTACTTAAAGGTATGTTTGATGAAGATTCTCATATTCTAAAACAATATTTCATGCACAATGGGTCTACTGTTGAAGAGTTTCTTCAAGCTGAACCTTGGTCAAGTGGTCCAATGCAATTTCTGGCTCTTAGATTTAGAGATACTAAATCTGTAATTCATGCTTCTTTATGGACTGACAAAGAAATGGGGATATGGTTATGAAAACTAAAAATTATTTACATGAGGAATCCTGAATTAGTAGATTGGGCAAAGCAGTATTCGGATTTCAAGAGTATCTTAATTCAGTAATTAAATCATAAGAAATGGAGATTAAAAATGGCGAAAGCTAAAGAAACAAAAGAAGCTCGTAAAGTAAAAGGTAATTTTACGAAAATGAATGGCTTTAAAGGTTTATCAAAACCTCTGATTCTTTGGAATCAATTTATGCATAAGATCACGGACACACACAAACATGTTAGGTAACTTATAATCAGAAAATGTGCCTATAGCTCAGTTGGATAGAGCAACGGCCTTCTAAGCCGTGGGTCGCAGGTTCGAATCCTGCTAGGCACGCCATAAAACCTAATAAATTTAAATACATACTTTTTAAAAGATGTAGATTGCACAACAAAGAGTTGTGCAAAAATTGATATTTGACATTTATTTATATTTATGATAAACTGAAACAGGGAAATATCATATAAAATTGAATAAGAGTTGATGATATTTTTCCAAAACTTTCTTTTAGTTGTAGAAAGGATAGGAAAATGAATGTGAAGATGATCTCCAAGCAAAAAGCAATTGCCCTCCTAAAGTCTCATCTTGAAACACCCCTCTCATATATCTTAAATGAAGCAAGAAAAATTGATCCTATCGTTTGTTTAAAAACAAAATACTTCTGTATGCTGAAGTGTATCTTAATAACAATGAGATATTACTATCAAGCGGAGCTAGGCTTGGAATTAACAGCTCCGGTCAATGGTATATTTCTGGCTATGCTTATGACCACTCTGACATTAATTGCTTTTATGGTAAAGAGTTGCATAAGAAACTTAATGCCAACAAATCTAAAAGAAAGGAGGTTAAAAAATAATGCCAAAAGACTTGACATGGGTATGCGCTCAATGTGGTGCAAAAGAGAATACTGGTTGTATTCATGCTAAAGACCCAACATACTCTTTAATTACATGGCATAATTATCGACAGGTAAGAAAAATGATAGAAAAGCAATTATCATTACCTTCAATTCTTAGGGTCTAAAGGAGACTAAAATGGCTTCAAACTGGGACAGTAAAAAGCATAAAGTACTAGCTACTAGCAAACCTATTAAAATTAGTGATTCATCCAAGATTCTGGTAGAAGCATATTCTTATGATGGCGGAGAAGTTAAGATCAGTATAAAAACAAAAATAACAAAGAAAGATGGAACTAGCATTATAGCTCCATGTAAAAGTTTTACTCTTGAGCAAGCTGCTAAGGTACAAAAAGCTATTAAAAAGTTGGTTGCTGAACTCAGTGAGGATGAGGAGTAGGCTATGGAGGTTAAAAAGAAACTGACCTTAAATAGCATACGAGAACTTTCAGATGCTTATATCCGTAGGATACTTAAATAGACATCTTGTGTTGAACCCTCTAAAGAGGTAATACAAATGAAAAGGATTAGTCTGTTAATAAAACGAGATCTTAAGCAGTTGAGCCTACAACCAGAAAGGAGAAGTATAATGTTTACGAATATTGTTACTAGCAGTCCCATAATGAAAGAGTTTACTGAAATACGAACAGTAATGCAGGCAGTACTTGATCAAAAAGTTGATTCTACTACTGGCTCTATTTTAACAGGTTTGTATAAAGAAACAGGTAAAAGACTGGAGTTAGCAGTCAAGACAGCACTTGCTGTTGAAGCCTACCCAAAGGTAGCTGACAATCTCACTTCTATTGGGGCAATAAATACTAATACTACTTTTGAAAAGCTTTCGGTTCCTCATAAGTTGACTTTAACTCCCGCTACTTATAGTAAAGAGCCTAACAAGGTTGTAACAAACAAGCCCATTCTTGTTCCAATACACTATCTTGGCAATAATCTTTATTATCTGCTTAAAACAGAAGTTGCCTTTACTACTACTGCACATAGAGTTTTACAACTACTTGAATCTGGTAAACTAGAAGTATACGGAGTACGTAATACTTCCGCAGCATTTCGGCGAGGACAGTGGGTACACATTAAAGATAATTCACGCTTACAGACTAAAGACTATACTATTGCCTTTGAATTAAGCAGCTGTATTAGGATTTCCTCAAAAAAGTTTGAGTCTTTTTTGCCTACTGACAATAATAAGGAGAACAATTTATGAGGGCAATACCTAAGTTTACTGAACAAGGATTTAGTAAAAGTAATAACAAGATAGAATATATAAAAAGGATTAAAGATAAGAATAGCATAGATTGGTATTATATATCTAAATGTCAAATTCTATCAGAAGAATTTATAAGGGAGTTTAGGACTAAAGTAAATTGGTATTGTATATCTATATACCAAAAGTTATCAGAAGAATTTATAAGGGAGTTTAAAGATATAGTAAATTGGTATTATATATCTAATTATCAAAAGCTATCAGAAGAATTTATAAGGGAGTTTAAAGATAAAGTAGATTGGAACTGTATATCTAATTATCAAAAGCTATCAGAAGAATTTATAAGGGAGTTTAAAGATAAAGTAGATTGGTATTACATATCTAAATATCAAAAGTTATCAGAAGAATTTATAAGGGAGTTCAAAGATAAAGTAAATAAAGATACCAGGTTGATTCATAAAATAGTGTACTATTGCGGTACTAATAATAGAGCTATTATTATTTATAAGGATGACCTTACTAAAGTTCAAATAGGATGTAGCTCTTATACTAAGAAAGAAGCTATAAAGGCTATCATGAAAAAGTATAATAATACAAGATATAATATGTATCTTCAAGATTATGTAGATAAGGTGAATCAAATATTTGAATAGGTCTTTAGTAACCAGCTAAAGTAAGGTATTATGAATGTATTTGCTATCAATCCGAAAATACTCATGCTACAGCTTGGATTAAGTTTGCTTGTTTACAGAGTAACATTGGATTATCTTTATAAGAAGAAACAGTAGATATTTTGGAACAAAAGATTAAAACACAAATTAAGTTTAGTCTAAGTAAGAAGAAGAAGATAGATTATCATAATACTAGAATAGTACATATTAAAAAGACAATGTCGGAGTTGTAGTAACATACGCTAAAAATCTTTGGAGGCTAGGATGAAGAAGCATCATGAAGAGCATTTGGGAATGAAAGTTATAATGTTAGATGACAGTCGTATGAAAGTAGTAAAAGTATCAAGTTCCGGTTATTCACTCAGGAATAAAGTTACCAAAGAAGTAATAGTTCTTCCATTGTCTCAGATAAAATGGACTAAATCAAATCTTTTGTTTCAAATTGAACCAGACATCTCTAACAAAATTATGCAACTACAGTATTGCAACTCTAATATTGATGGAACTGTAGTAAAAGTTAATTTCAAACATGGTGATAAGTATCATTTTACTTACGCCACAAAATGCGGAGGTTTAGCACCATTTAGATGTTTTAAAGAAATAGACAATACCAATGGAGTAGTTAATATCTGTAAGTCTGATGCAACAAAACTAATTTGTGACTGTTGTGGTAAATCATTTCCACACAAAGATATTACACTATACGGTGTATCTTTAAAGGATGGTTATAAAACAGGAGGATTATGTACAAAGTGTTACAATGTAGCACGATCACTATTGAATCTTAAAGTTCAAGACGAAACAGTTAGTACTAAAAGACCTGTTGTCGGACATCATGAATTTAAGCAATTTGGAACATCGGAGTTGTCAATATTAAATGAAGATATAAAAAATATCTCTGAGGATATTGCCAACAGATTTGGATTATGTATAGTAGAGACACATACTCAAATTCGACCAACAGCTATGGAATATAAATTAACTTTCAAACTTAAATCTGATGTAGAACCTAAACCTGTTACAAATAAATTCAAACAAGAACTTAACGCTAAAATGAAAGAAAGAGGCTAAAAAAATGAAACTTGCATATTGCTTAAAGTGTTATGATGTATTTAAACTAATTACAGATGTGAGGTCTTGTCGTTGTGGAGAATCTTCTGGAGTATTAAAACAGGATAAGATTACAGTACAAGTTAATGGACCATTAAAAGTATTGGGTATCGAAGAAAGTTCTTTTTATAAGGCCATTAATAATCAACCGTATAAAGGTTCTGGTGTAGAGTTTAAAGCTTTTGTTTTACCAAAGGTAAATAAATCCGTTATTAAGATAAAAACCAATAAACCTACAGTTATACTAAAGGAGATTAAAAATGACTACTAAACACTCAGGATCTTCAAGTTCTAACTTAATATTTACAGTGGCTGGAAAAAATAAGGATGTAAAGATATTTAACCAATGGATTTCAAGAATAACTAAGTCATTAAATCTAGTTGAAGCTATAGCAGTAATTTTAACCAATCCTGCTCTTCTTGAGAAGATTGAAGAAGAATTTACTGGTATAAAAGTAATATTCAGTCATAATGGAATACGTGGATGTATAAATTGTAATAGCTAGGAGATGACTAATGAAGATAGTATATAGTATTCCATGTTCTAAAGAAACTTGTGGTTCATGTTCTAAACTTAAAGTTACAATAGCTGAAAATGCTTATGATCTGCCTACAGGTTTTTGTACTCTTTTTGATGATCAATTAACCTTAATGTCAAAACAAAAATTTGTTACATGTTTTTATCGTAGTCGTAAATGTAAACTTGCAGAAAGATCATATCTTCTCTTAAAGACTGGAGAAAAGTAAATGTCCTACAACAATAATACTAAAAGTTCAACAAATGAGGAACAACAAAAAGAATTTCATTTGGGAGATTTACTTACCGTATCTACAGGTAGGTTGTATAGTCCTAAACTTATTTTAGGTACTAAAGAGTTTATGGATTATTTATTTTCTACAGATGTGCCAATATCTATGGTTCCTAGAGCTAGTGTTTTATGTAGACCTTTTATTCTAGCACAATTTCCTTGGTTGTCAGAGATAGAATTAACAGAGCAATCTCAATTAACTTCTACAGAACAAATAAAGAATTGGATTACATCACAGGTGTCTAGATATGGTGAAAAACACTCAGTAAAAAAATTACCGTCAGATATTAAATCTTTAATTATTGGAGATACAGATGAACCATGAGTTATCACAAGTATTGGATAAACAGACTCATTTTAGAATATGGCTCCAAGAATTTAAGGATTTAAAAGTTGGAAAACTATCAGATGATCTTTCTATTACATTTATCCAATGCTCTATACTAGAAGAAAAAGATCATGACTTTCTTGAAGACGTAGTAGAAAAGATGAAAATAGAGATAAAAGAGTTTTTATCTATCTACACTATAAGTAAAAATATAAAACTGAATCTTTCACCATACGTTATATTGTTCCTTATTATCTTATCTAATAATATAGGTACATTGATCATGTACTTATATTACATAAAAGGGACTATTACTAATGAAGATCTTTTTACACTTAAAGACTTGGCTTTTTTATTTCCTACTGGATTTCCTTTAAAGGATGAACTTCAAAGGTGTTGGGATTTTCAGAAAAGAGATGGTCTTAATCTTTTAGACCAATTGGAGTTTTGATGTTAGATTTAAAAATAGTACAAGAGTATTTATCTAACCGAAAGTTTAAAACAGTTAAAGTCACAAATAACGGTAAGTTAGTTTTTGTGATGTCTGATAATAGAAAACTAATTATCTCTAAAACTGAAGATGGATTCTCTTTTCGTATAAAAAGAGATGGAAAGTATATGTCTAAAAGAGACTTAGACGATTACAATTATCAGATAAAGAAAATTGTTAAAAACTTTAAAGCTAATCTACCAGTAGAATGTAGAAATTGTTTTGATCCACGAGATGATATCTAATAATGTTAATAATATTAAGAAAGGATTTAAAGTGTCTAGACAAATTATAAATGATTTTCATGATGAGTATAACTTCCTTTCAAACTTTTATCCTTCAGTAGTAGTTGTAGATGACATTTCCTTTCCAACAGTAGAACATGCATTTCAAGCATTGAAACTTAAAAACAGGACTGAAGAAAATTTAAGACATTTTTCTAAACTATCTGATCCAAATGATGCCAAAAAGTTGGGAAGAAGAATTGAATTAAGATCTGATTGGGATGAAGTTAAATATCAAATTATGTATGATCTAGTGTATCAAAAGTTTTCAAAGCACAAACAACTGAGATCAAAGTTAATAAAGACGGATAATGCTATCTTAATTGAAGGCAATACTTGGGGAGATGTAATATGGGGAACATGTGGAGGTAAAGGTGAGAATTGGCTAGGAAGAATCTTAATGCAAGTAAGAGATACATTAATATATAAAGCCAGAATAAATAAACGTTCAAAAGATTTGAAACTGAATACAAAGATAACGGTTAAAAACTTAGATTAAAGGAGAATTAGATGTCATCAAAAAAGTATACAGAAGATAGTATTAAGGTACATTTAGCTGATGTGGATAAAGTAAGGGCAAGACCAACCATGTATTTAGGATCTAATCCTATGCAGCATGGTTTAAAAGAAGGTGTTGATAACGCCATTGATGAATTTGGAGAGACAAAGCAGGGTAGTAAAAAATGGAATATTTATATAAAGTATACTAAAGATAAAACAAAGAAAGAACATACTTTTACCGTAGCAGATAGAGGACGTGGTATACCAGTAGGTATTCATAAGAAAGCTAAGATATCAACCTTAACAGCTGTATTAACTATGATTCAAGCTGGTGGAAAATTTGATGATAATTCGTATACAGCTGGGAGAGGTACACATGGTACGGGTATTGCTGCAACTAATGCTATTTCATCTGTTTTTGAAGTTTGGACCTATAGAGAACAATGGTATTATCAAAAATTTCAAAAAGGTAAACCTGTTACTGAAGTTATAAAAAAGAAGCCAGATGCAGAGTTTGCAAAGAATAATTGTGGTACCATTATTCGATTTACTTTTGATAACACTATTGAACAAGTTAAATTGGATTCAATCAATCTTGATGATATTAAGAATTGGTTAAATATTACTTCAATGATTGATAGTCCAGTAAAAATTCACTTTGAGTATGAGACTAAGAAAGGACTAAAAACTGTAGAGTATTTTAAACCAGATGGAGCTCTTGATTACTTAAAAACAAAGATAGAAGAAAATAAATTAGAAGTATTGGGTAAAAAGCCTTTTCAGATAAAATCAAAGTACGGTTCAGTAATTGCTCAGTGGTCATCTACTGATGAAGCCCTTTTTGAAGGATTTACTAATGGTGTACATAACCCTGAAGGTGGTACACACATTTCAAGTTTCTATAAAACTTTAGTAAAAGCTTTCAATTCATTAGTTAGTAATAAGAAAAAACAAATGAAAGAGAGTGACCTTAAAGCAGGTTTAATAGGTTTTGTAAATGTTAAGATTGCGGAGGCTCAGTACAAAGGTCAAACTAAAGATGAATTGAAGTCTCCTATTCCTAAAGAGTTTGAAGTAGAATTAGAGGCTGCACTTAAAACATGGCTGTCAAAGAATAAGTCTATGATTAAAGAACTTATTGTAAGAGCCTTAGCAATACGTCAAGCAAAAGAGCAATCTAAAAAGATAATGAAAGCTGCTTCTGCTATAAAAGATAATGCTAGAGGAGCAGTACTACCTGGTATCTTAACAACTTGTGATAGTAAGTGTCCAGCTTCAGATCGTGAGATATTCTTTGTAGAAGGAGACTCTGCGGCTGGAACTTCAAAAGCAGCAAGAGATAAATACTATCAAATGATTTTTAAGATGAAAGGTAAGGCAATTCCTAATATTGCTAAAAAGAGTAAAGCATCAGCATTATCTAGTAAAGTAATACAAACGGTTTTGTCAGGAATAGGAGTTGATCCAAAATCATTTAAAACAGGTGTAACTCCAAATTTTAGCGTAGGTAGAGTAATTGCATTAGTTGACCCTGATCCTGATGGTTATCACATTCTTAATCTTTGGCTTACATCTTTGTATATGTTAGTTCCACAAGTCTTTGAACTTGATATGGTATATATAGTAGACTCACCACTATTTGTTGCTTCATCTAAAAATAAAAAAATATTTGGTTATACCTTAAAAGAGATTCAGAAGAAAGCTCCTAAAGGTGCAGTAATAACACGATTGAAAGGTTGGGCAGAAGCTGAACCTGATGAACTCGAAGAGATAGCTTTTAATAAAGAAACACGAAAACTCTTAAAGGTTAGACCAGTATCTACTAAAGATGGAGTAAAATTCTTAGATATAGTTGGTAACGATGTTACTACAAGAAAACAAATACTTGGAGTAGCTGAATAAAAATTTAAGGAAAATATGACAATGACTAAAGAACGTATTGATATTAGTGAAGTTACAGGCTAAAGAAAAAAGGATATATAATAATGAAAAAAACTACAAAGAAATTATCAAGAGCTGAAAAGTTCAAGCCTATTGTTAAAGAAAATATTCGTGAAGTATCCTTAGTAGAAACAGCTACGCATAACTTAAAGGTATATGGTTCATATACTTTGGAACAACGAGCAATACCAGATTTTAGAGATGGATTAAAACCAGTCCATAGGATGGTTTTGTGGACTTTCAATGTAGAGAATTTCAGATCAGATGGAAGGCATCAGAAAGCTGCTAAAGTAGTTGGAACTTGCATAGGTAATTATCATCCACACAGTGACGCCGGTGTATATTCTTCAATGGTTACAATGGCTAATCTACCTGAAAAACTTATTGATGGGCGTGGTAATTGGGGTTCGCCTACCGACTCCGCAGGAGCATATCGTTATACTGAGTGTCGTCTTTCTAAATACGCTGAAAATTACTTGTTAGATAAAGACTACTTGGCAGTATGTGACTACATTGATAACTTTTCTGGTGATAAAAAAGTACCTGTAATTCTACCGGCTAAACTACCAAATCTACTGATAAATGGTAGTGAAGGTATCGGTACTGGTGCTTCAGGTCTTATACCATCTTATACAAAAGATAGTATCATTATATTGGTTAAGAAAGCTCTTAACGGTAAACCTTGTACTACTTCAATGTGTTTAAAATATTTAGAGTTTAATTTTAGTAATGGTGGTATATGTGTAAGCTCTAAAGATGATCTTAAAGAATATTATGACACTGGAAAAGGAACAATACTATTTCAACCTACTTTTAAACTAGAACCAAATAGAATTGTAATAACTTCTTTGGCACCACGCTTTATCGTTGCAAACTCTTTAGAAAGTAGAATGGAAGTTTATTCAAAAATTCCTAATGTAGAAAAAGTACAAGATGAATCAGATAAAGAAGGTTGGAAGATTTGTATCTATTATAAGAAAAGATTAGATGATAAACAAGTTAAAGAATTATTATCATTGGTAAAAACAAAATCAACAACTAAGTTATCTTTGCAGACAGCCATAACTGAACGCAACTCTGATGAAACAGTTGTTTTTAGCTATAGTAATATACCAGAAATTATTAACCGATGGGTAGCATGGAGAATTGAATTTGAACTTAAGGTTATTAATAATTTAATTAAGGTAAGGACTAAAGAGCTTGAGAAGTTAAATTTACTTCAATTAGCAGCTAAAAACCTTGATACTATGAAGCAAACTATGGATGTTAAAGATCCAATAACTTTGTTGCGTAAGTTAAAGCTGAATAAACAACCACTTACAGAAGATCAAGCTAACTACCTATTAGACCTTAAATTTAAGCAATTAACAAAACTTAGTCGTGAAAAACTTTTAAAAGAAATAGAGAAAGTTAAAGAGGACATTTCTTTTCTCGAAAAGGATCTAACTCAACCAGAGGTCCGAATTTTGCGAGGTTTAAAATAATATGCATAATATTAGAAAACCTGTTGTAAAAACATTTACCTCAGGTAATAATAGAAAACCTGTTGTAAAAACATTTACCTCAGGTAATAATAGTAGAAATATTAGCAAGAAAGAAAAGCATAAAGAACTCTGGAATAGATTAGTTGAAATGGTTAAAAATTCAGAAACTTCTTCCAAAGGAGAACAAAATGGGAATTCAAGTTAAGATAGATCAAAAGCTAAGCAGTAGACATGGTAATTATGAGATTCCATCTGATTATGATTCGGACATGATAAATTACTTGAAGCGAACAGATGCATTACAAAAATGGGAAAATGAATTTTACGATGGTTTAGACTCATTTTTGCATAAGTATACTAAACAAGTGTCATCCTTAAAAACAAGTATTTTAGGTTCTTTTATTATTCAGAAAGCGCCTATATTACCATTAATGGGTAATACTTTAAATCTAGATCCTGACAAAATACGAGCATCTGGTATAAAGATGTTAGTTGCAGGAGGATTTCATGTTTTTGAAGATCAATTATTACTTGGAATCAATTTCAAAGCCTTTGCAAAAGAAACTTCTGAAGTAGAAAAGTATAGACTAACTTGCAAAAAGTATCTAGAACAATTGGCAGAGTATGAAGATAAGATTGAACCATTATCTTATGCTTTAACTCAGCTAAATGAACTTGAAGAGGAAGTAGCGTATCTTTCTAACGAAATAGATAATCCCGCAGATAGTCCTGATGCAAAGGAAGCAAGAGAATTGAGATTAAAAAGTTTGAAAAATAAAGAACTAGAATTAAAGAAGCAAATAGATGAATACAAAGTTAAATATAAAAACATCCTTGATAAAAAGGATGCTCTTCAAGATGAATATAAAGAGTATAAAGCTATTAATAAAGATATTGTAAAAGGAAAGAATAAAGATTTTGATGACTTATTATTTGAACGGTTATTAGATAGTATTCAAGAAATAAATAAGAATTTAGAAGAACCTGATCAGATAATATTTCCTGAGGCTCATAAGTTTAATTTGATTCAAGTTAAGATAAAAGGAATTACAAATAAAGAATTGCGTCCAACAGGTGTATATCATGGCGACATTGTATATTATTGGGTAATGAAACGTAGAGTATTCTATGCTTGGAATAAGTTGACAGGTGGAGTGGATATGAAATTCTTAGGATGGGATTTTCCACAACATCGTTGGACAAAAGTAAAAGATAAAATTGAAAGAGAAGTTAAATCTTCAGATGAATATGTAGAAGAAATTTTAAAGTTATTTAGACTTGGTTCTAATAAGGATACAGCATACAAGAAAATGAAAGTGTTTCTGGTTAAACAGCATAAAGAAATGGATAAGTATTATGAAGAAGTTTTTGAAAAAGTTTGGGCAGAAGCAGATGAAGTTCTTAAAGAACGCAGAAAATCTTAAGTCCCTTCAAGTAAAACAAACAGTCTTAAAGATAAATTGATAGGCTAACTATTTGAAATAACATATAAAAATAATATATTTGACATAATATTAGATATATTGTATAATTAAGCAAAGAGTTGTATCGAAATTGAAAGGAGTTATTCATGGTAAACAAGAGAATTTTGCTTAGTCTTTGTGGACAACTGAAGGCAATGGAGAAACTTGAGGTAGAATGGATACCAGTGGTAGCAAAGAATACTGTAAAGGAGCTTAATTCAGTTATACCTTTGATGACTCTTAAAAAACAAAAACCTCTTAAAGAAATGATGCAACATTTAGTATTAACTTTATCAGGTATAATAGAAGGAAGAAAAGAAAAGATTCTAACTAAGAAACAAGCAAGAGCATGTATAGCTAAGATCGTAGATAAATCACAAACTTTGTGTACTAAAATAGTGGAATTAGATCTACCGAGTGTAGAAGAAAATTATACTAAACCAGTAATAACTATTAGACCTGGTTATGATAATGTTTCTAAAGAAGCTCAAGATCGTCTTCAAGACTCTATCTTAGATGAAACAGGAAAAGTAAGAGTAGGTTTCCAAATTGAAGATGAAATAAGATCATTATCACCAGTGGAAAGAGATTGGGAAGAAACTGAGGCCCACCGAATAAAGAAAGAGAAATCAATAAAAAATTGGGAACAAGAATTTTTCGGTGAATTAGAGATAGCACTAGATCAGTACAAGAAGCAGATAGATAAGTTGCCTAGGATATCTAATAAATTAGCGATGTTGGTTAAAGGTCCAGTTATACCAACAACCAAAGTTGATACACTACTTAGAGTGAATAGACTAAAAGTTTTAGGAATAACGGTTAATTATGTTGGTGGCTGTTCTATTTTTGAAGATCAAATTCTGTTAGCCATAAATACAGATAAGATTCAAGATGAGATGATAAAAGTTGATAATTATAAATCTGTAGCCAGAGACTACAATGAAAAGTTATATTGGTTACGAAATAAATTGCAGCCAATAAAGGACATGGAAGAACTTATAGCTGATTATGAAGCAGAGATAAAAGACTACGAAGACATCCCACCTAATGCTTACGGTCCAGACTTAGAAAAAGCTTTAAGTGCAAGAGAGCTAAGGACTACGTATCTTACCAAACAAATAAAGATATTAAAATTGAAAATTGAAAAAAAGAAAATTGATTTAGCTCAAGTATACTCAGATCTTGCTGATATGGAAGAAAAAGTGTCAGAACATAAAGCTAAAGGTAAAAAAGAGTTGAATTGTAAGCTCACAGATTATACGCCTAAGGTATTAGAACTGGCTAATAAATGTTTGGATAAAATAAATCTTACTATTGAAAATAAGTATGATAAGTTGGTTCTTGTTTCTGATAAAGGTATTGTACATGGTCATTTAACCTATTATTGGGTAATGCAAGACAAACTGTTAGGAGCATGGAATGCTGAGATTGCTTTTAGTAAGATAAAATTCAATATCTTTGATTGGTCATTTCCTACTAGAAGAATTTCAAGGTCTATGTTCAATTTTGAATCTAACCTTAGACTTCATGAAGAATTAGTTAATTATGTTCATAGACTAAAAGAAAAAGAGTATACACAACCAGTATTAATGCATAAGTGCAAAAAATTCTTGAAAGCAAGAAGGAAGAAACTTTCAGATTATGAAGATATAATTTTGAAAGTTTGGAATGAGGCTAATGTTATTAAAGAAGAAAAGGAAAGGAGTAAAATACATAAACCAAATATTACACTACTTTCAAAATTAAAATCTACAAGTAAATGAGGAAAAACAGAAATGATCTGTTTTGTTTGCCATGAACAGCCAGACGTAGAACATGAGCATCACGTTACACCACAAGCCGCAGGAGGTAAACATGGACAAACTGTAATTTTGTGTTCCAATTGTCACAACGCTATTCACAAAGAGATAAATAGGTTATTATCTCTTTACAGAAAAGGAAAGGGAGGTTCATCATCAGCTACGTGGAAAACATCAAGACACTCACAAGAAGTTATGAATGCTACAATGATTATTCTACATGGTTTAAATGAGATTATTAATTTTTCAGGAGATAAGACTGGAAGAATAACAATATCAGTTACTCCAGAGTTGCATCAAGCATTAAAACTAATGAAGAATAAACTTAATGCAAGAAATTTACCAGAAGTTGTTATTCAGTGTATAAAATACACTATATATCATACCAATATGGTCTAAGCTTACCTATAAGTTGTAAAAGAAATACCGGTTTAAACATTGCCTTCGGGTACTATAACTTTATTGGGGGTAAAAAATTAATGGGGTCTAAACACTTAAAATGTAAGAAGTACTGTGGAACTTGTCAACACTACTCTTGGATTATACCCAAAGGTAAAAAGACAACATGTAATAACTTAGGCAGTATAGATACAACTCCAGCATGTACGCAGTACTCAGTAAATCCTTTTATCCTTCAAGATTTTGAAAAAGTATTACAACCTCTGGCTGATACATTAAGGGCTATGCCATTAACAGTATTACCATTATTCTATGAAATAATATCACAAGAAAGAAACTTGAGAAAACGTGGTTTTCATTTCATGGAAAAAGTTGCAGTAAAGTATTTTGGAACAGCGTCAGACCAGTATGTTTCAAACTATATTATTGGTCATGTTTTTAGTGCAACAGATACAGGCGTTTTTATTATAGGTAAAACAGGCGTTAGAATGTTTGCATTAAAAGAGTCTGTACTTAAACTTAGTGATTTTATACAGCTCAGACGTGTTTTAAAAGAGAAAAATTTAATTGTAGATCCTATGTTTGAGGGAAGAACATCTGCAAAGCAAAAGCTCGCTGTAGTAGAAACCATAGATGATATTATCGGACGTGGAGTAGTAGATGATCTTGATTTTGAAATAAAATCAAAATTGAGTCCTAAACGTTTAAATTCATCTTTACAACGTGAAGTAGAGAAACGTACTGAATTAACTTTATCAACCCTTTCTAAGAAGAAAAAGAAAGGGGATAGATAATGTCACTAGCGAAATACATTCATGATTATTATGATGTAGAATATGATAATCCAATATTTTTATACCTATATGAGTGTAGCCTAAAGTATTTAACTAAAACTATAAGCGCTAGTGTGTTCCACAAACGAATCAAAAAAGTAATTACTAGTAAATCTGTAAAAGTATTTAGACTTAAGCTGATAGAGAATGGATACTTTCTGCTTAATGTAAAAATGTTTATCCTTCATGCTTGTTCTTTTAAAAGATTTAAAACTTGGAATGTAGAAGATAAGTATGAAGAGTTTGAAATACTAGGTAAAGATAAAGTTTATCTTAAGAAATTTTTCTATGATAAAGAGCTTAATCAGCATACTAAGGCTATCACTTTTCAACTTGGCGGTAAAAATAAACTTCCTTGTTTGATGTACTTAAAAGAATTATGTACTAAGATTATTTTAAGTGCAGATACTAAGTTGAAACCCTTAATTAATAACCTAGTGTGGACCAAATTAAAGTTTTTAATTCAGAGTGGATCTTTAGATATAGAAACTGTTAAAAGTGAAATAAAAGCAAAGATGGTTCAAACGTTTTATTGGCTATCACCTTTTAAGAAATCTAATATACAACATTGGGTTATGTCCTTAATAAAACCTATAAAAAATCATACCATAAATATGATCAATTTTCATACTACTAAAAAACGAGTAAGAATGGTAGAAGAGAATGGGATTTACACCGTAGTAGAAAAATCTATTGATGGTATGGAGAATGAAGATAAATCTAAATATTTTACAGACCATGGAGAAACACACGAACAGATAGAAAACAAGCTAACAGTGAAACAGCTATTGAAACGTTATGGTATTACAGAAAGACGTATTAAAGCATTTAAAGTAATGAGTGGTGTATATGATGAAGCTTTTACTAGCTGGTTAAAGAATAAAGGATATATAGCTCCTAATAGTAACATGGATAATACTGACTTTCAGGAGCAAACATCCTATTCATTATTTTTAAAATTGGTATCAAAGTTTGTTAAGATGAAATGGGCATATTTTAAGAGACTAATTCAAAAACTTAAATTTGAATTAGAAAATCCGGTAAAGGAGGATATAAATGAGTACTACCTCTACTACCGCACAGCTTAAACTTGAAAATTTAAATTCTGTGATAGCATTTAAATTTGATTCTGTTTTATATGTTCAACAAGAACAATATTACAAAGATTATAATAAAAAGTTGTTGTATTTTATTTTAGACATTGTTGAAACAAACACTAATATCACAGTAAATCAAGTTTGTAGTTTATTGCGGAATACTTTAAACGTTCCTGAGGATATAACTAGAGGTACATTAAACGTATTAATAACACATCCTGATTGTAACCTATTGAAGCAGTATAAGCAAAATGATGTAATTCATTTAGTATCAGTAAAGGAAGAATCTAAGAAAATAAAACTTGAGCTTACTGAACTATTTTCAGATCTTGTTCAGTATAAAGCCCCAGTATATTCAAAGAAAGCTAAATCTCAGATACTTACTGAGGTATCGGAAAGGAGAGAATCTGCGGATTAACAATCAGTAATCAATATAAAACTTCTACCGGATAGTTCTTTTTAAATTTAGAACTACCATAAAAAGAACTAATTATCTTTGAGGTTTTACATTGACGGAGGAATTACTAGTGGAAAATATATTGACAGCATTAAGACACTCAAAGGAAGAGGTAAATTACCCAGACCTGATTCTAAAAGGTTTTGCTACAGCTTGGGCTGCTGTAAAGATTGGACTATTGATACTTACTGTATATTTTATTATTTTTCAGGTAAAGTCCTTTCACGAAACCTTGCCGTATCCTATGAAAGTAACTGATGTTAAAAAGCAACTTACCGTTCAACAGAAAGAATTAGTAACGGTACTAAAAAAACTTAATTGCCCAGAATCAAAGAGAGACTCCATAATTAAGGCTATACTTTTAGGAGCGTCACAAATAAAAATAGATCCTTTACTAATTGCCACATTAATGTACACTGAAAGTCAGTTTAAACTTAATGCCGTTAGTCCAAAAGGATACAAAAGTTTGATGCAAACTCCTAAAGCCTCTATGGAATACGCCGATGTGGATACATTATATGGTTGTAGGGTTCTGGAAGAGAAGTTAAAAATAGCTAATGGAAATCTAGAGCTAGCTTTAACTTATTACAAAGGAAGCCTTAGAGCTACGAGTGCTAATGGAAAACCTTCTTTTGGTAATAAACAAGCACGAGAGGTTATAGCGTTATATAACAAACTTCGGAAAGAAATTAGAGGAGCATAGTTAAATATGGAACAACAAAAAGAAAATTCAGTAGTGGATGTATCTATGGCAAATGAAGTTAAGACTTTTACAAAAACTTCAGTTAGAACTGTTGTAGATAAACTACATGCTCTTGGTTTTTGGGCGATTCTTCTTCTAGGTGCCGGTGCAGGTCTTGGACTTATGTATTCAAATTACGCAAGTCATAAGAACATGACCATAATTATAAAAGTTGGACGATTCTACCATGATGGAGCCGTCTATGATATTACGAAAAGAGATCTTCCACCGTCAATACACACCGAGGGAGCATCAACAGCACCAACCAGCACTAAGTAGTTTTACGCAAGAAGAGCAGTCATTTATTGTAATATTAGTCTATAAAGCATTTTTTATGGGATCTTTAGGTGGCCTTGCTTTTGGACTATATATAGCACATAGACTATGTAATTAATCTCTAATGGTGTACCTGATAATTTCAGGTACACCATTTTTTTTTGTGCAACTCTTAAAGAGTTTTTTAATAATTTATTATTACAAATACAATCACAATTATAAAGGAGATTTTACATGAAGCTAAGTGATGCTATTAAGATGTGGAAAGATCAAGGTATGTCCGAAGAAAAAGCTCTTTCTATGGCTAAAGCTAAGGTTTCTGCTGCAGGTGCTGAATGGAGTCCTGTAAAAACAAAGCTTTTCTATGAAGCATGGAATACAGCTCCAAGTAAAAAAACCGATGTTATAAAAAATCTAGCTAAAAAATTAAAACCTTCTAGTAAAAAAGATAAACCAGCTTCAAATTCTTCACGAAAAGAAAAGCCTACAACAACTAAATCTGCAAAACCTTCTGTTCCAAGAGATAAATCTAAATATACGATACTTGGTGAAAATGCTAGATCTGCATTTACTTCATTACTTGTATTAGGTCTAACTATTATTGCTTGGACAAAAGAAATTAATTTATCTTCTATCCGTTCTAAAGTAATAAAAGATAAAGATATGGTAATAAAGTTTTTAACTCAAGTTGGAGTAGATACTACAGACTTGTTAGTAATTCTTGATTTAATAGAACGTAAGATAAAGTATAATGATAAGAGAAAAGGCAATGTATCTAATTTTGCTAATGCTTTAAAAGCATCTTTTGATAACTTCCTGGAAAGAATATATAATATACCTCCAGCGCAAACAACTTATCTTAAAAATATATACACCTTTTTAAGATCGTCTGCTCCTTCCGATAACTCATATAAGACTATAGTTAATAAAGCTGCAGAGATTGGTGTTCCTGAAGCAAGCTCCTTATTTACCACAGAGGTAGAAAAGAAAGTAAATGTAGACTCAAGTAAATTAGCCTCTTTGGTAAAAGAGTATAAGCAACTTAACAGTAAACTTGGTGGTAATGAAGGATTTATTATTCCTACAGCTAAGAGAAAAGAATTATCCATAAATCCTTCAAAAGACTACATAAAGCACAATGAGATTCAAAAAGAACTTAATGTGTATTATCTATCTTTGGTAAGAAGCATTGTTGATAAATCAGGAAAAAGTTTAATAGATGTTAATGAACTAAACAAGAAGCTAAAAGAAGCAGGTTTAAACTATACTAAGATACCTGTTAACTATGAAGGTAAAGTAGATGCTAAAGGAAGACTATATACCCGTGAAGGATTTTTATTAGCAGATCAACCTTCTGGTGTTGTAAAAATGAATACACGCATCGGCGTTGGATATGGAAAGTATGATCCTGAAACTGGTTATGGAGTGTATTGTGAATTTAGAGGACCTAATGGTAGACGTAGAAGAGTATACACAGAGAATCATGCTCTTGGTCTTAGAGAAGATAAGAAAAAGAAAATAGTAGACGATTTTATTGAGAATATACCTAAGTATAGAGCACATTGGCTTTCAGATATAAAAGCAGGAAATCCTAATAGTCCTACTAAAAAGTTTATTTCAGCAGTTATAACTGAGTTAATGTATCAACTAACACCTAGACCTGGATCAAAGGAAAAAGGAACAAATACTAAATTTGAAGACAGTAAAGGTTTTATATATCTAAAGAAGAAAGATCTATCTATAGATAATAATATTATAACCTTTAGTTATTCAGATAAAAACGGAGCACAAAATTTGTTACTTACTTTAAAACCTGGCTATGATCAAACTGCGGTTGAAGCAAAATTACTATTTAACATAGTACAGAAGTTATATGAAAGAGTAGCAAATCCAGAAGATTATATTTGGGTAGATAAAGACAATGAAAAATTAACCTATGAACTAGTTAAAAAATATGTAAACACTGTAATGCCTACTTTTAATCCACATAAATTTAGAAATGCTAAAGCAACAAGAATGGCAAAAGAAATGTTAGACAACTGTGAATTAAAAGTAGGAGAAGCTGACTCTGCTCAAGTCAGTGCATACTTTATGGATGTAATGACTCAAGTAGGTAAGGAACTAGGTCATCATAGTAAAGATAAACCTAGTCCAAATATGGCTATGAAAGCATACGTTTTGAAAAGCGTCTCTAATGAGTTCTTTGATAGGTATGATGTGAGTCCAACTAGTGGAATTGCTAAAAATATTAGGTTAAAGACTGTAAGTAATAGTATAGTATTTAAAATAAGGAGTAAGAAATAGACTAAAATAAAGAGAGCAAAATTGTCTTTTGCTCTCTTTCTAATACTGTTAATAAATAGTAGATGTAGTAAATTAAGAACTAAAAGGAAATGAATTATGCCAGCTACTATTGACACAACTCAAAAGAAAAGATCTACTAAAAAAGTTGAAATTGAATTAGACCAGCCTAAGGAGTATAACGTTATTAAGAACATTGCTAAAGGAGCTATTCAAGTATCTGATTCTTTAGTTATTGGAGGCAAAGCTGAGTCCTGCTTACTTTGTGGTTCATACTTAACAGGAAAAGGTTGTTCTAATTTAAATTGTATTGACTTTAGAGAAGAGAGTTGGATTCAGGTTGGTCTAAGAAAACTATGTCTATTAGAACCGAATAAACTTAGAGGTCTTATTAATCATGGCTAATATCTATTATCCAAGTTACTTAATAGTAAATCATGTTAAGAAGGAAATTATTGTAGCAGGACGTGGATTTAATATACCTAAGTTAGTAGAATTTTCTACTCATGAAAGCTATGAAGCATTTATACTCTCTGAACTTGAAGGAGAATATTTTGCGTATAGTAAATTTAATAGAAGAATGTTTGCAGAAGAAATCTGCAACATGATAGAACATACTATTGGTTTCGTAGATAACGAATGCTACATAGAACCGGATTTTCCTAAAGAGTATTATCACTATAAAGTAAAAGGAAGAATTGTCAGTCCAAATATTGCAGATTTGTGTAAGCGTGAAGGAATAGAAAAAGGATCAGTGATATGTACCCATACTTTTTTATAGGATACCAGTTACCAATCAACCAAGTCGATGAAAATATCGTAAGTAAATGTAGAAGATTCTTGGAAGAAGAAGTTTTATTACAACCCATAGATGGTGATATTAAACTTGTAACATTTTTAACAGGTATTCCAAAAGAATCTAATATCCTGTATGGTGAAACTTTTCAACTAGCTAATTGTCATCCTATAACGTATAAGCAATTTGTAGATTCAGGAATGAAAATACCTAAGTTCAAGTACATAGACTGTACTGTGTATGCTCGAGATGAGAAGTTAAAAGAAAATGAAGATTTTATTCTTGATACTAATACTTATACCATAAAGATCTTATGGGATTCAATAAAGGACACAGATCCTATAAGCATAAGAATGGCTATTGATGTATTAGATATACAAGCACAATTATTGAAAGCAATGAAAAAGAAAGCTGAAGTTTATGGATAGTATGGATAAGGAATTGTTAGATCAAGCTAAAAAGCTAAATGAGGCTTTACTAGCTACCGGTTTACTCTCAGATATTGATAAAACTAAATATAGCTTAATACAAAAAGTGAACATGTATTGTGCTAATTACCAATTATTTGGTGGTAATCCTTTAATTTACACTGATACTGAAAATATAGTAGAAGTTAAGGTTGGTAATAAAATAGTAAAACTTAGCATAGATCAGAAAGAAGCTATAGATAAGATCTTCAAATGGTTGTTAAAACCAGATGAACCTTATTTTGTATTAAAAGGTTATGCAGGTACTGGAAAGACATTTTTACTTCAGTTGTTAAAAGATATAAAAGACAATATATATTTTAGTGCTCCTACTAACAAAGCCACAAAGGTATTGATAGAGTTGTTAGGACCTACGGCTAAGATAAAAACAACTTATTCTACTTTAGGTTTAAGAATGGAACAAGTAGAGGATGAATTACGTTTAACTCAAAGTGAAACACCTCCCTATTTTCCTAAAAACTCAGTATTAGTAATAGATGAAGCTTCTATGTGTGGAAAGGTTTTATGCTCAGTAATAGATGACATAAGATTATCTAGTGGTATTAAGATACTTTATGTAGGTGATCCTGCTCAATTACCACCTGTAGGGGAAGATAAAACAAGAGCATGGAAGGTAACGGAAGATCCAAATAACATTGCGGTTTTAAAGAAAATTGTTAGACATGATAATCAATTACTCACATTAGCTTCTGCTATACGCAATAGACTTTTAAATAAGGATTGGTCAAGCCCTTTAAAGAATGATCACACTACATCTGGTGTCTGGATGTACTCTTCTAAAAGAGACTTTGAAGCAAAATTACTTAATAGTATAAACACGGTAGATGATTTGGTTCATTCCAAAGTTATTGCTTGGCGTAACAAAACAGTAGAGTATTATAATAATATCATACGGCAGCATCTTGGATTTAAAGATAGGTTTTGTATAAATGAGATAATTCTTATCGCCGAACCCATAGAACAGGATAAACAAATAATAGCCTATGTAGATGATGAGTATAGAGTAGAAAGAGTAGAAGACTCTATGGTTATAGTTGATAATATTTCAGTTCCAGTTACATGTTTAACCGTTAAAGGTGATAAGACTTTATTCCTAAATATTCCTAAAGATGTTTCACTCATAGATAGTATTTTAAATAAAAAAGCTCTTAAAGCTAAATGGTTAAAAGGCACAGAGAGAAAAGATGCATGGAGTGATTTTTGGAGAACTAAATCAAAATTTAATAAAGTTAGATATGGATATGCTCTTACAGCACACAGAGCACAAGGAAGTACTTACAAAGAAGTATATGTAGACCAACAAGATATTTTAGCCAACTCTAATAAAAGAGAAGCCATGAAATGTTTGTATGTTTCCTGTACTAGACCTACAACAAACTTATATTCTTACTGATAATTTTTATATAAAGAGGAAGAGGACTTTAACATGTCTTTATTTATGAATAGCAGTCATGCTGAATACTATGCGTCTATTGAGAAGAAACCTATAAAGAGAAAACCTAGTATTACCAAGAATAAACGTGCAACTTGTCCTAAATGTAATACTTCTGGAATACATAAACTTAGAGATCCTGAATTAAAAAATAACTTAGTAGAGTGTGTTTTCTGTGGTAATGTTTTTAATAAGTCTGAAGGAGTGTGCAGTGCAGTTTCCGTTGTATAAGATAATAAGAGAATATGACATAAAAGATTTAGAACGAGAAGTAAACTCTCTCTTAAAAGAAGGTCAATACTCTGTAACAGGTGGTATAGTTATAGAATCTCATCCTAAGATGGGAAAAATTTATTATCAAGCATTAATAAAACTATGAATTTATATAGAAATACAATGAATATATGATATAAAATCATAACGTGCATCAATGAACTTAGAAGCTCTGATTAGCTAAAAATCTAATAAGGAGAGTCTATAAAACAGCTTTTAAGTTCATGTCACCTATAGCTAATGGGAGACTTTAAATGGGCATCATAGAGATTGTAAGACTAATGTTTATTAGCATATCTTGTTTTAAAGGTGTCAAAAACAGTATGTAGTCTCATTGAGACACATAGTTTTATAGCAAAATTTATGAAGAGTTCTGTAAAGTTTGGATTGCCTCCAGGAACTGTTATCTATACTGGTGAGCGTTCAGACCTTGAAACTAAATATGAGTTAGCTCATTATAATGAGCAAGGATTTAAACTCGATACAAATCCTAGCAATGAAGAAATCTGGACTGAATCTGATATAAACAAGTGGTTACTGATAAAAGGTTTTAAAAATGTAGCAAGCATTCAATATACAGTATCTGCATTTGATTTGCCTCCGATGATTCTTGAAGACATCTTAAACGTAAATCAACGGCCGCATATTTTAACAAAAGATGATAAGATATGTTTTATACTTACTTACTATAACTTAGAGTTTAATCGTAAGCAGTTATCAATATGGTTGACTCCGAAAGAAGTTATTACATTTCAAGAAACACATGATGAAATGTTTGAGCCATTGTTTAACAGACTTTCATCAGAACAATCAGAAACTCGTAGAAAAGGTCCAGATCGTTTAGCTTGTGTAATTCTTGATTATGTTGTTGATATGTACTACATTATGACAGACAAACTTGATGAAGAAATTAGCGAGTTGGAAAATAATATTGTAAATTCTGATGACCCTGCCAGTCATTTGAAAGAAATATATCAGATGAAAAATAAGGTGCAAGCAATATTACAAGATACTAAAGCCATGAGAGAGCTTGTCAACTCCTTGGTTGATGACTTTAGTAATTTAATAACCGCAGATAGTATTGCGTATATAAAAGATGTGGATATTCATTTAACTCAGATACTGGATATGCTTGAAAGATTCAAAGCTACTTTATCTTCTATTGTTGATTTGAGCTCTGCAATATCTAGTAATCGTATGAATGAGATAATGAAGTTTTTGACTATACTCTCAGCATTCTTCTTACCTGGCTCTTTTCTTTGTGGTTGGTATGGAATGAATTGGGAAATGCCTGAGCAAAAGAATCACTTGATTGGAGGTTATATCATATTTATAGTTGTAAATATTTTTATAATAATTGGTATTTACTTGTGGTTTAAAAAGAAAAAATGGCTGTGAGGTATGTCAACTACTATAACATCTTATAGAAATTATTATAATATGAAAAAGTACAAAATAATCTTGAGCATGTTTTTACTAAACCAGTAGACTTTAATTTACTAGAAAAGAAGATAAAAGAATTATTAATAAAGAATAAAAAGGAGTGATACTTAAATGTTATTTAACAAGCAAACTACTGAAGTTGTAGATGAAGTTGTTATTGCTAAACTTGTTAGTGGTGAGTTTATTGTAGGAACATTACGTTTTGACGAGATTACAAAGAAAGAATATTTTGATCATTGCTATGGTTTATCTTTACGTCAAATAGATAATATGGGTAACGTATCGCCTATTATCCATGACTATATGGCACCATTTAGTAATGATGGAAAAGGAGTATCAATAGAAGAGTACCAAGTAATATCATATATTATTGCTCCTAAAGAAATTTCAGATGGCTATATACATAAAAAGACTGGTATAATGCCAGCAACTTCTATGCCTAATTCTAAACTACAGATAGTAAGATGACTAAAATATAAGACATAAAATTTTTATGTATTTTATAATGATAACTAAAATTACTGCTCAATTTTTTGAGCAGATTACAAAGCGGTAGAGAAATACCGTAACAAGAAAAGAAAGGAAGTACAAAGAAATGGTGAATGGAAAAGTAAAATGGTTTAATGAGGCAAAAGGTTTTGGGTTTTTAACACCGGAAGGAGCTACGGAAGATATTTTTGTGCATTTTTCAGCAATTCAGACAGAAGGATTTAAGACGTTGAAGGAAAATGAAGCTGTAACCTTTGATATTATTGATGGGCAGAAAGGTAAACAAGCTGCTAACGTTGTTAAAGTAGCATAACTATATAGACTAATAATTATTAAACAACAGGGGTTGTTAGCCTCTCCTAGCAACCCTTAATTTTATAAATTAAGCTACTAGAGGCATTACATGTTAAAATTACCTTTTAACTTATGATCAGTATCAAAACTTAAATCTACAACTTCAGATGCAGTAGATACTAAAAATCTGACTGTAAATGCTGTATTTTTAATACACTTTATTTTATTACTTCTTTTTATTTATGTAATAAGCAGACGTGATGAATTATAATTCTAAATATAAGCGACCATAATTCAGTGGTAGAATGTCAGCCTTCCAAGCTGAACGTCATCGGTTCGAACCCGATTGGTCGCTCCAATAAAAACTTATAAGGAGAACAGTAATGGGAAACAAGGACAAAGGTGGACGTGAAGCTAAGAAACCAAAGAAAGATAAGACTAAAGGAAAATAATTTTATTTAGGCTACACCTGTAGACTATTTTTCTTCATAAGAATATCACGTTAAAGTGGTGTTACTTTTAGGAGAGACTAGGATAAGGAGATACTTATGTATAGAGGACAAGAAGAATACTTCCATTAGGTAACTAAACCTAGTGGGAGGAAACAATGTACTATTCTTTTAAACCAGAAAAGTATTCAAAACTAATAAGAGGTGAACGTTATTTTCTGTATTCTACTAAATATGCAAATCATTACTTTGTGTATAGGTTAGGTCCAGTTCCAGGTATTCATAAGCATAGATGGAACAAAAGTAGAATGTGGCGCTCACAAAGCGTTCAGGAAAAACGTAAATGGTATGACTTTGTAGATCAGTTCAAACAAATATCAAAAACTGTAAATAGAAGACGTAATGCAAAATCATTAATTAGTACATACGATGATATTCCGATAAATCATTATCGTGGTTCATGGAAACATAGTACAAAGAAACGCCGTCAATGGGGTGGTGAAATAGAATTTATCTATTGTGGTTAGTAGTATATGCGGGTATGGCGGAATAGGAAGACGCACCGGACTCAAAATCCGTTGACCGTAAGGTTGTGGGAGTTCAAGTCTCCCTACCCGCACCATATAATGACAATTATATTTTAGAGTGGTTGTCATTATTTTACACTCCCGAATAGCTCAATGGTGGAGCAAATGACTGTTAATCATTAGGTTGTAGGTTCGAGTCCTACTTCGGGAGCCATAATTAAGAGGTTAGTAAATGAAACATGGAATGATTACAAAAGATATAGTTTATGAGATTGGAAGTAACGTCCTTATAAGTAGTGATAAAAAGTATAGCTGGACTTTTATGGTAAAAACAAGTGGTCCCCATAAAGGATTATTTATAAATTTCTATCGTGGACTTAAAGGATTTGAGTTTAATATATATAGTATACATCATTGAATTTATGGAGAGAGTATGTTAGTATTTGTAGAATGTCCTGAGTGTAAAGAGACAATTAAAGTAGCTACTAAAAATGATATTAAACTCTTGGTAACAAAGAATAAAGAAATAGTACCAATAGAGTGCCCTAGTTGTAAGTCTACTTTTGAAGTAAGTTTTAAGCTTAAACTTAAAGATAAAAAGAATAAGTCTAAGCTAGCTTTATACTAATACTTAAGACACGGATACCAATTGTCTGCGAAAAATCTCTCTATTTAGCAATAGCCTAAGTTATATGTCTACTTAGAAATAATATATCAATAGACTGTTTAGGTGAAAGCTTCAATCGGGAGTAACAATCAGCATAGGTCGTAATACCGTGACTAGAAACCAAAACGTGGTGTAATGCCTTAAATTAATTATGGGGGTGAATTGGATTCGATTGTGTATGTAAAGTAATTACTGCGCTATGAGGATTGTGGTTGGCCTCATTAATAATCCACTAAACAATAAATGCAAACACTGTAATTGAAAAAGTAAAAGGCTTCTTCACTGCTGACAACTATGGTTTCGACCAATTGGCAGCAGCTTAGAAGTAACAAATTCCTACAGTAGAATCGTAGGTACAGTAAAGGAAGATACTCTTAGTAAACCTTCGCTGAGTAACAGAAGATCACATTTCGGTAAGTTATGTGTAGCTAACAAGAGGAACCTGTTTGTAAGTTTTCAGCATAAAACTTAATCGACTCTGGATAGTTTAGGCTTCTATTACTCCAGTGTTTAAATTAAATGAAGCTATTAGCGTAGATGTGATTATGGATGCATATGCAAGACGAGGGAGTCGGAGCCCTCCACCTCCACCAATTTTAGCAGGAGGTATTATGGCTATAGATAAGTCAAGTAATATATTGATAGTTGATGATGATTATTTTAGTCTTGAATTGTGTAAGACATTATTTGAGTCAAACGGTTATAAAAATATTTACTTAGCTGATTCTTATGCTTCAGCGATGCATATTCTAAAGGCTATGTTCATAGCCTTACTTTTGACAGATATTATGATGCCTGGTATTACAGGAGCTCAACTTGCACTTTATGTACAAGATTATGCACCAGACACTAAGATTATATTTATGTCTGCCAGTCCAGAGATACTAAAAGGTTCTAAAGAACGGAATATCGTTTGTTATAAGAAACCTTTACATTTTTGTGATATAGAAAAAGAACTTTCATAATAATAAGGAGCTAGAATGAAACGAGACACAGTTGAAAAATTAATTGAATCACTTTTGAATGCCGTAACTTCTGTCTATACAGATATAGCTAATATCCATGTAGAACCTTGTGAACCATATTCTTCTACAGGCAAACCTTCAAGATATATTCTTGATATAAAATTTAAAACATCCGAAGATGTAGATAAACCTCCAATTGGTATTATATCTCATACATTGTGGTTAGAATCAAGAATTGAGGAACTTGCAAAAGCAATTATTCGATACTCAGAAAGTTCTGAAAGTATTATAATAAATTCAGAACAAATTATAGAATGGTCAGAAGAATTAAGCGAATTAAAATCAAGATTGAATTTTTTAAGATCTAGAGAATAACTTGTTTATTAGATAAAATGCTAGTATAGCTTAATTAGTAGAGCAGTTGACTTGTAATCAGTAGACTGCAGATTCGAGTCCTATCGCCAACTCCATTAACTGAAAGGAAACATGTAATAATGCGTTACATCTATTATCATAGTTCAGATTTTGACGGATTCTGTTCTGCCGCTATTGTTATGTCTACTATTGAAAACCCTAAATTGGTAAAATTAATAGGTATTGATTATGTAGATGTTGATTCACATGATTTATCCTTTCTTACAAAAGAAGATGAAGTTATAATGGTAGACTTTTCATTTCCATTAGATAAGATGTTAAAAATAAAAGATTCTACCAAATCTTTTGTGTGGATTGACCATCATAAGACATCCTTAGATGCATGTAAAGATCTTGTATTAGAAGGTCTTCAAGTTGATGGTATTTCTGGTTGTGAACTAACCTATATGTACTTTAAAATGAATCTTAAAGACTCTAGTTATGTTAAAGAACAAGCTAAAGATCTTTTAAGCAAAATTAGAATTAAATGTCCAATCGTATACTGGTTAGGACGTTATGATGTTTGGGATAAATCCCAATCAAATTGGAGTTTCATGAGCAAATTACAACTTGGATTAAGAACTATGGACTTAGATCCAAGTATACCTGAAGCTCTTGAATGGTGGTTTAAAAAAGGATTTCTTTGTGATGATCTAGACATCTTAAAGTATTGTGAAGCTGGAATTGAAGTTTCAAAATATTTATCTGTTAATAACAAAAAGTATATTAAAGACTATGGATACAAGGCTTCAATAATAGGTTTTGAAGAATTGAGTTCATTTGCATTAAATACAGGTAATAAAGGTAGTGGACAATTTGGTTCTTTAATAGAAGAGTATGATGTGTGTATTCGCTTTGTATTTAATGGTGAAAAGTTCGATATTAGTTTTTACAGTCAGAAGGACAATGTAGACTGCTCTGTTATTGCAAAAACTTATGGTGGTGGCGGACACAAAGGTGCTGCAGGGTGCGTTATTTCAGATATACCATTTGAGAAGATATAATATTATAAGGAGTATATGATGTTGCTTATTGATAAGATCAAATTAGATAAAAAAGAAGCTATGCTTGAGTCATACAAAAGTAAAGATGAAAACGGTAAAAAGTTAGCTGATATAAAAAAGAACTTATTAGCTACCTTAATTGGTGATTGTTGTAAAGATAAAAAAGAACCTGAAGACTTGGTTGTTACTAACGTTATACAACAGTTTATTAAAAAGGCAAAAGAGAACTTAGAAATTTGTAAAAAATCATCACATATTACTTTAGTATCTCCTTTACAGTTTGAGGTAGAGATAGATATCTTAACAGCCTATCTACCTAAACAACTTACGGTTCAAGAATTGACTAAAATTATTGAAAACTTTATTAATACAACTCCTTTAGTAAATAAAGGTCAGATAATGAAACATTTATCTTCTGAGTATAAAAATCAGTTTGAAGGAAAAGTTGCAAATGAAATTATAACAAATTTACTAAAATAGGCGACTTTCTTTTGTACAGTGTGTGCTGCATCTCTCTGTTTTCATGCGTTCCAAACAGAGCCCTCCTTAGAGCTAGAGTGAGTATCTGACAAGTCTTAAAACTTAGGAAAGTCGCCTTAAGACATCAGAGAAAGGCTACGAGCTGGAACCTGTTAGTTATTACTAATTCAAGGTTCTAAAAAAGGGTAGTGGATAAAACCGCTACCCTTCTTTTTTGTCTAAAACTGTTAATATATTAAAAAATAAAATGAGGGTATAAAGTATGGCCTTCGTAGCGTTGTTGACAATATTTGAACAGGATTTATTTTATTCACCTCCAAGTTATTTTCCTTCATCCTCACAAGAAGTATATAGTAAAGAGACTTCACCTCATCCGAATCATTCTTTTATAGACATGGAAATTAGTAATGATGATAATTGTTTAAAAATATTTATACATAACGAAAGACTTAACTATAAAGATACTATACATATAAAACTCTCAGGAAAAGAAATATATAACCTGGAAGCTAAGATAAAGAAGGCTTTAAAACCTTCTAAATAAGAGGTGTATATGTTATTAGAAAAATGGTTTGAATTTAGTAAACCAGAAAATTTTATTTCGTTATTAGCAAATGGATGTATCTTATCTGCAGCTATTTATAACTTAAAAGGGCAATTAAAAATAGCCTATCCATTGTCTGGTATAGCCACAATAATATTTTTTATATATGGATTTATAACAAAGGATATTAGTTTTGTTTTAACTAACGTTATTTTTATGGTGATAAATATCTTAGGTATTTATAAGTGGACAATAAAACGAAAAGAATTAAAGCACTAATTTAAGGAGTAATTTATGCCTAAAGATCCAATTTTTGCAACAATACCAAAAAATGAAGTAAACAGCTCTACTTATTATTGTGCAGATTTAAAGCGTCCTCCTAAAAGACAATTACATGAAAATTGCGAAGGCTGTGACCATGTTATAAATGGTTTATGTGTATATGTTTTTGAACCTAGACAAAGAAAATTCCCATGCTTCTTTAAAGAGTATGTTCAAGCTGGAGGTTTTGATGGACAATATGGTAAAACCGTAAACAATTATGTAACAGAAAAAGTTTTATCAGTAAAAAATGATAAAGGTTCTGACCAAATGTTTTTAGAAATGCCTTATCGAAAGATACGAGCATATACTACAAGACTAAACAGGCTTAAAACTATTATAAAGCCTTTAGTAAATATACTACCTTCTGAAATACAAATAGTAAAAGGCTCAATCAAAGTTCCTAATCACTCTATGAGACAAGTTATTTACGCAATAGATGTTTCAGAACTTTTTGAAATAAAGACAAACTATGATTTATGTTCTAAAAATAATGTAGATAAAAATATAGAAAGACAAATTTGGTCAGAAATTTCAAGTGAAGATGCCTGTAACTATGAGTTAGACAGAACTGTATATTTTTATAACTTAATTGAAGACGAAGTAGAAAAAGAAAGATATGCAATTTTAAGAAAGAAAAAGGATGAGGAAAAGGAGGAGGTAATATCATGATGAATGTAGAAGATGATGTAATAGATTTAATTTCTGTATACTCATATGTAGATGTAGAAGATATAAAGTTATCAGATAAACTTAATTTTATAGGCATCTATGAAGAAGAGATACAAGACATTATACTAGACATTTTAGATAATTATGACCATGAAGGAGAGTATGATGATTCAGGAATTTCAGAAGAAGTAATAGACAGCTGGAATAGGGTAGAAGACATAGTTTCATTCGTAGATGATCTAGTAAACAAAAAACAACAAGGAGATGAGAGAATGAAAGAACTAGTTAAAAATTATCTTGTAGATTATGCACGTAAACCAGTATTTATTTCATCTGTAGTTGTAGATGAAAAAACAAAAAGAAAGACTATTACATTAAAAGAAACTAAAGGCAATCCTGTTGCTATGTTTGTATCTGTTTTGCATGTTCCTTCAAACAGCTATCTAATCGGATGGTCAAAGTGTGATACTCAAGATCATTTTTCTAAGTTACAAGGTAGGCAACTTGCTATGGGACGAATTAAAAATATTTTAGATCTTTTAAATTCAGGTGAAGATAAGTCAGTTATCAAAGAAAAATTTTTCAATGAACTTCCTCCGGATCTAAAAGATGATCTTAAAAGATTTAGTGCTCGTTGTAAAAAGTATTATAAAGATTGTACTCCATATTTTGAATATGATTCTTCTTCTATATAAGAATTAGGAGTGATATATGAAAGTTAAGGTCTTTAAAATAGTAGAAGATACAAAGGACTTGGCCTTACTTAAACTAAGGGAGTTGGAAAATTTAAAGATCAAAGAATTTAAGTATGGAGACTTAGCTGAAATTAAATTTTTTGATGATCATAATAATAAGAAAGAATATACAAAACTAACATATTTTTATAATAATGGTTTTATAGACATAACTAATGCAACTACAGTTCCTAGTGAGGAATACATACGAGTTAGGCGTAAACAAGAAATACACAGGGCTAGAACAATAGTAAAAGTTTAAACTAGAAGTAGCATAGATATCTATGCTACTTTTTTATTTTTAATACTGTAAATATACAATATAAAAATATTTAAAAATATGTAGTAACGAGGTTTAACATTATGTCTAATAATTATGAAGAACTAGTAAAAATTATTCCACATAAAGATCGCTTGCGTGTTATAAGGCTTCTAGCAAATGGTTTAGTTGCAGGACATGTATATAGTGCAATTGACTCTATGAAAAGAGTATGTGATAAAAATGGCTGTAATATACTTATTTTAAATGAGCTAAAAATACATTTAGAAGCAGATAATGGTAGAGCTATATGTAAAACACCTGTAGGTGATAGAAATAGAATAACTTACGATATTGATAAAGTAACATGTCTTATTTGTCAACAATATATTAACACTTGGAAAGAGAGGCTTAAATCTAATGAATCAGAAACCGAATAATAAATGTCCAGAAGGATATGGGCAAGCATAGATGGATGCTCCTGGTAACTATCTATCAAATAAAAATCAACCTATTCATCTTCATGAGGATGAATTTGTAGTAGCTTTTAAGGAGCTAGTAAAATGCTAAACACTCATACTGATAAAGTAGCTAGTTCTTATGAAGAACTTTGTAAGATACCTGCAAGTAGAGGTGACTACGCTAAAGTAGTTAATCGTTACGGAACTACTATTTATATCTATGATGGAACAACATATCTTGAAGTAGTTGATCCTATTGAACGTGATAGACAACTTGCAGCTATTGTGAGAAAGTATTTTACTTCAGGTAATGCAATGCAGGTAGAACGTGCAACTATTCTTCGTAAAGATATAGAACATTGGTTATAAGAGGAAACATGCCTGCTCCATTCGTAAAATATGATAAAGAATATTAGGGTCCTTATGTACTAGCGTCTAAAGTAAGACCTGCTACAGAACAAGAAGTTGAAGATGTAGATAAAGCATATAGAAAAAACTAAAGTATGTGAACACAATACTATATATGATTTAAATGGACTTATTTACACAGAAAGATTATGCTTTATCTGTAAAACACATATATCTTTTATATAAAGAACATACTATGAGTCCAGAATGTATTATTGAATATATTTATCAGAAGTTTCACATATCAAAAACTCAGATTGCAATAAATATGGATATAAATACCATAGGAATAAGCTTACCACCTACAACCAATAGTAATGTATTATCCTAATCAATACATTCTAACCTATCTAATAAACTGCCTATATCCATATTACTAATAGTTAATAAAAGAGATACTATATTTATAAATATAGGAGTAATATATGTCAACAATTGTAGCTGTTGTAGAAAATGGAATAGTATCAATGGGTGCAGATTCATTATATCAAAATAGAAGTACACGAATTACCGGAAACAACGCAAAGATTGCTAAACTTAGCCAAATGGTAATTGGAGTAACAGGTTCAGGACGAGTAGCTGATACACTTTTTTATGAATCTTATGCACAGGAGATTGAGAATACTTTACCTAATTTCTTATCATTTAAGCCTACTACTGCTACAGTTGCTTTAGATATTAATACACAATTTTCTAGTTATCTCCGTTGTACCTTCGTTCCTTTCCTACAAAAGACTTTATCTCGATATAACTTATTAAAACATGAGAATGAAGAACCTGAAATGGATGCAGATATTATCATAGGCTATAATGGACAGATTTACGAGATATGCTGTAATCTTTCTGTTATTGACTGTGAAAATTGGGGTCATGCTATTGGATCTGGTGATGACGTAGCAAGAGGAGTTTTATACTCTTACGAATTTGATGAGAAACCTAGAAGAGTAAAGCTTTATGCAGAAGACAAGATACTGATGGCTCTTAAAGCTGCGGAATACTTAACTACAGGAACACGTAGACCATTTTATTTAATTTCTGAGAATACTGATGAAGTTAAGCTACTGGATGCATAGATATATTTGAATTTATTTCATTTAGATCAAAAATAGATAGGCATATCTATGTAATGGTTAAACATCTAACATTATTTCTGAGCATCCTGAAGAAGCTAAAGCAGTAGATACTCTTTATATTACTTAAAGGAACAAGATATGAAAGTGTTAAGATTAGAACAGAATAAGTTTCTAACAGAAGCAATTAATGAATGCTGGCATAATTTTATTTCTGAAGTAGGTAAAGAGTATACTTCAAGTGAAAATAATTCCTTAATTGGTTGTGATTGGAAAGTATTTTGTTCAAAATGTGGTTTAGTATACAGACAAGGTTATAAAGAACTCTCAAAAAAAGTAGCAGCTAGAGTAGCTGAAGGGTTTGTTGAACATGCCAATACTATAGGAAGGCAAAATGGTACTTTTTATTTTATTGATTTTTCTACACCTGAAGGTTTCTTTAAACTTTTGGATTGGGCAAAAGAACAAAGTTGGTGGGAACAGTTTTTGATAAAACATTGTCAAGCAAGCCATTATACTCATATTGCTATAGATATAAAATATGTAAATCCAGATAGATTTGCTAGTGCTATTTATGAATATTTAAAGGAAAATTAAATGAAAGAGAAAATAGATTTTAAATATGACTATGAAGCGAAGATAAGATAAAAAGAGATGTATTATAAAATAAATCTTCACACTCATAGTGATTTTAGTGATGGCTCTAATACTATTAGAGAACTTGCTATCGCATGTAAAGAACTCAATCACTCTTGTTTAGTAATTACTGACCATTTATACTCTAAGAGTGAAGGTAAAACTTATCCAGAATACAGTTTGACTCCTCAATCCTTTAATAGACAAATTCTTGAATCTCATAATGTTTCTATAGACTTGAATTATCCAATTATAAATGGAATAGAACTTTCAGTAAAAGGTTACGAGGAAGTACTTGTATTTGGAACAGAAGCTATAAGAGATATATTTAGAATAAGAGAAGAAAAAGGTTCTATTGGTGTAAATGATTTAGCTTATGTCAGATCAAGGCATAATTATGATTGTGCTATTATTCTATGTCATCCAATGAATGCCAAGAGGTTCATATCTAAACTAGGTCATTTAGTTATTGATGGATATGAATTTATACATAATCGTAGACAGGTATTTAGATCAAAAGATCCTTATGAAAGATTTAAACTAAAACGAGTATGTAATTCCGATGCTCATGGAGTTAGACAACTTAGGAGATGTTGTAATATTATTAGTACCTTGATAACTAATGAACAGCAGCTAATTGATTATATTCTTAATCCAGAAGTATCTTTTGAATTTTGTGTACAATATACTAAAGAAGAACTAGAGGATGAACTAGTTAGAAATAGAATTTCGGTTCCTCTTCATATAGATCTTTTAAAACTAGACGAGTAATATTATGAATACAAATAAACTTGCAATATTAGTAGCTAAGTATCCTCAATTTCTTACTGCTTACAATGAAGCACAAAAAAGTGATTACCAACAAAGGTTAGGTTCAGTTTGTTGTAACAAACGAAAAGTATTATCTACAGGATATAATCAAATTCGTTATTGTGGCCGTGGAAATAAATATGCAAAGTTTGAAGAAACCTTACATGCAGAACGAGACTGTTTAAGAAAACTGGATAAGGAAATAGTTAAAGGTAAAACCTTATTTATTTTGCGAGTTAAAAAGAATAATGACTTAGCATTAGCTAAACCTTGCGATCAGTGTATGTGGATGATACGTGAATTAGGAATAAGAGAAGTAATATATACAGTACCTGAATATCCTTATTATGAACGGATTAAGACTGGTGATTAAGATGACTACAAAAGAACAACTTGAAAAGTGGTTAAATGGTAAATCAATTCATAATAATAATAACCTTTATTCTATTATTGATGGATTTGGAGATAAGGAAGGTCCTTTTAAATTAGAAGGAGGCGAGTGTTGTCCAGATTTTTCTTGCTGTGGTGGAGAGCTTGCTTCTATCGAAGAACGGCAGATCTTTTATAAAGCCTTCTTAGAAGAAGATCAAGATACTATGTATGAAATGTACCTAATGTGGTTAGATTCTTATCTACATAAATCTTTCCCAAATTTAGTTTTACATATAGACAAAGAACGAAAACTTAAAGTCTAGGAGAATAATTATGTATTATGTTACAAGCAGATCAGGAAATAGTGCAATTAACTTAGCACAATGTCAATTTTTCCGTAAAATAAAAGAGAATGAAAAACCAGTAATACTATTTGCATTTGAAAATTATAGGCTAACTTGGATTTATGATAATGAAGCTAACAGAGATAAAGAGTATGAAGATCTATTAGCAATAGTATCAGAAAATAAAAATAGTGAAAATAGAGTAAAAGCTTTTTATGATGGAGAATATAAAGGTAACATTAAAGTATGTACTGAAAGTAATCTGCCCACTCCACCTATTTCTGATAAAGAATTTATTCTTGCTAGAGTGGAGGATACTATGGATGATTATATAGGCACTAAAGGTACTTGGACAAGGTTAGTTAGTTAGTGATTATTATAATCGCAGAGGTATATAAAATGAGTAAAATAGGAGCAGAACGTAGAAAAGTCTATAATAAAGCACTTATAGATATATACCATAGAAACACTTATGATAATACATTTGAAGATGCAGATAAAGAACGCTACCAACGCTATTGGTTACAAATTTATAATCGTTTTAAATGGTGTGAATTTTGGTATTATGAAAAGGAATATCATATAGAGGATTTTATACATTTGAGCTAGAAGAGGTTAGCTATGATAGAAGAATTACTTACCGATGAAATTGAGGACATCATACTAGAGGCTATACGAGATGGGTATAAAGAGATACATACTTTAGATGGAACGATTCCTCCTTTCGGAATACCTATTTCTGTGATAACTAAGCTTGGTGAAAAAGTTAAAGGCAAGACTGCTAGTTTATCTCATGTGGGTCCTTTAGACTTACATACTGTTGCTATCATCTATAATTATGAAACACTTGAAAAGTTTAGTATGTTGACTTTAGACCAGATTTTACTATGGAAGGAAGTAAAAGCATGAGTCAGAATAAAGTATTAAAGGTAATACAGTTTTTATCTGATCTCGAAGCAAAGGATTTAGATAATGAAAGTATACAGCACTTGTGTCAATTAATGTATAAAATGAAACAAGTTGAGTCCATGATCTTTATTAAAACCATAGGTAGACTATCTTGTGAAGTAGAAAGACTAGAAGAAAACTTAAACTTTCGTATTGAAAGGTTAGAAAATAATAACTGAGATAATATAGTATTGCGGAGAGAAAAAAGTTAAATATCCACATTGTGAATGGGAAGGTATGTATAGACAGCAGGTATTTACCTATCCTGTAGAACTAATTGGGTCATATTGTCCTAAATGCTTAAAGCTAATGAAAGGTGTAGATGATAAATCTTGTTGTGTACTTAGGCTATAGAAAGGATAGATAAATGATTAACAAAAAAGGTATTAAATGCTTTCAAACTTACAGTGATAAGAAATATTGGACAAAAGTTTGGACTAATGATAATGAGTATAGAGTGTTTCCAATTGGGTTAAATAAAGAATTTGTACAACTAGACAATGAACAACAAGAGAAGTGGCTTTTAATTACAAATTTTTTACGTCAGCATTCTATCAAATATTCTGTTCATAGATATAAAAATAGTTTGTTTTTAAGTATTAAGACAAGTAAACTACAAGGTGGATACAGTACAAAGAGTAAGGATTGCTATTCCTATATTAACCAACATCTGGTTATTGACCACTGTAAGCTATTTGATAAATGGACAAACTGTCCAATTCGCTTCGATGTTTGTACAAGAGCATTTGATAAGTTAAAAGAAAGTATAGATTTTCTTATTACAAAAGAAGGATATAAGGCTTCAAAGACTTATGCTTATTTTTATGATCCTACTCTCTTTGTAGAACATCATTTTGATATGTGTGATAATTGTGAATGGCGAAAATTTAATAACAAGTTAAACAACTGGTGTGAGCTATTCAAGGATTTTAATGGCAAATACTGTGATCAGTTTAAATCATTGTCTACAAAGAACTAATCATGAACTCTATATTTGTTATATCCACATTTGATACAAGAAAGTATAAAAATAAGCAATGGGGTATTCTTTATAAGCTTCTTAAGCTATTTAGTAAACCTGGATATGGAATCGGGTCGTTAAGACATTTGCTATTTATGGGTATACATTATTATAATGAAGTAAAACATAGAGCTCATGGCTTTTCAATGTCTTTTGAACAAGCAGATAGATGGGTAAAAGAAGATGCTGGTGATATATCTGAAGGTAAAACCAATGAGTACGCATTAATTGAAGAAATACACGAAGGTCCATTTGTTTATTATTGTGAAGAGTGTCAATGGTATAGACTTGTAGAACAAGGTGGATATATATGCTATGTAACTTGTGATAAACCACAAGATATAGGGATTGAATGTACTTGTAATTTTGGATTGGGATAAATATGAATAAGATACTGCTACCATATAATTGGGAAGACTATTTATTACTTCAAATAGAGCAAGGAATACCTGAGCAAGATGCCATAAATAATACTGTTCATTTTTATCATAAAGGTGAACAGATGGGCAGACGAGGTTTAGGTAATACCTTAATTGCCTCTCGTAATATTGTTAAAAGATCCTGGTTTAAACAGGAAGCTTTTCATCAAATCAATAGAGGCTATTATGACACAGAGTGACATAGTTACTGTTTTAAAACATGCCGGATTCAAAAATATAAGAAAGAGAACTACTGAGCGTAAAGTAGATGCAGATCTACATGGACGACGTTATTTTGGATTATGGATAAAACCTTTTGACATAAATACTAAACCATGCACACTAATAAATCAGTTAGAAACCTCTATGGATATTATTTATGACTATTGGACAGAAATAATTTAAGGATTAACCATGAAGAGCTTGTATCAAAAGCATATAGAACAGGTAAATAGGCTCAAGGTTTGGTGGAGTAATAGTAATACTTGCTACACCTGTATCTATAAACTTCCACTAAATCATAACCCAAAAGTATTCTGTCGCATGTTCTCTAAGTCACAAAAGAACTGCGTATGTTACTGTAAGTCCTAAGATATTCTTACAAATAAACGTGTAGTATTATGAGGTAGGTCAAAACTGTAAATAGAACAAACATGTTAATAAAACTATTTCCATTACAGATAAAGAGAGAAGTGAGGTATTCACCACAAGATGCCTGATGATACTCTAGTTGTTCTTGATCCAAAGGTTCATAAAGAATTAGATAGAATGAAGTTCAGAGATTTTTCATTTAATACAAAAAGGTAGTCATACTAAAAGGTAAGTGTTCAATATGCAAATAACAGTTCCTATCTTAAACATGAATAAGTGTAATCAAAATGGAGAGATATTCTCCTCAGAGGGTCTTAAGATTTCAGATAACATTCCATTTTTTGGACCAAGATGGAAATAAGATAGGTAACGTGATCTACACGTATTTTGAAGAAAGAGACAGCGCCGTTAAAGGAGTTATAGTGCTCGAGGAACATTTAGTGAAAGCCTGAATACTTATTCAGGAAGTAGATACCACTACGCATTATTCTAGTATATGGATAAACATAGCAAACGTCAAATTGATGTTCGTAGATGAAGAAAATATCATTTGGTTTAAAGACAATAAACAACAAGTTGAAATGACTAGAGAACAACTGGAGACAACATGAAATCTCACATTAAACTAGAAGAAATTATTTGGGAGATAACTGATAATTGTGAAGCAGGTTGTACTTACTGCGGATCAAAAGATTCTTTAAACAAAACTAAGATAGATAAAGAATCTATTGCCAGTATTGTTGATGCTATATACGATTATCCTCCCAAAGAAATTAGTATTTCTGGAGGTAATCCTCTTATAGTACCATATATAAGCCATGAACACTTGATCAATAAGTTAGAGCAAAAAGATGTAGTATGTAAGATACTTATTAATCCTTATAACATTTGTACCTATAACACTTGTAGTATGGATGATAGTCAAAGTGTTTTAGAACTATACGATTGGATTGGAGTATCAATAAATACTCTGGCTGAACTTAAAAGATTTAAAACTACAAAGTGTTTTAAATCTTTAATTTATAAATGTACCATTATTTCAAACTTTAATATTAAAAATATTTTTCAATTTAAGAAGATTGAAGAATTTGTATTAGCTAATAACTTGACATGGCAAATACAGTACACTATGTATGAGGATGAAGATAAATCTGAAAATGCGGTATATCAAAATGAAGAAGCGCAGAAGTTGTTGATGCAATATGTCTATACTTCTAAAGCTACTATTATATGTGCAGATAATATGAATAGCGGACCGTGTACTGCTGGATTAAAGTCTATTGGTATTTTAGCTAATGGAGATATTGTACCATGTTTATCAATGAGAAGCTATTATAGAGAACTCCCTATAATAGGAAACATTCTACAAAAGTCATTAGAGGATAATTGGGTATATAATTTTTCGGAGTTTAGATGCAAAGAATTTGTATGCTGTAAAGATATTACTAAGTGTATGGAGACTCCAATAAACAGACAAGATTTAATAGACAGGATTAAACTTTCTGAACCTTCATTACCTGTAAGAACTGAACCAATTCCAACCTTTGTTTATGCCGTAATTAAATCAAAAACTAATCCACATATTCCTTAGTATCCTTTAGATACTAATATGAGTAAACCTATTACAAATAATACAAATATTTTATCAGAGACTTTTGGTGGAAGCATTATTAATATGGGAATAACTTTAAGCAAAGTAGAGGATAAATAAATATGTGTGATAAACCACTTGCTTCAAATGATTCTAATAATTTACGACCTTTAACTGCGGAACAAGCAAGATCAATTGTCAATGATAATCTTTATGTATATAAAGAAATCAGAGAAGCTTGTGCTAATGGACTACGAAGAATAGAAAGAACTATGACCCAAACAGAAGTAGATACATTAACGAATTTGGGATATGTAATTACCCGTAGTGGTAGCACTTGTTCTTTAGTAAACATGAAAAACTATTGTATTGAATGGTGATAAATATGCGACCAACATGGGATGAGCATTTTATTAAGATAACAGAAGATATTGCTAATAGGTCAACTTGTAGTAGGCTGTCTATTGGTGCAAGGATACAGTTATGGCTTTTTGATAAAGAATGAAAACAATGATTAGACTCATTATATAAATGGCTGTCTGATTATAAATCATACTATATAATCCAGATGCTAGGCGAATGTAAGGATTAGGAGAAAAAATTATGTCCGAGAAATTTACTGTAAAAGACTCTGGTATATTGGTATGGGGAAATAAAACTTTAAAAGTTGAAAGTCCAACATATAAGAAGAGGGTGATAGATACAATTAGATCTAAAATAGTAGATGATACTAATTTAAATCGAATATCTGGTGACTCCCAAGAACCAATAGAGCCTCAAATGTCTGATTGCTGTGATAGCTATATTGAACGTTTATTGGAAAGTAAAACAATATCATCTGCTACAAAGTGTAATACAACTAGAGAACGTTTAGACTGGTTTGATCTATATCCTGATTTTCCTAAAAGATGGATGGCACAGTTTGCAGACTTGCTTGAGGGTTTTAAAATTTTTAAACCAGTAGATGCGTACATCGTGGATAATAAAGATATCCCATTAAAATGGTATCACCTTTTATTTCCATATAAACTAGTGATTATGTATTCTGAAACACTTAAAAAAGTGTACGTTAGTGCATGTTTGATAAAACCTCACACGAACTATTACATAAATGTAGACATAGACATTGTTCCAAAAGTACCAATTTAAAAAATCGAAGTAGATATGATTTATACAAGAGACTAAAATATAAACTTTACATGAGCCTAAGGGATGGATACTAAAATGATTGTACACAATTCTACTGATAATCAACAACACTTATTTTATGACTCAGCTTCTTTTGAAAAAGACTGTGAAGATCTGATAAAGACTTTAGATAGTTTAAATCTTAATCCAAACATAATTGTAGGAATAAAAAATGGTGGAAAGATGTTAACCGATAGGTTAGTAAGTTACTATTCAAAAACATCTCCTGTACCACTAATGTGGTTTAACAATCAAAGAAAACCTGAATTTACAATGTTGGGTATGCCTCAGTTGGATACAGTGTTTATAGTAGATGATATACTAGATACTGGAGATACTTTAGTAGAAATAACTAAACGTTATCTACGCATGGTAAAGTCAAAAACTCCAAAAGTAATATGTTGGATAACCTTACATAAATCAACCAATTTTGTTAAAGATCTTTCTAAAGAACTAGATGCATACATCATTAATGTATCAAAAAATGAAGTAGACTCAAATATTTGGATAGATTACTTTTGGGAAACTAAATTAGATAAAGGATAACTATATGTCAGATGGTGTTATACAGAAGAAAGAATTTAGAATTTTGAAAGCAAATTTTTTAACTTCAGGAAGTACTTATAGGATAGGAGATACTGTACCTAAAGAGTATAGACTTAAAGAGAAAAAGATGGTACCTTTGTTTTAGAGGGCTTATTTAATTGGCGTGAACAATATAGTTATGGTTCTTATTGGAAAGAATTACCTAATGTAAAAGAAGAGTAGGAGAACTTTATTATGATGACGAGGATAATGAAGTATAAAAAATTTATAAATGATGGACATGGATACTGTATTTATTGTAGTGAACGAGAACGTGACTGTTGTTGTAGTGAAAAATCTGCAGAACAGCTAGGATATACTTATACTCATATTGATGTAGTTATTAATCTTCCAGTTAAAGAACCTCCTCAAGATTTAGAAGGTATTCCATTACTAATATGGAAAGTGAACAATCCTAGCACCAAAAAGAAAAGTATAGGTGTTTGGAGAAAAGGAAAAACTTGGTTTAAAACAAGTGAGGACTTAGTTGACTATCATAATTATATTGAAGCAGAACAAGGTAAACCAATTTTCACTTCTTCAAATGTGACCTCACAAATAGGTTATCCAACACAAATTGCAAGTAGTATAGGAGATATTCGTATTTGTAGTAATAAGCCTGAGGACTATAGACTGTTTAAAACATTAGATGGATATACAGTACTTCAAGGATACTTTGCATGGCACAGCAGTAATGGTGGAGGTGGAGAGTGGAAAGAGATACCTACTGTAATAGAGAATACTAAATGAGAATCTGTGTAACTCAAGTAGAATATTGTCAAGAGTGTCTTGAGTATCCAACTGGACGAGATGAAATTGGTAGCTATTGTCATGAAGGTGTTGATCTTTCAAAAGCCGTATAAATGAACGTGGTGAGATAATTATACCAGAGGATTGTCCTCTAGCAAAAAGTTATATTTTGGACTAAAAAGGATAGTATATGGGATAAGCTAAAAGAAGAGGAACACTAGAACAAAGAATCCAAGAAGGAATAGCCAAAAAAGGAGCATTCTAATGAGCAACCCATCTAATATTACTTTAGAAGAATTTAAGAAATGGTCAGAATCAGAAGTATTGCATAAAGAAGATATGCAGTTAATTCAAGAATTAATTGAAGCTAGATATACAAAAGATGAATCTTTAGTATCTAATGATGGGGCTTTAAATAAACTTAATATCATGTCTTGTACTTGTGGATCGAGATCCTTTAATGTCCATAACTTAGGAAATGAAGTATATTGTACAGAGTGCAAGGCAGGTTTTAAAACTTCAAAAGATTTTTATGAACAGGAGAATAAACAACTTAGGTTAAATATTGAGTCTATGACTAAAGACATTAACAATTTGAAACAAGCAGGAATTATGCTACAGGAAGCTTTAAATGATATGCAAAGTAGGCTATCAAGTTCCAAAGAACAAAAAGAATTTTTTACTAGAAATCTACTTTGTTCTTTAGTATCTAATCCTTATTATTTTAATTCTGATGCCAAATCTGTAGTAGACATTGCTAAAAATTTATCTTCTGAATACTTCACTAAAAATTCTAAAACAGAAGAGGACTAATATGAAACCAGAGTATAATGCAGTCCTAAGATTAAATCTTAATGCATTAGATGATGCAGATGCAAGAGCACATATTAATATAGTTCTAAATAGTATTCCTTATCAAATATTAAAGAAATATGATATAACTCCAGATATTAAAGAGGTATTTAAGAATAAGCCTCCTAGAAAAGTGAGAATATAATGTGGAGTACTAGCACTAATCAAAAGGAGGACTTATCAAATAAAATTTTAGAGATAGCAAACATAGAAGACAGTAATTTGCGTATGCGAAAAGCTCTAAATTTAATTATCTTATGTACTATCAGTTCAGTAGATGTAAAAAGACAAAGAGACTATATTTGTATAGTTGCACAGGCTGCATTATATCCAGAAGACTATAAGGAGGTTGACTGCAATGAGCTTAATTAAGGATTTATTAGTTTGGCATAAACGATTAGGATTAGGAAAAGTACAAAATGTTACCGATACAGAAGTTATAGTTAGCTTTATCTTTTATGCACCCTCAATGGTATTTTCAATAACTGATAATGAACTAGAAATAATTAGTGGAGATAAAGTATGTATCAGAGTAGCTGATAAACCAGACCAGTATTATGATGAAACAGGAGACTATAAATGAGTGTACTTTTAAATACAGAAGACTATACTTTTGAAACCATATATAGCTATTGGAAATTAGGTTTGATAAAAGATAAAGATGAATTTATAGAGTGGTTACTAGATCAATATAAAAATGATATAGAAGAAAAGCAGGATCAAGTAGATTTAGAAGTAACTAAATTAAAAGATTTAATAAAGGATGTACAAGAATCACATCCAGACGAACTTATCTCAAAGTTATCAGAAATAAATAATAATGTTGAGAAAATGACTACTTTTTTTAATAAAAGTCTAAAATTGGTGTTATCAGAAGTTAGGACACTGACTAATGATATTAATCAAATGCAAAGATCAATGAGTGAACTACCAAAAGTAATAAGAAGTTAAAACTGTAAATAAGTAATATCGGAAGTATTGAAGTTTGTTTATAAATATCCTGCCAATATATTATTGATATTTTTAAACAGCTTCCTAATATTCTTTTTATCTAATATTCTTTTTAAAGGAGAAGCTAATGGAAATATCAGTACCCTCTCAAAATTTTATTCAACCCACCTGTGCTACAGAATCCAAAGTAACACCAGAACCACTAAAAAAGAATACAATATATCTATCAGTAGTAGGAGAACCTACAGAAGATGATCTACAAAAACTAAAAGATATTTTCAGTATGAAATTGGCAATATAGTAGTACTACATGGAGGTAAACTACATTCGATTATTGACTCCAGGTTATTCTACTGAACAAGAGAAAAGCTTAGAGTAACCTAGAGTTGAGGTTAAATCAAATGTTTGGTTAAGTACTCCACTTCATAGATAAAGAAAGAGTTAAAATGAAAGCAGATAACTTTAATACAAAGTATATTAAGTTTTTAGGAACGGGTAGTGCTTTTACCATGAAAGGCTACCAGACTAATATGCTTCTTCTGGATGAAGTACGTCCTGAGTTTAATTTACTTATTGACTGTGGAACTGATATACGTTTTGCTTTAGCTAAAGCAGGATTAACTCATAGAGATATTAAAAATGTTGGAAAACAAAAAGAACATGTAAAAACTTACTTGAAGTAAAAAGCTTCTAACACTACTACCAAAGGGAGATGTAAATGAAACTGGAACTTACACAAAATGCTAGGACTGTACTTGAGAAACGCTATCTTATTAAAGATGCGACAGGTAAAGTAATTGAAAAACCTGAAGATATGTTTAGTAGAGTAGCTTCAACAATTGCTAGTGTTAGTCCTAAAAAAGAAATTACGGCGAAAACAAATGCATTTTATAATATGATGACTTCTTTAAAATTTTTGCCTAATAGCCCGACATTAATGAATGCAGGGCGTGAATTGGGCCAGTTAAGCGCTTGCTTTGTTCTACCTGTAGGTGATTCTATTGAAGAGATATTTGAAACTATTAAACATACGGCTATGATCCATAAGAGTGGAGGAGGGACAGGATTTTCATTTTCTCGTCTACGCCCAGCTAATGACTTAGTAAAAACTACAAGTGGTGTGTCGAGTGGGCCTATATCTTTTATGAGTGTTTTTGATAAGGCTACTGAATGTATCAAACAGGGTGGCACAAGACGTGGTGCTAATATGGGTATACTTAGAGTAGATCATCCCGATATTATGAGTTTCATTAAATGTAAAGATGATATGAAGGTTTTAAATAACTTTAATATCTCTATTGGGATAACAGAAAAATTTATGGAAGCTGTAGAGACTAATAAAACGTATAAACTATATAATCCGAGAGATAAAAAAGAAGTAGGAGTACTCAATGCAAAAGAAGTATTTGACCTTATTGTGAAACAAGCATGGAGAAACGGTGAACCTGGAATAGTATTTTTAGATAGAATAAATAAAGATAATCCTACTCCACATATTGGTGAGATTGAGTCTACAAATCCATGTGTTACAGGTGACACTCTTATTCTTACCAAGAAGGGCTATAAGAAAATTGCTTCCAGAGTAGGCAAGAAAACAAAGATCTGGAATGGAGAAGAATGGTCTACGACTATACCTGAGATTACAGGATATAACCAAAATATTCTTAAAATTCAATTTTCAGATGGCTCCTGTTTATCTTGTACCCCAAAGCATAAATTTGTATTAGCTGATGGGTCTAAACGTGAAGCTCAAGAATTAGAAGAAGGTGCAAAACTTCAAAAGTGGAGTTTTCCCATCATTAAGGGTATTAAGCAAATAAAATCTAAGAAAGCCTATACTCAAGGTTTTTATAGTGGAGATGGAAGTAAAGGTCATAATGATATTTGGTTATATGAAGACAAGATTAAACTTAAAGACAAGCTTCTAATAAAAAAATGTATCGACTGTAGTAATGACCGCCAGAATAGACTTATGGTAGAAACGGCATTCTCTGTACGAGATAAATGTTGGGTTCCATCAAGTAAATATACAGTTGATACTCGTCTTAGTTGGTTTGCTGGGTTAGTTGATAGTGATGGCTCCTATCAGAATGAGAATGGGCTTACTATTTGGTCAGTAGATAGGGCATTTTTGTCTGACGTAAAGTTGATGCTTTCTACTTTAGGTTGTTTCTCAACGCTAAGTCTTGGAAAAGAAGCAGGTATTTCTTATCTACCAGATACTAATGGAGAGCCTAAAAAATATAACGTACAAGATTGTTATAGACTTGCTATTAACAAGTTTAATACTTTTAAATTGTTAGATTTGGGACTCAAGCTTAATCGGGTCAAAATTGAAGATAAAGAGCCTAATAGGGATGCCTCTAGGTTTATAACTATTACAAGCATTATAAAAAGAAATAAAAAAGAAAATACAGTTTATTGCTTTACTGAGCCTAAAAAGCATACAGGTATCTTTAATGGCATTATGACTGGACAGTGCGGTGAGCAGCCGTTGCTACCTTATGAAAGTTGTAACTTAGGTTCTATTAATCTATCCAAATTTGTAGTAAATTCTACTATTGATTATGAAGGATTAAAAGAAATAGTAAATTTATCTGTAGAATTTTTAGATAACGTTATTGAAGTAAATAAGTATCCTTTAAAGCAAATTGATGAAATGACTAAAGCAAATAGAAAAATTGGCTTAGGTGTAATGGGATGGGCAGACATGCTTATCTTGTTAGGTATCCCATACAACTCTGAAGAAGCTATAAATCTCGCAAAAGATGTGATGCGGTTTATTCAAGATCACGCTATTTTAAAATCATTAGAACTAGCAAAAATACGTGGATCATTCCCTAACATTAAAGGTTCTATCTTTGACAAGAACATGAGAAATGCTACTGTTACAACTATTGCTCCCACTGGAACAATATCCATGATAGCAAATGCATCATCAGGTATTGAGCCATTATTTGCAGTATCTTATGTAAAAACAGTAATGGATGGAACCCGTCTAATTGAAGTAAATCCTATGTTTGAATATATAGCTAAGTCACGTGGATTCTATTCACCACAGCTAATGGAAAAAATTGCAGAACATGGTACTATTCAGAACATTCTTGAAATTCCAGAAGATGTTCGTAAAGTATTTGTAACATCTCATGATATTAGCCCTGAGTATCATGTGCGTATGCAAGCAGCTTTTCAGATGTACACTGATAATGCTGTTTCTAAAACAGTAAACTTCTGTAATAGTGCCACTATTAAAGATGTAGAAGAAGTATACATGCTGGCGTATAAAACAGGCTGTAAAGGAGTTACGATTTATCGTGATGGATCAAGAGATGAACAAGTATTATCTACTATAACTAAAGTAGAAAATACACCAGAAGAAAAAGTAGATAGCGGAGTAAAAGAACGGCCTAAAGCTCTAAAAGGTGCTACTTACCAAATGCAAACAGGCTGCGGTCCACTTTATGTTACAATAAATGAAGATAAAGATGGGCTTTTTGAACTGTTTACTACTATGGGTAAGGCTGGAGGATGTGCAGCTTCTCAAGCTGAAGCCTTGGGACGCATGATTAGTCTTAACTGGCGAACAGGTGTGCAAGCCAAACAAGTAGTTAAACAATTACTTGGTATATCTTGTCACATCCCTAGTGGATTTGGCGATAATCGTATTCTATCCTGTTCCGATGCAGTTGCTAAGGCTATTCAACTGCATCTACTTGAGGTAGGACATATTGACAAAGTTCACAAAGCTACTATTGAACGTGGTGCCTGTCCTGAGTGCGGTGGAATTGTAGAGCATGAAGGTGGATGTAATATATGCCACGTATGTGGATATTCTGAATGTGCCTGATAGTAATTAAGAAGAGAGGTGTATATACACCTCTCTTAATTTCAAGAGGAATATATGCGTACATTTTTTATTTCTGATCTTCATTTACAACACAAAAATTGTGCAGAGTGGAGAGGATTTTCATCTTTAGATGAGCATGATGAATTTATTATAGATAACTGGAACTCAAGAGTACGAGATAAAGATAAAGTAATAATTACTGGAGACGTTTGTTTTCAAACAAATAATCTTAATATTTTGTCTGAATTAAATGGTATAAAACATTTAGTTTTAGGTAATCATGAACATACTTCTGTATCCAGGTATCAAAACTTTTTTAATAAAATTTCCAGTCTTCTTACTTATGCTAACAAGTTGGTTCTTACTCATATACCTATACATCCTTCTCAACTAAAACATAGATACTTAGATCATGTAAATATACATGGTCATATCCATAGGAATGAACCTTTGCTGTTTATCCATGATGTTAATTACTTTAATATCAACTGTGAGTTTCATGAGTACATGCCGATTCTTTTTGATGATCTAATGGAAATGATTAGTCGTAAGCAAGAAGGGATATATAGCGAATATGGAAATCTTTAAAACAATATTTGGATCACATTTATACGGTACTAATACAGATAAAAGTGATCTTGATCTTAAAGGTATTGGACTTCCCACTATTGACCAGATATTACATGAGGAAAAAACAGGAAAAAAGATGAAGATAATCTATCGACATTCAACTGGTAAAAATAATAATAAAAATACTAGTGAAGATGTTGATACTGAAATCTATAGTTTAAAATACTTTATTGAACTTGCGTTAGAAGGTCAAACGGTAGCCTTAGACATGCTACATGCACCAAAAGAATTTTGGATGTTACATCATCTACTTTGGTATTATATCTATAGCAATCGTTCATCCTTTTATTCTAAAAATCTTCATTCCTTTATTGGGTATGCTCGTAGGCAAGCAGCAAAGTATGGCCTAAAAGGAAGTAGACTAGCTAATGTTCAAGAAGTAATACAGTGGATGGAGCAGCAAATATCAAAATATGGTCCACGTACTAAATTAAGGGATGCTGATTTAGATACCTTTCCTAAAGGAGATTATATTAAATGGTTGGAAGCACCAGACTCTAGCACTGCACATCCTGATCTACAAATAATTCCAAGTGTAAAAATATGTGAAAAAACATTTACTGTTACTACGCCGCTTAATTTTATACTAGCACCACTGGTTAAATATGATTCAGAATATGGAGTAAGAGCCAGACAGGCAAAGGATAACGCTAATATTGATTGGAAAGCAATCAGTCATGCCTTTAGAGCAGCCTACCAAGTACGAGAGCTATTTACTAAAGGCACTATTACATTTCCATTAAAAGAAGCACAAGAGCTAATTCAAATTAAATTAGGTATATTAGATTATTCTGAACTTGAAACAAAACTAGAAGAGTTGATTCAAGAAGTACTAGAATTAAAAGATAATAGTGGACTTCCAGAAGAGCCAAATAAAGATATATGGAATGGCTTTGTTGAAGATACTTATCTTGCAGTTAAATCAGGAAAATATAAATAGGGAGTATGTATGCTTAGGTTAGAGTATCTACCACATAATAAATGTTATCTTGAATCTAAAGCACACCAATGTTGTTGTGTATGCATCAATAGAAAAAGATTAATGGGACATCCGTGGTTTAATAAACAAAGTATTAGTAAACATACTGGGATTTATGTTTGTATAGCAGATAAAGATAACAAAGGCGAGTGTATGCTTACAGGAGAGCATAGTATAGGATGTGAACACTTTTCAAGGAAGGGTAAACCTTAATGTATAAAGTTAAAGAACTAGATCAGATAGAAGAAGACTTACCAAATATAAATAAAAGTAGAACTATAGAACTAATAATTATGAGCTTAATTAATACGTGCAGGAAACTATATCGTTTATTAAATAAGCGCAATAAGAAAAATTTGTTTCTTATTACTAAAGAATACCATAAACGACAGGATTTGACTTCTTGTAAATTTAGTATAACTTTTCAAGACCATGATGGGAATGTAGATAGTTTAGTCTATGATAGTCCTCCTTTTAATCTACAGGATAATAAGGACTTTATTAGAAGTGTTATTTTTACTGGATTCAGTTTATGGGCACAATCTCAGGGATATAAACTAATATTAGAAAAAGATGAACAAGCTAGTGGAGAAAAAGCAAGTGTTTAAAGTAGATATTTATCAAGATCAAGTATATTGTCAGAATTGTGGTGAACTTCTTATCCATGATATTCAGCAAATTAGTGATGGATACCATACCATTGATGAATTGTACAAACACCGTATTGCACTCTTTATAGCATTAATGAGTTGTAATACTAAAATTAGCTGGTGGAGTCGTTTACATTATGATGGAACAATGTTTGAAGGTTATGTTATTGCAGGTATTCAATTACCTACTGGAATGATTACATACCATTTTAAAAATATGTATATCGAGTATCTAAAAGTTGCAGGTATTAAAGAACTAGAAAATGCTCCTGAATGGGATGGACATACCTCGCAAGATGTTGTTAAGAGATTACTAGATGCAGTAAAGCCTCATTACTAAAAGGAGAAATTTATGAACGCCAAGTAATTAGACATAACAAGTGTAAAAGCCTGTGAAATTAATAATGTTGGAAGAAAACTTGTGGAGGATAGATTGTAATGAAAAACTTTATTACATTTGAAGGTGGAGAAGGGAGTGGTAAGACTACTATTATTAAAAAAGTAGATGCACTTATAAGAGAGATTGAGTGTAGAGATATCTATAATAGGGAAACATGCAAGGAAGAAAATGAATTTTTAAAAGCATACCTTACAGATGCTAAAGGTGCTATACTGACTCGTGAACCTGGTGGTTGTCAAATAGCAGAACAGATTAGGAATGTTATTCTTCATCGTGATAATATTACAATGAATGGAGTAACTGAGTTCTTTTTGTTTTGTGCAGCACGTCAGCAACATTTAGTAGATACAGTTATACCTGCTTTGAAGGATAATAAACTTGTACTATGTGATAGGTATTATCATAGTACCTATATCTATCAATGCCGTACCCGTAAATGTGTCAATGAGCGTGATTTTGATGATCTAAATACTAAAGCTATTTCGGTGGATAAAGTAGCATATCATCCAGGTTTAGTATTAGTATTTGATGTAGACACGGAAACAGGTTTAAGTCGTTCTACTAAGAGAAATGTAGACCAAAATAATCAGCAAGTACGACTAGATAATGAAACCCTAGAATTTCATAAAACTGTGAATAAAGAATATTCACAATTACGACCCAATTTTTATGTAAAGAATTTAGTCCACATAGATGCTAACAAACCGCTACGGGAAGTATACTTAGATGTTGTTAAAGTTATAACTAATTATTTATCACTAGCTCAAAAATAACAGTGGATGCTTGGGTTATAATTAAAAAAAGGAGAACTTACATGAGTGAAAGTCAACAACAACAAAGAGAAGGAATAGCTTTAGCTTTAAACTCTGATTTCTTAAATAGTCTGATTGATCAGATAGTAAAAGTCTGTTATTACGCTAATAAGCAGTATAGTTATGTTATCGGTGACTTTTCTTTTCCTGAGTATGAAAATGCCAATCCAGAAGTATTAAATTCAATGAGACAAGGTGTTATAGCAAGACTTAGTAATCCAAATATTTCAGATGAAGAAAATCATAATCAATGGATGAAACAAAGAATGTCAGAAGGATGGAGTTATGGTGAAGTTAAAGATGAGGATTTAAAGACACATCCTTACTTGCTAGAGTATTCAAAGCTACCACCACAAGTAAGAGCAAAAGATGCAATTTTTGGTAGCATTACTTTAGCAATGATTTCAGAATATTTTGAAATATAGAAAGGACTTAAACATGCGAGCACAAATTGTAGATGTAAATTATGAGGTTTGTGTAGTATCCTTGAAAGTAGTAAAAGAAAAAGTTATTATTCCTTATACGTGTTTGGCTGAACCTTTAGAGAATTATATGGTATTATGTGATGGAGAAATTGTCCCAAAAAATTGTATAGGTAAAGAACACATTATACTTTCTGCTATGCCTAAGGCTTCTACTAAGAGTATCTTACTTTTTGTGTATCAGCCTAAATCTAGTAACGAAACAAAAGCTAATATTAAATCAGTTCTTCTTGAAGCTAATGATATTGTTGAAAGTCGTCAAGCTAAATATGGAGATATAGCAGAGTCCTTTACTGAAATTGCCTTGTTGTGTAATTTAACCTTCACTAAGGATGAGATGACAGATGGACGTATGTCTACAGAGAAAGTATTAAAGACCATGAAAGCTGTTAAGCTTATTCGTGATAAGTATAGTCCTGATAATCCAGATCACTTACGAGATGAACTTGGTTATGGTGCTATTCAGCATAAACTTAGATTTGAATAATCATAAAAGGGTAGTTAGCCAAGTGCTGGCTACCCTATTTCTTGTTAAGGAGGATTAAATAAGTTATGTGTAAAGAACTTAAAAATGGAATCCCTATACTTATGTCTAAAACAAAAAATAAAACACTAAAAAGACAACACAAAAGACATGAGGATATTTTGAATGGTAAAAATATCGTTTTGTCAGAAAGGGAATTGTATGTACGTCAAAATGGCTGCTGTTTTTATTGTTTTAATCCTATGTCTCCTGCACCTTACTCTAAAAAGTATTTGGATGGTTGGACAAGGGATCATTTTTATCCAAAAATGTTTAATAACCATTTGGAATCAAATATGGTACTCGCTTGTAGAACATGCAACAAAGGAAAAGATAATGATGCTCCATTGATAAAAGAAATGGATAGATTTAGAGCAATATACTTACTTGAAAAAGACCTTGGTGGTATATTTGGTACACAACAGACAAAGAAAAGAAAATATAAAGCTACAGAAAAAAGCCCATATTGTGCTTGTCAAATGAATAAGAAACCTAAAGAAAGAATTGAAGTAATATGGGAACAAGCTGATGGTAAGCGAATATGTAGAGAAGAAGGACTAATAAAATATTATCAAGTTACGTGCCCTGAGTGTGGTAAAGAATTTTCTATAGTAAAGGAAAATAAGGATCTAGGATGAAAATTAAACTAATAATTACTGAGTCTAATAAACTTATTAAATCTTTTAAAGCCAAAGTAAAGAGGCTTGAATCTAAACAAAAGAAGCAAGCTCATAATTTACAATGGCTTAATATTGAACATACCATAAAGTCATGTAAAGAATTTATGGATACTGTCTCTGAACTTAAAAAGACAAAGCTCAAGCTAAGTGAAATAAAGGATTCAGTAGATTATACCATTATAGTAGAAGCAAAAAATAAAAAATATGAGATTACATTCAATAAATGCTTTTATGGTGACTATCTTACAACACCCTTAGATCATAAATATTTAATAGCTAATGGCATATCAATACATAATAGAAAACTGGATAAACATTATGATATTCTTACCTTTATGCCTATTACGGAAGTGCTTATATCATTCTGTATTGAATGTGCTTCTGGAGTAGTTACCTTATCCTGTTCAAGCACTAATGTTGATCTTGAGATTGTAAGGACTCAAAATGTCAAGACAGATAATTAAACAGCCTAATGGTAAATACGCTGTATTTAGTTCAAATACTAATTCTTTTATTATTGAAAATTGTACACGGGAAGAACTAGAAATATTTTATATTGAAGAAGAAAAAGCTAAAATAAAAAACATTTTAGATATTATTATTGGTAAATTAGACGCAGGTATTAAACCATACTATCAGTTTACAATGACTTATGAAGAAGCTAAAAACACAATAAAGGAGAAACAATATGCAAGTAACACTAAACATAGACGCATCACAAATGGGCGATACAGTTCTAGATATTTTTAAAAATCTTACTACTGAACAAAGATCAGAACTTGCAATGTCAATGATGAAACAATGGTTTGCTGATCCTATTGATTTTGAAAAAGCTAATTGGATTCAGCAAGAAATTATGGATATTAAAAAGACTTGGACAAAACCCTGCGGTAATGATTATTGGAGTCCGAGTGTACCTGAAAAGTTTAAGAGTTTTAATCTCGACTGGACCTTAAAAAGTAAGATTGAAAAAGGAATCGCCACAGATGAAGAAATAATGTTTAGCGCTGAGTTCCAAAAATATATGGTACAAAATTTTACGTCTACTAGAGATATGATGGTACAGATAGTAATAGAGGAAGCTCGAAAGGTATTCAATACTCACGTTTCTACCTTTGTAAAAGAAGATCCTCAAATGGAAGAAATAAAGAATACTACACTACAAGAAGTAGTTAGAGCCTTCCCTGAAATGGCTCAACATGCCTTAGTATCTTATTTTATTGCTAACATGAATGGAATGGCAAATCAGTTAAATAACATGAATGCCTTGATGCCTTCTATGCAGTATTCTCTACAGAATGTATTGAATAAACTAAATGGGGGCAACAATGAGTAAAGGTTTAATTTCCACTAATGAAAAAGGTAGTGTTTGGATAAATGGGTGTACTTACTGTTGTGCAGAATGTGGATACATAGGTTTTACTAAACTTCTATCTGATGACGGGTCAGCATACCAATGTGAGAATTGTGAAGAAGTATACATCGGACAGAATGAGACTTTTATACCATATGGAGTAGATGAAGTTCTGCATAATTGGAGAGCTTTATGAGTAATGTAAAATCAGATGCTCTTATTGATGAAATTTATGGAAACTATCCCTGAAAAAAAATGGAGTCTCACTGGTGTGGATGAGAGTTGGGTCCTTGCGCTTGTTTAGGATGTGTGCAAATAGGCCGAGAATACTTACAAATAATATACAGATACCTATGGACAAGGTAGACTAGATAACGTTACACCTAAGGAATACTAGTTATGGCCATTAAGTTTATTGATGGTAATCTATTTGATAGTGGATGCATGATATGGGTTAATACCGTTAATTGTGAAGGTGTAATGGGTAAAGGTATTGCTCTTGAATTTAAGAAACGATTTCCGGAGATGTTTAAAGAGTATAAGGTGTCTTGTAAAAATAATGAAGTGCGAGTAGGAAAAATAGGTGTACACAAGACCTATAGCTTGCTAGATAATCCTAAATATATCTTTAACTTCCCCACCAAAGTTCTATGGAGAAATAGTTCTAAGCTTGAATATATTGAACAAGGACTAATTGACTTAGTATTCAAACTAGGAGAGTTGAATGGTCGGTTAACAACAGTTAAAGACCATACTAAACTTTCAATAGCTATTCCTGCATTAGGGTGTTCAAATGGAGGATTAGATTGGATGCAAGTAAGTTCACTAATGAACAAAGTACTTACACCTATTTCAGATGAAATAATTATTGAGATTTATAAACCTCATGAGGATTAAGCGATGACTTATATAGGTATAATTGGAAGCCGTACTAGAAATTCGGATCATGATAAAAAGGTATTAAAGAAAACCCTGTTAGAAGAGATAGCTAGATTAGGAAATAACTTCTCTAAAATAAGAATAGTCTCTGGAGGTTGTCTTACTGGTGGAGATCATTTTGCGGAAGAACTAGCAAGAGAACTAGGATTACCCATTCTTATTTATTATCCTCAGATATGGAACATTGATAAAAATTTAGCTGAAATAAATGGTAAAGCAGCTTATGCCCAAGTTGCTTATGCACGAAATACTAAAATAGCGGATAAAGCTAATATTCTTATTGCCTTAGTTAGTAGTAATCGTGAAGGAGGAACTGAGGATACAATTAAAAAGTTTTTGACTAAAAATACTAGGGAAGCCTTGATTCTAATTTAAGAGGGTTAAAATGACTTTTAAAGATCAGATTGAATGTAGTAAATATGCAGTACAAATTAAAAAATTTGTTGAGTATCTAGTTAGTACAGACTTTGAAAGTATCACAGATGAGGAATTTAATTTTTTAGAACTACTACATAAGGCTAGTGGTTTAACTATTGAACATTTAGAGCAAAAGATTAGCGAGGGTGTAACTGTTGAAGAACTAATATTAGTAATAGATAATTTAATTGAACTAAGACTAGGTAAGGAGAATAATTGTGAGTGTAAAGGTCGTTGAGTGTAAGGTTGTTTGTCTGCAAGCACCTACTATCCGTAGCCAAGAACGCTTGAGTGCAAAGGCCGCTAAGTTCTGTACCAGCCCGAAGTCTATAACTGAAATAATGAATGACGATAGTGATGATGAAGCTATTCTTAAACGAGTAGTAGGCTACGGCCATTTATCTGTACTAGAGTTTGATAATTGGATTTTTGGTGTAGAGGGAGTATCAAGAACATTGACTCATCAACTTGTAAGAAAAAGGATTGCTAGTTACGCCCAAGAAAGTATGCGCTACACAAGTCAAGATGGGGAATATCAGATAATTGTACCTAAGAGTCTTGAAGGTAAAACTGCTACTATTCGTATACCTTTTAATTGTTTACCTGGTAATTTACAAGAGAGTCCTGAATTTAAGAAAGGTATGGATATACAAGTATCTTTAGAAGAATTAGCGGATATATCTCATCAATGGTACGAAGGAATGCAGGCTAAGTCTGTGCCTAATGAAGACAGTCGCTTTGGTCTCCTAGAAGCATCAAAAACAAAGATAATGATTCAGATGAATAGTCATGCTCTTCTTGATTTCTTTGCTGAACGTACCTGCAGTTGCGCTCAATGGGAAATCCGAGGTATGGCTAGAGAAATGCTTAGAATCTGTAAAGAACTAGATCCTGTAGTATTTGAAAATGCTGGACCTAAGTGTATTAAACTAGGATACTGCCCTGAAGCTAAAGCAAAGCACTGTGGGCTACGCCCTCACAAAACTGATATTTAATAATTTATAATATATAAAAAATGGAGGAAATCATGAGCATAAAAAATAAGATAAAAGATCTCTTAACAATTAGACAAACAAAAACTGAAAATTTGGAAAATGACAATTATCAGTATGTAGTTGCACAAGGTTTAACTTCAATGGTTAAGTGTGAATCTTGTGGAGAAGTATATTTTAAATATAATCCTATTCAAGATAAAGTATTTAGCATGTTAGATATAGGTTGTTTTAACTGCAATAATAAACAATATTATACTTTCGTATCTTTAATGCTAGATGTATATGAAAAGAGCCAGATTAAAAAGAAACAGCATGTAAAAAAGATAGTTTTAATTGCAGGATCAATAGTAGAGTATTCTATAGAAGATATTGAGACAATAAGCTGTGATCAGCTTAGATCACATATAATAAAAGGAATTCCTGTTTGGCTTAAATTTTTAGATCTTAAATATTCAATTTCAGTTAATTGGCAATCCAATGAAAATTGAAAAGTATGAAGTTAAAACCTTTAAAGAAGTTTTAAAATGTGAAGAGAAAAACTGCGATGGATACTTAGAATTTACAGGTAAGGTAGAGTCTCAAAAAGATATTAAAGATACATCTAAGTATATTACTCTCTATGAACACGTATGCACAAAGTGTACAAATTCAAAAACTATAGTAAATGAAAAATATCCTCGTTTAGTATATGAATAGAAAGAAATGACTATGAAGTTTAAACTAGATACACTTGATAAGGATAATGAGAAATTTGCTCCTAAATTTGTAGTTCAAGAACATAATGCACTTAAAGCTGGATTACATTATGATTTAAGACTTCAAGTTGGAACGGTTTTATTTAGCTGGGCTGTACCTAAAGGTATTCCCAAAAAACCTGAAGTAAAAAGGTTAGCTATTAGAACTGAAGATCATAGTATGTCCTGGATTTCTTTTGAAGGTGTTATCCCTAAAGGTGAGTATGGTGCAGGAATTGTTAAAGTATATGACAGTGGTGTATATATACCACTAGAAGTTACAAACAAAAAACTTATTTTTAAATTAAAAGGTAAAAAATTTAAAGGTATATGGATGTTAGAACTTATGTATGAAACAAAGTGGTTGTTATCAAGAATGAAGGAGGAAAACTAAAATGGTTTTTGTATTCACTGGAGCTAAAATTCTGTCCATTTTATGGGAGTATAAAAAAGAGATAATAATAGGAATTTTAGTATTAATATTGATAGGATTTGGATATTATTTCAAGAAAGTATTAGCAGATAATAGAGCCAAAGATGTAAAGATTCAGAGTCTAAATGAAGATATAACAAGAGAAAAAATATCGGTAGATCGTTTGAGTAAATCTAATGACTTGTTATCCGCAGATCTTAAAAAGTATATAGATACAACTAAAGTTATACAAGAAAAGAACTCAAAGCTAGAAACTAAATATAATAATCTATATGCAAATTATATTAAGTATTTAAAGTCAATTCCACAAGGCGAAATAAAATTGGGAGGATTAACAGATGAAGGTACTAAATGTAATGTCACTAAAAATTCTATTCTTGAGCCTGTTGTTATTATTCCTTTCGGCGTGCCAAAAACCGATAGTTTGCCCACCAGTACCGGAACCAATTAATTGTCAGTATAAAGTATGGCCAGTTTCAGAAAGACCTTCATTAATAGAAGTGAAAGCTAGACGCTTAGATGATCCTGAAGTAATAGGAGGTTTAAGTAGAAAAGATTTAGAACTGTTACAAGAAAACTTAAATAGGATTCTATTATGGGGAGATAAAAACTATAATACATTATTAGAAATAAATAAACTATCATCATCAAAAGTTCCGGTTGTCAACAAATAAAGATGAAGATGAAGATAAAGAAAGAGCCTGTGTAAAATTTTACACAGGCTTTCTCTATAACCTAAATGTCTACTTCTTCTAAAGAATTTATATAATCTGCTGCCTCAGTTTTTTCTTGTTTCTTCTTATTAACTAATGATGGATACTTTTTCTCAAAGAATTCTTTTAGTTTAACTGGGTCACGCTTCAAATAAAAGTTTACTACCTCAGAGATTTTATCCTCAATAATCTTATCATCTTTACTTTCCTCTTCTTCATCATCTATTGGTTCAGTATCTTCTATTTCTTCTCCGTATTTAGTTGTACTTTTAGGTTCTCTAACCTCTGTCTTTTCTCCGTTCTCATCATCAATATCTTCATATTCATCTTCATCTTCAGTGTCTATGTACTTAACATCTAGCTTATCTGGTGCATCTTCAAAAGCTTGTTTCAATTTCTTCTTCAAAACATCTGGAATACCTTCTATATCTTTATCCTCTATTTCTTTTTTCTTGGCTGTAACGTTTTTAAGCTCTTCAATCGGGTCATTGGATTCTTTTTTGCTATTGACTTCATCTTCTGTAACTTCTTCAATGTCGGAGTTTTCCGCAAGCTCATTTTTATTGTCATCAGCAGACACGACCTTTTTCTTATTGTTAGATTTTCTTTTACTATTAATCTTCTTCTTTTTACTTTTACTATTAGTATCATCTTGATAATAAGTATCAGGTTGTCCTGTACTGTCTCGTTTCAATTCTAGCATTTCTATATACTGCCTAAGTTGATCTTCATTTCCAGTAAATTGCATATTCTTAGATAACTTAATATGGTATATACCATCTTTGTCTGCTTTTGCAGATTTAAGTTTTTCTAGTTGTTCTTCATATGTTAAATATCCAATAAGATCATTCTTATTTAAACCTGCTTTCTTATATTTAGACCACAATTCTTTTTTAGATAAATTACCATAGTCTGATCTGAAAGTATCTTTATCTTCTATTGATAATGACTTAGGTGTAATAGATTCTATATACTTTCTCTGTTTTTCTATTTGCTCTTCTCTTTCTCTTTCTAACTTTTCAAGATGTTTTCTTTTTCTTTCTTCAAGAACGTCATCTGTTATTTCAAGTGCTTCTCTACCTAATACCGCAGCAAATGGACCTAATATTATAAAAGCCGCTGAAAACAAAGCTAATTTAGCAAAGGTAGATTCACCTATCTTTCTATAAGTATCGGTTAAGAAAATTTTACCGTCTTTTACATAGGTTGATCTATTTGCTACTATATCCTCTGCCATCTTTTTTCGTTTTTCTCTAGGCAATTTCTTTATTTCTTCTTTTACTTCTTCTGTTATTTTTGCTGCGTCCTTTTTAACTTTTTCTTCTGAATAAATATTATCTGGCTCTTTTTGTTCTTGTTCTTTTTGTTCCTCTGTTTTTACATCTACATCTTCCTTTTTAGTATTATCTGGTTCTTTTTCATTATCTGATGTTTTTTCATTATCAGGAGCTTTTTCATTATCTTCATTTTTTTCATTATCAGGAGCTTTTTCATTATCTTCATTTTTAGTATTATCAGGTGCTTTAGACTTCTTATTCGCAGAACCTTTCTTTTCTTTTTCCCACAAACGTTCTGCTTTGTATGGTTCTATTTTTTCACCAATTTTACGTTCATTTTCTAATCTACGTTGTTTCTCTTTATTCGCAAGGTTTTCTTTCTCTTGATCTGACATCTTTAACCAAGTTTTAGATGGTTTATCATCTTTACTTGAATCATATTTCTGATTAGCTTTTTTAAGATCTGACAGTTTAATTGCTGCAATAGTTAGTTTCATGTCCATGCCACCTTTGTATCTGGATCGGTATTTGTAAAATTATACATATTTATTTTATACCAATCTTCTGGCGTAATATTAAAGACAGTATGAAGTTTTAAATTTATAAGTATTCTCCAACCATACTCATACGCTAATTTTTCTCTATCATTTCTTGATATATTAGTATTCTTTTTATTATATAAGTATGAATGCCAGTGTCCTAGTTCATGAGCAAGTATAATTATTTTCTTTCTTAGTTTTTCATTTTTTGAAACATAAATCTTCTTGTTTTGATAATCGCACCGACCTAAAACAGAAATATTATCTATAAAAATAACTTCAGTTCCAAGCCCTCTAGCTATATCTACAAGTTGTTGTAGATGCTTATTCATCATTAACCCCTCCTACTATAGTGTTATTTTAAGTAATGTGGAGAATTAGTTTTTATAGCCATTTTTAAATATTCAGCAAAATCTTTAACTGATTCTGCTTTTAAATAGCTTTCTTTAATAGAAGGATTGGAGATATGCGACTTTGTACTTCTCATGAAATCATCTTTTTCATCTATAGTTTTATCTAAATATACGACTATATCTTTAACTGACACTTTATTAAGTTTTAAATTTGAAGCACTCAATACACTCTGTCTCATCTTATCTCCAATCATGCTTTTCTTTTATCAACTCTAAATAAGTTACTGCAGTGTTTCTCCACCATTTCTTTTCCTTTAAATTTTCATAAGAATGTTCTTTACAATAGTCCAAAAGAACTTCATATTGTATTTTATTAAAAGAATTCCACAATACGTTTTTATCTACAACAACCTTAAAAGGTAGTTCCTTTAAAACTGATTCATTATAGAATCCAATCAAATAACCTAATAGTAATTTATCAAAAGCTCTATCTTCATCTTGATTTAAATTGCTTGGATGATATTTAGCATTAGATAAAATAGGAAACAGATCTGATGCAGTTTTTATATATTTTCTTTTATCTTTATACACAGGTGAAATGTTATTGCAGTTTCCTATTACTTTAAAAGAACTTGTTGATAAAAATACAGCTTGAATTGGTTCTGACTCATGTATAATACCTTGTCCATGTTTGTCTGCAAAACCAGAATAACCACATTTTCTCAAAAGCCAATTCCATTTGATAGAAGCTATTCTTCTTTCAACATCTGTAAAGGAATTTATACTTAAAATTGGTGTAGTACTATCCTCTGAAGGGACAGCTAAATTCATAGATATTAATCTGCATAAATTCCAAAAGAAACCACCAGGATTTTTTACTTTTGTAGTTATTATATTCTTAGCATAAATATTTGCCCATTTATCATACACTTTTTGTTTATACTCTTTCTTCCAGCGTTCTATAAAAGCTACATCATGAGTATTAGTATAAGATAAATCTACTTCCATGTTTTTTAAAGATTCTTCTATAAACAGATCTTTTAAAAGTTCTGAATCCTTATCATAGTTTTTAGAAGTATAATCAGAGTATAAATCATCTATAAAGATATTTGAGTTAGACTTTGGGGTTATTATCCAAATATGAGGTAAATTAGCTGCAAAAGGCAATTTGTTAAGTGAAGATGCATAGTCTAAATCGTATTCTACCCATACTGTAGCTAATGGATAGGTATAAATACCTAAAGGGGTATTATATTTACTTTTAGGATTTATACCTATCTTGTTTATCTCAGTGAAACTAATATAGGCATTTGGATCATTTTTCCACTGCCTTAAATAATCAACAGCAGATATTTTCTTATTTTGAGTAGGATTTTTTCTAGCAGCTATAGATACTTTTCTCATATCCTAAATACCGAAACAGATTCTTTTACTTCTTCAATGAATACAGTTGAACCTATAGAGCTGAATAAAATAAACACTATGCAAATGTATACTATTACCTTTGTTTTTAACATATAGTTTTTAGTAAAATTTAACATCTAATTCTCCTTTTATAAAACACCTTTATCTTTAAACAATTTTATTGCTTGGTCTGGAGATATTATCTTTATCTTCAAATCTCTAGCTTTCTGCATTTTAGCACTAGTACTATTCGGATCTTTTGCTACAAGATAGGTCAATCCATTTTTAACAGATGATTCTACTTTACCGCCATTTGCTATAAGTAGTTCTTCTAAGTCTCTTTGTCTAATGCCAGTCCAACAAATAGATACATTTGAAAATACATTACTTAATTTCTTTTGTTCCTTCTTCTTGTTTATTTTTAATACATCAGAATTTCTTTTCAAAAATGAATTAAAAGGTTTAATACCTTTTGCAAATTGAATTGCAGTGTTAGAACTAAATCCAGGTATTTTAGAAATTTCTTCTGCTACAGTTCTTACTGTATAACCTTTCCATCTACTAAACATTTCATCTTTATAAACTTCGTATATTTTATCTAGTCTTGTTTCTCCAAAGTTTACTCCAAAGTATGGAGTAGCAGAAGCTAGAGTAGGTAAGTCTACAGTCTGTAATGCTTTAGTAATACCTTCATATAATTTTTCTGCACTTTTCTTTTGAATACCATCAATAGATAATAAATCTTTTACAGTAATGTGAATTACTTTATCTATAGAGTCAAAGCCGTGTTCATAAAAACGTGTTATTAAGCCACGTCCAAGATAATCTACTCCTATCCGACTAAAGAATCCGGATATTTGTTTTATCTTTACAGTATCATTCTCATGTGGTTCAGATAATACTAAATCAACTTTTGTATCATTCCATTCATAATTACCTACTACATCTTTATCTGGCATTTGAGGTTTCTTAGCTTTATCTATTACTTTAAGTATATGTGGAATTACATCGCCAGAACGTGTTAATAATACCTTAGCTCCAGGACCTAATTTATTTTCATAAACAAAAGAGGCATTAAAAGCTGTAGCATATGATACAGTAACACCACCTAATTTTACAGGAAAAATACGAATCCGTGGTTTTAAATATCCATGTTTAGATACAGCCCATACAACTTCTAGTACTTTAGCTTCAACTTTTTCAGTATCACCAGTCTTAAATGCTTTAGCATATTTAGGATTTATTGAATTAGTTTCATTACCAAGGGATTGTCTGATCTTAGCATTATTTACTTCTATTACAGCCCCATCTAAATCAAAGTCACCCATTAGCTTTCTATCAGAAATATACTTTGTTAACTTCTCTTCTGAAATATCTTTAGCTTTAAATACTTTGTAAGGAACTACATGAAAACCCATATCTTCAAGTTGTTTAAGTTGTTGCTTTTTATCTAAGTCTTTTTCTCTACTCATTATAGCATAAGTTACAACATTTAACTTAGCTAAAACTTTTTTATTAGGTGATAATCTATTAAATACACCAGCTATCATATTGCGTGGATTAGCAAATTCCGAGTTACCTTCTTTAACCAAGAGTTTGTTAAACATCTCAAAATCAGAGTTTGCTAAAATTCCTTCAGCTCGTATAGTTAGATTCTCTTTAGCATATTTAGAATTAAGTTTCTTAGGTACAGAAGGAACTTGAAGTATATGCCTAGTTACATCTTGTCCAATATAACCATCACCTCTAGTTGTAGCTTTTACTAAATTTGAATTTCTATAAGTTAAACTCAGACTTAATCCATCTAACTTATCAGAGACTATATACTCATCATCTTTTGTATCTTTTATAAATTTATTTGTAGTAGAACCATCTGGTTTAATCTTACGTAATGAACCCATTTTATATTCAAGTTCTACCTTTTTCCTAACATCTTTTTCTTCTATTACTGGTGCCCCAACTGATTCTAAAATCTTAGCTTTTTTAGGATCTATAGATAGCAACAGTTCTTTTAGTTCGTCATATTGATCATCAGTAAGACTTGATTGTTTTTTACCTGTATGATAATCAGAATTGGCTTGTGTTGCTAGATTAAGTAACCACCCGAAGATATCTTCTTTACCTGCACTAATGTAGGTACTAAAGTTGTAAATCAGTTTAGGAGAAATAATGTTCAAGCTATAAGGCGCTGATTGAACATCTTTCTGTGTTAATCTAGGTATCATCCAAAGCATTTTTCTAGTCTGTATGGAGTTTAATACTTTGACGGGTATAATTCGAATATCTTGTGGATGTAACATTTTTTCTATAAGGTTACGTCTATTGAGTATCCTTCTTATAAATAGTTGCTCAAAATCTACAGGTGCTAGATAAATTGCAAATTCATCCTGAATCCAATAAGCTATAACTGCAGGATCTAAAGATATTATAGTAAAGTATAAATACTTTAAAGTTGATCCTGTTCGTACTTTACATCTGAATCTAGCACCTATATATAGATCATAACTTTCAAGTTGGATATGATCTTTTCTATTACTCTTCCAATAGGCATCAGCATTTTTAAAAAGACTAGTCTTCATATCTTTTAATAAAATCATCTTTGTCTACCTACCTTTCTTGAGTACAAATAAAATAGCTTATACCAAAAACAACTACAAAATAGCTTAGATTGTTATAATAAATACAACTAAACAAAGATACCCAGAATCCCATACACATCCTACACTCGATAAAGTGTTTTTCATAAACTAATGGAGCTTTTATCCATGAGTTTAACGGACTGTAAAGACCTGGGTATCTTTTTATAATAACATATCTAAAAGGTTCTAAGATAGAACTACTAGCTAAAATCAAAGTAATAGCATATACTTCAAAAACCTGTTTAACAAATAAAAGTATTATTGAACAAGAAGAAGTCATTTATAATGCTACTCTATAAATAAGTTCTACATAAATATCTCCAGTATCTTCAGCTTTATTTTCAATCTTAAAGTATAGACACTTATCTGTATCTAATTCTCCATACTTCTGTGAATGAAAAGGATTAAACTTAGCCCAAAATGAAGATAAATTTGTATCTTCTAATAGTTTATTTATGTCAGTTTTTCTATAAATTGTCATTAAAGAATCTATGTCTACATTTTCAAAAGGCATGATATAAACATCATAAGAAGTAGATAAACACTGAACTTTAACAGAAATTAAAACGCCTTTTGTACTAGTTAAATCTAATCTAAAACTTTGAGTAGTAGATGCAGCTACTGGATCTAGTTTATACCGAGTCATAAGATATTGGTCTACTTGGAACATCATTGGTCCAGATATAAAAATTCTACTTGCTTCGGGCATCATACACCTCTTATGTTAATTTATTTTAATAAATGCTTCTGTATTAAAAGATTTAAGTTTACTTATGTTTCTACTTTTTCTATAAACTCCACCTACAGGTCCAGTCTTAGCTTGCTCTCTTTGTGAACGTATGTCATCTACACCTATAGTGTTAGCCCCAATAGAACCAAATTTAGATTTAACCAGCGGACTTGTTACAAACTCTGCATGACCGGCCCAATCATACTTATCTAAACCAGAACCATCTAATTTTTTATTGTTAGACCAAATAGCTATCATCCCAGGTTTTAGAATATACGAACCATATTCTACATCTTTTGCAGGTACTACAGTAAAAGCATACTTATCTTTTTTTACTATTTTTAGCAATGTTGATACTCTTCCAATTTTTGGTAAAGGATTTCTTTTGCCATGTGCTTCATAGACACTACCAACACAATAGACATTGAAAGTAACACAATAAGATAATCCAGGTGGTAGCCCTACATACTTAAGCCACATATCTATCTCTGGACTTCTATTACCATTAATAGGATTAAGCTCTCTTACATATAAGTAAGATTCTGCTTTCTTTAAGACCTCTAGATCATAAGGTCCAGAAAATACTACGTTAGGTACTGAAAATAAAAACAAGAAAGTTAAAATTAACAAGATTAACTTCTTCATCTTTAATTCCAATTATAGTGCTATAACTAAAGCAAGAGCTAACCATGCAAAACCAACTAAAAGAGCTAATGCTATATTATGCTCATCTACTATTTCTTTATAAACATCGAATTTAAGACCATTTAGAGTAATCACAAAACCTAATGCAGAGATAAACCATAAAGCTGTAGACTGCATAGAACTTGCACTTATCCTAAGTGCAGTTCCGTACTCAGGACCAGTAGTAGGATTAAAATACTTAAACACTAGTGTAATATATACTACCGTTATAATAACAAAAGCTAATGCAAAAGTATTATGGTTAATAAATGGTTGTTTCTTCTTTTCCTCACTTGGCTTTTCCTCACTTGCAGTTACGTTTTCTTCAGTTTTAGTAGTATTGTCTTCCATTTCCATTCTCCTTTTGTTAATATATTAACTACATAATAAATTACATAGTTCAACGAGATGCTCCACCTCCACAGCAACTTCGTGGAGAACGAGTAACAGGTGTTCTATGAACATTACTAGTTTTAGGAAATAAAGTATTTATTTTATCTTTAAACTCTACTATGGTTAAGACTGTTAAACCACTATCTTTACACTTAGATATGAATAGATCATAATTATTGTAATATTGACTTAATAAAGTGTAATAAGGATCTAAAATAGTTGTCATAAAGTCCTCGTATTATACTACTATATATTTGGTAGATTTGTTCTTAATAAATTTACATCAGTTATAATTTTGTTTACACAGTCGATATCACATACATGCCAAGCTTTATATCCTGTACCTAAGTTTAAAGGTACTTTATAAGTACGCTGTTTTCCTTGGTCTGAGTATATACTAACTTCAGCATTTGAAGATGTTATATCTGGTGTTTGAGAATAATTGTACACCCATATTTGATAAATACCTATATTTGGAGTTTTAGCAGTAACAGTTTCTGGACCATAACCATCAGTATCATCTATGTCTAGCCATCCAGATGGTGTGGAAATTTCACTTCCTTTATTAGCCCAGTTACGGTCTATGTAAGTTGATCCTGATGGTACATACATATGGATATCTAAGTCAGAAGGTTTGTAACCCCAACGTAATACAGCACGATAGGCACCATCCCATAGAGAGGGCGATAATAAAACAGTTATTGCTATCGCAGCTTCAGTTAAAGTAACTGTTACGGTTTCTGTAACAAATTGATCTTTAGCGATTGTGACTGTTCTAAGTCCTGCCTTTATACTAGTAAACTTAGCTTCACCAGAAGTATTTGTATTACTAGATTCTCCAGTGTCTATAGATACAAGTGCACCTGAGATAGCTTTAGCATTAATTGCATTAAAAACTGTAACAGTTATCGTACTTAAAATCTTTACTTCCCAAGTATATGTTTTGGGATTAACATCAAAATTTCCATTTAAGTCCTTTGCTCTAACTGAAAAGGTATGAAAACCTGAAGATAAATTAGTGAAAGTAAAAGGACTTTCTTTAAAACTTGTAACTGAGTCCAAAGTAACTTCAAAGACACAATTAGGTTTATCTGCGTGATAAGTAAACTGCCCACTTGAGCTATTATCTATTGGATAAGTATCAATAAAGGTATTAGGTGTTACTGAATCAATAGTCCAAGTATAAGAAATAACATCTCCAGAATTTCCTGCCATATCTTTAGCATAAATTTTTACAATATTAACTCCTTCAGGTAAATTGCTATATGGTATGATAGGACTGTATACTACGTTTTCTGTATCACTATCATTATAAATAAAATGATAGCTGCAATTTGTTTTATTTGAGACAACTTCAAATGTTCCATTTGGTCCTGTCGGCTTTGTAACAAAAAATAATTTTGGTGGAACTGTATCTATATTCCAAGCTAATTGAGCAGGTGTAACATCTATATCTCCAAATAGATCAATCGCTCTAACCTTTATCACATAATGTCCATCAGCTAAATCAGAAAGAATATAAGGACTTTTCGCAGACACCCATTCACCATATCGTATATCTGTATTAGATAATGTTACGTCTAAAGCTACTTCAAAAGTGCAACCAAGTTTAGGTGACATAAAGTCTATATCCCAGTTAACTTTATTAGTATATTCAGGAATTATAGTAGTTATAATAGTATCAGGTGGAGTCCTATCTGTATTTACAAACCAGTTATAATACTTTTCTGGTACTTCTATATTACCATATATATCACAAGCCTTTACTCTAAAATTATGCGGTCCAGAATTTAGATTATATAATTCTACTAATATCGTTCTATTATCTGGATCTGACTCTAAAGGATAAGACTTTAACCATATAGAATTATCTAAAGAGTACAACTCGTACTGAACTGGTTTATCTACCTCTATTCTTATAGATGCTTCCTGTGAGATAGATATATTAGGTGGAGTTTCTACAAAGGTAGAAACTGGTTTTTTAGTGTCTATACTCCAAGAATACTCTGCTGGTGATGGATCAATATTCCCAGCTCTATCTATAGATCTAACTTTAAGTAAATGAGAGCCTAAAACTAGATCATTAAATTTATATAGATTACCTACATCTTTCCACTCAGAACCATCTAAACTAATCTGGTAGGTTGCTCCAATTCTAGTAGATGAAAATGTAAATACTCCTGAAGTTTGATTAGAAAACTTTTCGGGAAATGTTACAATAAATGTATCTGGATATATTATTGATCTAACAGATGGTAACTCAAGTAAGCTCTCTGGAAAATATACACCTGGAGATGGGTGAAATCTAAATGCTTCTGTAACTCCATCTGGTAAGATTGTTTTAGATGAACCATATCCTACATTTGGATAAACAACTTCAATACCTTCTACACTCCAAGATTTTTCAGTTGATTCTCTCTCCACAGCTCCAAATAAATCTACTGCTTTTATCTGTATAGTATAATCGCCATTTTTTAAATTAGATATTGTTATACTTGCACTTGTCTTAGTTGAGTCATTAGGATCTATATTAAATACTTTCCAAGACGATCCGTTCAACGAGTATAATGCATGACTCAATGGTTTGTTAGCAACAATTTTAAAGGTAGCAGTTGATTCTGTACTAGGACTAATTGGGTACTTTATTATATTTGAAACTGGTGGATCTTCTACTTTCCATGAATAAACACGTGCCTCATCCTCCAAATATCCAGACCCATCTACTGCTCTTATAGATAGATTATGAAACCCTTCTTGCATAGATGTAAATGTTATCTTGAACGTTTTATTAGTTACATCTTCAGGCCAAGGGTATATTTTATTCTCCGGTTGATCGTCTAAAGTATATTCTATATGATCGACTGGTTTATTAGTTACAATAGTAAATTTAGAATCTGTAATCTGTGATACTTTTGCTGGTGTCTCAATAAAGGTAGAATATAAAACTGTTTTATCTTCATACCAAGTATAAACAACGGGTTCTAATTCTCTGTAACCTTTAGTATCTACAGCTGTAAATTGTACTTCATTTTTACCTTCAAAAGGTTGTGGTATTCTAAAGTAGAATCTTTCTTGTCCAGAGGAGTTTACTTCTGAACAAATTTCGCTAAAAGATTCTTTATCTTCACCGTAATAATGATAACTTTCAATATATGCAACTTGTTTATTTACAGATAACTCTATTACTTTTGGATCGTTTGTTTCAGATATATTTACTATTGTAGTAATAGGACGTACTACTTTATTCCAAGTAAATTCATGTTCAGTTAATTCTTCGAATCCAAATTCATCTACAGCTTTATATCTTATCGTATATGATCTATCAGAAAGATCATATAATGAAATATCTACTGTCTTGTTATCAGAAACTCTATCTGAAGGTTTGACAAAAACATAAGGATTATTATTTAAGGAATATCTTACTCCCAATACAGTTTTATTTGTAGTAATTAGAAAATAACTTGCTAAGTCTAAATCTGGATCAGAAGGATGTTCTACTAATGTAGACTGTATAGGTATAAAAACATTAGTCCAAACTATTACATTTTTATATATCTCAAGATTATCATCTGTATCTACTGCTTGAACTGTTAGCTCGTGTTTAACTCTATCATCAGAATCATCATAGGTTAAAGATAAAATAGCAATATCACCTTCTGGATAATCTTTTGATGGATATAGTTTAAAACTTGGATTATTATCCAAAACACACCAGACATATTTCAAAGGTTTAGATGACTTAAAGGTAAAAGAACATTGCTTACTTTTATTTAAGGTTTCAGGTTTTTCTAAAATACTTAGTACAGGACGAATATCAGACATAGTTCAATCCTTTTAGTTTTGAATTGAAAAATCTATCTAAATTTAATAAACTAAAACCTTCCATAGAAAGATAATTATGAACTAAATACATAGAATAGAATAACGAGTATTTAAGAACTTCACAATTATGTTTATTATGTTTTATATTAGCCCAACATATATTTCCACAAAACCATCTACAGTTACAATTTTTATCTATTGTGCAAACTCCAATCTTTTTATCTTTGTTGGATCTTTGTCTATATATGTCTAAATTAAAATCTTTAGCTTTACAGATAACATCTTTCTCATACTCTTCAGGTCTATTTGTATTGGAGGCTCTAACCTGACATAGATGTAAATCTCCAAGATGATTTAAATGTACGGCTGGAGAGCATGACTCTATATTAAGTCTCCAGTTATAAGTATTTCGTATATATTTAAGAGGTTTATGAAAGATAGATTCTTGTAATGAAATTTCATCTCTTTCTATTCTTTCTATTTCTTTTTCAAATATAGATTTAGTTAAAACTAAAGGATCCTTTCCTTTAATGTAATTAAAATCGTGGGTCAGTTCTTTTTCAAATGGAAGATTTTGAGTTCTAATATCTTTTAACTCATCTAGTTTATCACTAGGGTAAGTTACAGCGACTTCTATAAATGGAAGAACTTCTGGAACTTTAGCGATTATACTTTCTACATGCGCTTTAGCATTAAAGTCATGTCCTTCAAAATCTTTAATCTCATAATCTAAGGCGATATACATTTTTGTCTTTGTTTCTACTAACCAATTAGCTATATCTTCTGTAAGAAGCATTCCATTAGAGTTTATAGTCATTTCATCAAAAAATGTTCTTATTTGTTTTACAAGATCAAAGTCTAATAAAGGTTCTCCTCCAGAAATAATTACTTTTCTAAACGAATTTTTGGGCAATATCTTAGACAGGTGCTCTAGATCAGAAATGTCTACTCTTTTATGATTAGTATTAGCCGCAGCATAACAAAAGGTACAATTCATATTACAGACATTATTAACTATTACATAACCTATGTTAGGAATTTTATTTACTGCCTGAGTTTCTAGTTTATTGTACTCTTCATATATCTCATTTTGATGAGTACAAAGTACAGGCATTGAATAATTAGTATAAAATTCTACAGGTTTATTTTGACGTATTTCAGACTTTAAAAATAAATGAAATTCTGGAACATATAAGATAGCAAATCCCGTAGAATTATCTTTTATACCAATAGCATTTACTAAAATTTTTGATGAAGACATAAATATATTACCTATCTCTTAAGATTTCTGATAACTTTGTATTCGGATTTAGTATTGAATTAGTATTCAAATAGTTAAACTTATAATACATACTATATGCTATTCCGAAGCGTGCCATTTGACATTGATGTTTAAGATTACCCTTTTTCTGCCAACACAATCCTGAACAAAAATATTTCATAATACATGAACCACAAAAACTTTTAATACCGTATTTACCTACTCTTAATTGTTCTTGTTTAACTTCTTCTAAATCTAATGAATCTATTGACCATACTTTTGTATTTTTTAAACGAGACTCAGGTAAACTTGATAACTCATTACAGATAGTTAAGTTTCCACTGGGTGTTAGGGCTAATGAATTTCCACAACAACTATAGTTGTATTCATTAGTAGAAGCTGTTTGTACATAGTTCAAATATCTAAAAAATATTGATTCTTGAAGACTAATAGAACCAGTTTCTATATTACTCATTTCAAGATCAAAACCTTCAGAACTAACTACATAATTTTTATCTTTTGGATCTAAAAAATTGTATAGTCTCCATATACCTGACTCAAAAGGTTTTTGTTGTTGCCTAAGCTTAGGCAAATTTATAAGTTCTTCTATTGGAAGAACTGTCCCAAAAGATATTATATCTAACAATTTAGGATACTTATAAATGTACTTTTCTAGTAAATCTCTTACAGGACTAGAGTGATGACCAATAAAATCTGGAATATCAAAATCTAACGTTATGTATAACCATGTCTTTGTATCTATACACCATTTAATAATATCTTCTGTTAAAAGACTACCATTAGTATATATTACAACCTTTGAGTATAACTTTCTTACTGACTTAACCGTATCAAAATATAATAATGGTTCACCACCAGATAAAATAAGATGATCAAAACATTCTTTAGGAAGCTTTTCCTTTAATCGTATAAGATAGTCTAAATTTATTTTTCCTAGTTGCTCATTTTTATGAGCATAACAAAAAGAACATCCCATGTTACATTCATTAGTAATGGTTACTGTACCTATAATTGGTACTTTATCTGATTCTTCTTTTTGTTTATTAAGATATTCTTTCGAGAAGTCTTGTTGTATTTCATTTCTATCTTCAAATTTTATTCTTTCAGTCTGTATAACTTCAGGACAATAATTGAAAGAATGCGTCGAAGAATGATATTCAAGAACACCTGGAATATCTACCATTTTTATGGATAAAGTATCAATCATATTCTAAGTTATCTACCATATAAGGTTTGTCTATACAGCGGTCTAAGTTATTATCTATAAGATCTCCACCATAGTATATGTCTGGATAATGTTCTTTTAGATATTCAAGTCGTCTCTTAGCATCCTCCTCTGTTCGTCTATCTGGAAGATTTGCACTAGCTGTATTTTTGTTTAGTTTGAAAATATATACTATAAAAATTTCATAATGTTTACGTAAAGACATAGAAGCTAAAAATTCTTCCCAAGTTTCTCCAGGAAAGTTTACTATGACTGTACCTTTAGAAGATAGTAACTTTCCTTTTATCTTGGTCCATTTATCAATGGCTTCTTCTACAGTATATGGACGATTCATTAACTTTAATATTCTATCTGATCCTGACTGAATAGGACATTCTATACCTATAACATTACCTGTATCCACATATTTCTTTATAACATCATAATACTTTATAAACCATTGTGGATTAACCCACTTTATATTTATAAGTATATCAGGAAAATTTAAAACTAAAGTTTCTAGTAAAACTGCAAAATTAGTCCCTATATCTAATCCATATGAACCACAGTCATCTGAGCATAAGACATAATGATGATTAGTTGCATAAAACTGATTCACTCTTTCAAGAATATCTTCTAAAGGCATTGATTTTAATTTAGGTCTAGATAACTTAATATTACAATAAGTACAATTACTAGCACAACCACTAGATATAAAAATAGCTTTCTGATCTTCAAAAATTTTCTCATAGGTGAAATAATAAGAGTGAAGTTGCTTTATTGAACCAGAAGGTAAATTAAAGAGATCATCTAATTTAGAATGTTCTAGATGTACAATACTAATTACATTTGAGTGCTCACCATAAGGTGCAGCACATCCAAATAACATAAATTTCTTTTCTGGATATAGCGCTATAAGTTTATCCAGCTCTTTATTATTCCTCATGATATAATCGTCAGAAACAGAACATCCGGAATAAACAATTAAATCTGCTAGCTCTGGTTGTTCTACATATTCAAGACCTTTAAGCTTCTCTGCACAGAACCTAAGAAAGTTTAACTCAGAATTTGATAGGTAGCAAGTGTGATGTTTATTTAGTAGAAAAATATTCATTTACTAATTTCTCCGGTATTTTATTTGAGTCTATTTTATACACACTATTACTATCAGAATAATCTATATGTTGATGTTTTATATAGTCAATAAGATTGAAAATTAAAACATAAGCTATACATCTTAAGTCTCTATTATAATCTGCAACTGGATTTGTTATTTTTTTCACTGAAAGATAATAACACTTCTGATATTGGCATTGGCATAAATTAGGACAAGTTAAACAGTTGAATCTTTCTAGTTTATAACAACTACCAGAGAAAATATTATTCTTACATAAGACATCATCAAAATAAGCATCACAAGATTCACATCCATGCTTAGACTGCATATATCTTATATTCTTTACACCTTCTACAGTTTGTTCTATATATTGTGGCATAGAGGCCAAACAAAAGGAATAACCTTTAGATGAAGCACAAATCATCCCACTACTACAACTTCCGGTTGCATAATAAAAAGGTGTTGTTGGATTATCGTCTTCTGGACAAGACAAATCACGAATATGAGGACTTCGGATCATTGCTTTTACATTATTTATTAATTGCAATAGTCCTTCTTCTGTTGCGTCTTCTCTGCGTATTGCATTTAAGGTTACTCCAAAATTTCCTTTTTTAACCATTTCTACAATTAAAGATAAAAATCTATCTACATCAAATTTATAGTGGTCTATAACAATATTTATTTCAACAGGGTGTCCTACCAACTTCGGATATAACTCATAAAGCTCTTGTATATTCATGTGATCTTTTGAGTCTTCTTTTGTAGTAACAGTTAAAAATAACTTAACGTCTCGTGTTAAACTAGATATAAACTCAAGTATCTCAGGCTTAAGTAATCTTCCATTTGATAAGATTTCCATTGTTTTTATACCAGGTTGTTCATCTAAAAATGTCAGAATATTTTTTAGTTGGGGCCATTCTACTAATGGTTCTCCTCCAGCTACACTTACATATTTGATGTTATAAGTATTAAAGACCTCTTGTAGTTGTTCTATACTTGGTAGCTTCTGGAGCATTTTAGTTCTATCGCCATTAGTACAATATTCACAACTAACATTACAGGTAGAATTGAATATTCCTAAACTAAATATATCTTGGCGTAACTGTTTTTTATCTTGATTTATAATATCATATAGTTGATCTAATTCATCATTAGTAAATATTTCTTCTCCAAAACAAACAGAGGCAATAGGTAAATCATCATCAGCACTTTCTATATAGTATCTATTTGTATTAAGAAAGCTCTTTACTAATAATCCGCCTTTTGTTTTAAAATACCTAAAAGACCTATCTTTAGAAAAGGTTAAAATATCATCTTCTAAATCATGTTTAGTTATCATTTTATTTTTCCTTTACCAGTAATCAGTTATTATTTTAAATAAAGAACATCATTTTACTTCTAGTCTTAGATACACCGGTTATTGCAAAACTTGTAGGTAATTCATTCTCTATTATTAGATAACCTTCACCTTTTAAAACATCGGGGTCTAGCTCTAAAAAGAATCCACGACTTTGAATAAAGGAATCTACTATAGTACCATTTTCTAACGTATTGAAAGAAGTATTTATAGAGTTTAACGTAGTTTGTGTATTACTATCTGATATTAAAGATATTGGTATTTCAGTTTTTTCTTCATCTTGCATTTTCAAGGTAACTACATTTTCTGAAACAAAAAGACCTCTGATTAGAAAAACAAATTTACCTGCTCCTTGAATAGCTATCGCATTAGATGTTACTTCACAGAATATTTTAGTAGGATCATGTCTAAAATAAACTGTAGAAAAGTGACGCTCATATACGGCACAGTAATGTTCTACACTTTCAAAATAATAGAAATAGGTATTATTATAATAATAAACCTGTACTTTATCAAAATAATCCTTTGAACCAAAAACATGCGAAGTCTGAACTAGACCAGGAGTATTAAATGTAAAATCTGAAGCAACTATTAAATGTATATCTCTATCTGAGTCTATAAGAACATCGGGTTGATTTATTATTATGTTTGAATTAGATACTGTTATAGTTACATCTCCTACAGACGTAATATTCGCAGGTTTAGGAGTGGTAGAAGAATAACTGTTTTTAACACAAAAATATACTCTTGACATATTATCCTCACTTTAATTTAAACTGGACCTGCGCCTTTACAACAGTTACAAGGTGCCGTACATTGGCAAGTACAAGTACAAGTACAACCACAAAACTCTAATTCGTTCAATTGTTCAAGATATGGTACATACACTGGATTAGTTCTATCTTTAAATAAAATCTCTAATGCAAATCCTATCTTAAGGTTTTTAGCTGAGTTATATACTTTACCAGTAGAAGCATCTGCATATTCATACTCACGGAGCATGTAATCATTAGTGGTTATGTTATATCTAGGAATATCTATACGGTCAAGAGTTCCTAAGATCAGGAGCCATCCTGCTGTTGTCCAAACAATGAAGTCTCCAGGAGCTACATGCTCGCCATTGAATGTACCAGCAGCGTTAATACGATACAAATCGCCTTCTTTTAATGCAACTGGATTTGTTCCTGAAGTTGGATTCCAGTCTCCTCTATAATAGAATCCAGGTCTATTATCAACGTTAGTCCATCCAGAATTTGTCCAAACTAACCAATCACCTATACTATATCCAGTGCCTTGTACAGATCCAGGAGAGCTAACAATCCAAAAGTCACCTTCTACTGGATGAGTTGGAGGTACAGATCCGTTGGTACCAATTTCCCACAGTCCTTGATATTTAAGACCTTCTCTATTACTAACTTTATTAAAAGAAGATCCATTAAATGTAATCCAATCATTTGTTTCATAATATACACCATTTAAATAACCTGGATTAGTAATAACCCAATAGTCTCCTTTATGCAGGGGAATTGGCATAATACCAGTAGATGCATCATGAGTACCACGATAGGTTAATCCTCCTGCTGAAATTACTTTCCAACGCATATTACCAGTAGTATTTAAAATGGTACTATTACTATTAGTATCACAGGTAAAAGTAGTACTAGTAGTTGGAATAGCTACTAAAAAATCATCTACATATAAGTTATCTTTAACTGTAGGATCATCTTGATTAGTTACTTCACCATTCTTTTTAACAATCCAAAGATCACCAGATTTGAAAGGCACTGGATATTCACCAGTTATGCTTGGGTCATAAAGACCTTGATAAACTAAGCCTTCTTGATTTATCAACCGCATAAAGGTTGAACCTGTCCATACTAGGATATCTTTAACATCATAACGAATACCATTAATAGTTCCTTTTTGGGACACAATCCAATAGTCACCATCAGTTAAAACAGTAGGCACATGATTATCAGATACTATAGCATGATACCCTCTAAATTTTAGACCACCTTTATTATCTACTTTTTGCCACTTTGTTCCATTCCATACTATCCAATCATCAACATCAAACCATACTCCTGCTATAACTCCAGCAGTACTTATTACCCAATAATGTCCTTGACGAATATTCTGCCAATAATATTGTATTGGTTGTGGCGGTGGAGCTTGACCGGTAGAAGCATCCCAATCACCACGATATAGTAAGTAAGGTAGTTCAGTGTTATCAATCTTATCCCACTGTTCATCACCAGAAAATACCATCCAGTCTCCAACTTGATAACAGGTTCCATTTATAATACCATTACCAGATACTACCCAGTATGATCCTGGAATAGGACTAGATGGATATCCTGCTGCTGCATCCCAACGACCTCTAAAAACAAGACCAGTAGCTTCCATCCTTACCGCTGTCCAAATCAATACTCTTGAGCTTGAATCTAGATTAGTTATATGCAACACAGTACCTGCAGTGTTACCTGTATTACAAGCTCCTTCATAGGAAGGAGTTCCAGATCCCTTAACAGTTAAGGAAAAGTCTTCATACAAAGTAGTAAAGCAATCTAGTGATGCATTATAAGATAATGCTCTACACTGAGTTCTTCCTGTACCTTCACAAACATAAACAAAAGCAAATTTAATATTTATGGCAGGAAAGTTAGACAATGGTAAACCAGCTAATTTAAAACTGGCTGGATCCCCTTCAACTGGAGTAACATAGCCATCATAATATAAATCTCCATTTAAGAGCCCCCACGCTAGTGGGCCTGTATCAGACATTGCGTATCGTGTAACTAAAGAAGGTTTTAAAACACCACTATCTGTAAATCCGTGGTTTACTATATAAGCATTATCTCCAGTTCTTTCCGGATTAGGTAAATCTCCATAATAATTAACTCGTGGTAAACTCATAGTCCAAGTTAAAGTTAAATCTACTGCATTGCTTATATATGGATTCAAAACTAAGCAGTGTGTTTTATACCGCATATTTGGTGCTTTACTGAAAGGATAAGGATAACAAGCTAATGCAAATAGAGTATCGGTTCCATCAGTATTTTCTATATATAATCCAACTTCACCAATAGTGACTGTGTCTACACCTAAGTTCTCAGGGCAAATACAAAGAAAATCAATTATATCATCATTTACTACATCCACATTACTAATTGGGCCTTCATATAGAATATGACCATGAAGTTCAACATCTCCTGCTGTTGGAACATAATCTGATCCAGTACCAAATTTAACTTTAGTAATCTTTAAAGTATAACCACTTTGTAGTGCATCGGTTATTTGCTCATAACCGACTTTAGTTATTTGCATTGTAGCCATAGTAAAACCTCCTATTATATTATATTATATTTACAGTTGTTGACTTTCGGTAATATTAGGTGTAAATAATTTTTGTGGACAAGTTACACAAGATCTAAGGTCATCTGGTACCCAATTGCCTACTCTTACAGGTGTAGGATATGTAATTTTTTTATTACAAATAAATGGTATATAGTGAGCTTCTTCAAATTCACTATTATCTGGATTTATCTGAACAAGTCTTGGTAAGTTAGATAATACATAATCATATCCAATCTCCTTTATATAAATTACTTTAGCTGCAATTGATAATTCATAAAATATTTTAGTTATACCTGCATATTCAGGATACTTTTCTAAGTCAGAACCCATCTTACGCATATCATCAGATCTATATAAATATACTCTATTGGTTCTATAATAACCATAATTCTTAAATTCAGAACTAGCTACAGAACTGGAGTCAGAGAGCTTGTTCCAAGAACTACTGGAGTCAGATGGTTCTTGACCTTTTATTCTGGCTTTAGTACACTGCCAAATTTCATTGTTGTACATTACTTTATCATCTACATAGTATGTTTTATAACTATTATACACTTCAAAAAGATTTATATCTGAAACCTTACTCCAGTAAGAACTTCCATCATAAGGTATATATCCTTTAGCACCAGCTTTAATACAGTTCCATATTTTACCATTATATATTACTGTATCATTCAAATAATAAGACTCTAGCTTGAACCAAGTTCCTCTAAATGTCATAGGAAAATTTAAATACAAAACCTCACTATCATCAAAATTTGAAAGTAATGAACTATCTACAAATTCAGATTCAGGTAGAGCAGAAACTCTGGTCCAATAAGGAGAAGTTAAAGTAGGTAAGTCTTCATTATTATCAACAAGACTACTCCAAACCCAACCCATATATTCAACTGTTTCAAACATATTATATACTGTTTGTCCATTAGATCTAAAGAAAGTAGTTTTAAAGTATTTTTTGCTCAGTCCTAACTTACAAATAACTTCTTCTTTAGTCCAAAAAGATTTATAATTATGAGTATATAGTTCTTTAATTTTCCAAAGTGGAACTTTTGTAGTTTTATCTATATACTGAGATAGAGGAGTATCGTTTGAAGGTATATCTAAATCATGTCTTACTATAAAGTTTAAAAATTTTAAGTAAGATTCAGTTCCAGACTCACTCTTATACATAGACAAATAATTTATGTATTGATAATATGAGGATGGATCTATTAAAGAAGACTCGGCTAGGAAAGAAAAACCTAAAAAGCTAGTGGTTAGTTTTAATATCTCCTGCTCTGTTTCTGTATCTAATGATCTCAATTTTGTCAATTTGACTATTGGATGATCTATATTAGTTATTTGCAATAGATCAATAACTTCTAAATAATCACGAAGAAATGGTACATCACTCATCCAGTTGACATAATCACATCTGGTTAGTTCTACATCCCATAGTACAAATTCATCCCAAAAATCTTTCCAAGTAGAACCCATTCCAGGTTCATTATTATCTATATACTCAGGAGATAATCCATTATAGGCGCTCTTACAAAGATATAACTTACCATTATTTTCTACCAGATCATTAATATTAAAGATACGACCTTGCGCCCAACGAGTGTTTAAATCTTTAGGTTCTTCAATAGTAAAAGTCCAATAGCTTTTCCAATTTACACCATATAAAGGTCTAGTTGAATATATGTCAGCAAGAGTGTTGACTGTGTGATCTTGTAAACACTTATATGTTATATCTCTATCTATTACTAATTCATCTTTGGTATATACTTTTATGCCTGCCCAAGGAAAAGATTTTGAAACTTTGTTATAATCATTTCTCTTATATAAAAAATCGAAGTTTAAGTTATCTAAATTTACACTAAGATCTTTACTAAATAAGTCTTGAGATAAATGACCATATTTACATATATATGTTATATGACCATACTTAATTTTATCTCCTGATGCATAAATTGTTCCTGGAAGCCATTCTCTAGTCTTTATAAGATTCCAACGTTTCCAATATCCATTTAAGTAGTCTTGCGTGAAAGAACTAGTAGCATAATGACTTACTTGAGCTATGTACTCATTATCTTCAAACATTACTCTATCAGTTATGTTATAGTAATGTGGAACATACAAGTTAGTATTAGTATCTAAATAGATATATTCCCAATTGCTAGCTTTAGTCGGAATCATAACATCCTACCTTTTACTTCTTCTATCTGTAGTTTTGGCTGTTATAGATAAATTCTGCAAATATAAGTATCCAGGTGGTACAGGAAAACCGAAGTCATCTATAGCTGCATTCTTTGGAACTAACTCAAAGGTTGCTACTCCATCTAACTTAGCCTCTATAGAAGAATAATCTAAAAAGTCATCAAGGCTATTACTTAAAGTATCATAAATATCATTCATTACAATCTTTTTGCTCAACATAGGCTTGTCTGTTGCAAACATCTTTCTTATTGCAGTCTCTGCCAATGATTGTGCTACCAGAAGATCTTTTCCAGAATTGCAATATAAAGAAATTGATAAATCTACCATGTTTTTAGTAGGAACCTGAAGTTTAATAGTAGTTCCATCAAATTGCTTAGATCTAAACCAGTTTAAAAATTCGGTATTCTGAAGTGAATTAAAACTTAATCCACTAGATGTTAAAAATGAAACCCATATCACATTTTGAAGTGCAGGATGTATATCTGGAACTATTTCATAGTAATCCACACCGTTATAAATATTGAGAGACTGTTCTCTAGCTATAACCTCTGCACTTTTCTGTATTTTTTGCGTCAAAGCTTTTATTATATCTTTTTCTGTTCTTACCAAAACATCACTTATTCCGCTGTATTGCATTATAACAGCAGAGTGGTCTTGAGTAGTAACAGCTCTTCCCATTGCCTTGCTCATGTTAGGTGATAGAACCTTATAATAATAACTAGGTTTTTCATCTTGACCCGTAGTTGGTACTGACATAAACCAGGATCCAGCAGATAAATTTTTTGTCGTAAAAGGAGACACTACAGATAAGGTTGCTTCATTTCCATTTACTCCTGTTATTAAAGCAAGTCCTCCATTACTCTCTTCTAATTGAAAACCAACATTAGTTATGTCCCAACTATTTCCAGAAGGTAAATAAACTACTGGAGTAGGATTAGTTAAACTACTTAGTGTTAAACTCAAACCACCTAAGGTAGTAAAAATTTGGGTAACATCTGGTAGTCGTATAATATTACCAGATATAGAGTATCCATTAAGTTGATTATTTAATTGAACGTTTGCACCTGAACCTATCATACTTAATTTTGCACCATAAGTCTCTACATACTGTACGGTTATATCTTGATTAGTTGCAGGTAATGCTCCATTATAGCCATTTCCAAACTGAAGAATAACGTCACCAGTACCTAAAGTAGAATCTGCTACAACTTTATCATCTATTCCATAATTCCATAAACCATCATAAACGACAGTCCATTTTTCATCTCCAACATAAACAATTATATCTATATCTGATATAGACATTGGTGAGGATGATTGAATTATTATTCTCTGAAATGGTTCTCCAGAGCTTACATACTTTTTAGTATAAATTTTACCTTGATATAAAAGAACATTATTTAATGTTGCACTAGATTCTACAAAGTTCAAGGTAGATCTATTATAAAAAGGAATATCATCACCAACAGTAAACTGTGAAAATTCTGGAATAACCAATGAATTACTTATAGGCAAGTTAAGCATATTGGATCTTTGAATGTTACAACTTTGCACTCCAGGTAATTTTCTGGATACTCTAATACCCAACATTCTAGTTATTGCATAAATAGAACTATCTCTGGAGGCTGTATCTGTAAAACACTCTTTAAAGGCAGTCTCTAAAGATTGCTGTAGAAATGTCCCAATAGCAGCATTATGTTCTATTAAGGTTTCTCCGGTACTACCATCAACAAGGTCCTTCCAAGAGTCTCGTGCTCTAAGATCTTGCTGTAAAGCTGCAACAAAATCTGAAAAATTTGGAACGACTGTACTTAAGTCTACAGGTTTTCTTATCATCATTCACCTCAAGGCTTGCTTAAAATTAAATTTGAAGATGCCTTTTCCTGTGTAGCTTTATCAATAATAGTTAATGTAATATAGTAGCACTGATTCTCAATATCTTCAATTATACTAGTCTCATTATTTACTAGCATTACTCTAGGTTCTTGTTCTACTAATTGATCTATATAAATTCGTATCTTATATGCAGTTATAGAATCAATAGGTTCAAAAAGAAGTCTATATAGACCTGTTCCTAAATATGGTTTAAAAAGTCTCTCACTTATCCCATTTTCATCTTTTATTGTGTTTATTAAGTTTATAAGGGAGTTTAATAAGGCTTGTGCACCAGTACACAAGATATTGGAAGAATAATCTGCAGTGTAATTTGAATTTATATCAACGTATAAGTCTGCCATTTCTAACCTCATATAACTTCTTCATGTAATATAAATTATTAACTTAACGTGTCTAAATCATTCTTAGGTGAAATAATTATAGTAAAATGTACAGAGTTATCTACAAGTAACGTAATGCTAAAAGGATATGGATCATCAACTTTACCATATAATCCTTTTTTGTTAGATTGTATTTCAAATCCGTGTAAATCAGTTAAAGCTTCTGTTATTTTAGAATCACCTAAAACAACAGGTATATAAAAGTATTCTCCAACTACAGGTCTTACTGTTTGTGAGATACTTCCATTTATAGCATAACCTTTATCTACATAGTTTACTATATAATTAGTATACCAATCGTCCGAGGCTCCAATGGTTTTTATAGTAGCATCGGAATGAAAATAAACAGTACCTGAAGATAAATCCATACAAGTAAATATTAAACCTGCAGGACCACCCCAATTAGTTCCTATCCAAGAAAACTCAGTAATACCTTGAGGCATTATAATTTCTATATTTCTATAACCGTATTCAGTCTCCCATGAACCTTTTGCAGTACCGCTAATGCTATCCCATCCTGAGTCAGTATCTAATAACCTTTTTTCTCCTACTGTAAGTGGATTTGTACCAACTATATATGCATTATCACTAAATAACATTGCAGTGTTATCACACATAAAACAAATATTACAAGTAAAATCCTGCCCAGTAGTATTATTATACCAATATTTAAATACAACGAAAGTATTAACTAAAGCTGTTGTTGAAGCACCAGCTTCATTCCATATCCAATAAGCAGTAGGATCAGGAAAAGCGGAGTAAGCTCCCCACGGACCAAATCCAAAGCTAGCTATTAAACTGCTCTCTGCCCATCCTGATAATCCGCCACTATCTACATAGGCGTCACAGGCAGTTAGAGCATGATTATTTGGAGTAGTAGTTCCAGCTTGAGAATCCTGAACTTTTGCTACTATCTTTAAATCCTTTAAAGTAGGATCATCAGGTATTACAGGATTATAATACTCTGGACATGTATCAATGTCTCTAGTAGCATTACCTGGATCTAATACTAAATCAGTAGCATCTTGATGTCTTGCTTGAATACACTCATTCAGAGTTTTTCCTAACCACCAATCAGGTGGTTCATCAACAGGAAATCCTGGTAATAAACCATAATTTAAGTCATAGTAATAATTAGCATTAGGAGCATATTCAATTATTTTATAAACTTCTTCTCTATCTCTTTTTTCTTCTTGTAAATAAGTTTTTGCATAAAATCTTATTACGGTATTATTTTTAGTAACTAGAATTGGATCACTATAAATACGTCTAAAAGGATTAGTTCTAGGTTTTTCTGCATTTATAGTATAAAAAATAGTTGCATTAGCTACATTACACTTTAACTGTACACTTACCTGTTTATCATAATAACCACCTTTTGGTACAGCCCATGATTTTATTGGTATTTCTATTTCAAATATATCTGTCGGTCTAAAAGGATCAGAAGGTCTAGATATAGTTATCTCTTTTGGATTAGGATCAAAAATTTGACACAATGAAGCATATTTATCATCACAGGCTTTCCAATTAGGATAATAAAAACAAAAGCACAAACCTATAGAGTAAAATTGAGAAGTCATGGGCGGAGCATTAGCTTCTGTTTCTAATCTTTGCATTATACCAAGTGCTTTAGGTGGTAATACTATACCATAAGCTCCTGTCTGATTTAGATCAGACATAAAGGAAGCTATACTAGATAATACACCATTTGCAGAATTTATAACATTGCTAGCGTTAGCTATATCATGTTTTAAATTACCTATAAATCCTTTAGCCGTATTAAGAACGTTCTTAGCTAATGCAAAATATCCAGGAAACATGTCACCTAAAGTCATTGAATACCAGACATTAAACTGAGGTGGTGGCTGAGGTGGCTTTGGAGCAATTTGCGGTGGAAGGTTTTGGTCTCTTTTAATAAAAAGTTCTTTAATTCCTTTATTCACCGTATCCATAGCTTGTTTAAAAGCTGCAATATTACCAGCAAGATCTGGACCTACCGCTACTAAAGCTACACCTGTAGTGCACCAATCGGTTCCTTCTGGAGGAGCATTAGGAGCTAATCTCATTCGAGAATTCCATGATCCTTTAGCCCCACTAAGTACAATAACATAAGCACCAGTTGCTTCGAGTATTTCTACTATTCTTAGTATCTTATTTATTTGATCTAAAATTGCACTAAGTGCAGCTTGCAATAAAGCTAATACTAGCTGTGCTTTAGCTAAGGCTAGTTCAGCAGCAGCCAAAGCTGCTGCTACCATAGCATTTGCTGGTCCTAATATTTGAGCTAACGTTGCAGATCTCCAGGGCATACTTCACTCCTAACTAACTGAACCGGTTATAATACCAGAACCAGCAATTCCGGCATCTCTAGACATTGCTTCTAATTTACTATGCATTGTTATTTCTTTAATTACTTCTTCAGAAACAGCTTCAGCTATGATGTTACAAAAGTCATATAATGCAGCAGTACCATCTAATCCAAGACTGAACATTATAGTCTGTGACTGCATAACTTTCTTTTGCATAGCTTCTTGTAAAACTAGTGTTAGGCGTTCTGAATTTAGACCTGTCATGTCTGAAGGCATACTAACTTCCTCCTGTAGTTGCAAATACATTATTAGAATAGTCAGGATGTGGTCCACCAGTAAACGCACAAGTACAAGCTCCGGTAACTACTCCAGCTAAGTCACCATCACCACTTCCACCAGTTAAATAAATATTATGTGATGCTATAACTGAGACATCATTTGCACTTGAAGCTATAATATCCCCTTTCTCTGTTACTACATTAGCATCACCTTTTAATACAGTTGCATTTAAGTTACCTTTACTAACTGAGATAGTCGTATCACCTACTGAAGATAAAGTAGTCGTTCCTTGCACGTTTATTCCACAACTCCCATTTATCTCAATAGATACATCACCAGGATTATAAACTTGAATAAGATTATTATGTAGGTCAACTACAAGGAAGGCTTTATTACTTAGTCTTATTATTTTTCTATCAGGATAGTTAACCTGTGCTTGTTTTAATTGATTTGGTTTAAATAAAGTTGTTGAGAAATACTTTGGATGATATGGACTACCATGCATAAACATTATCTCTACAAAAGAGTCTATTCTAGGAATATCAAGACTTCCAGATTCTTTTGTTCCACCATCTATGCCAGCATTTGCACAGATAGCCCAAGGAGAATCTTTTAATTCTAACTCAAAGAATTTTGGTATCTTAAATTTTATTCTTCCTAGTTGCTTCGGGTCTTTATTATCTGTAACTATAGCTCTATATCTAACACCTTCTCTTAAACCTACCCTTAAAATATCTCTTGTAGAATTTATTAGTCCCATAAAATTATACCTTCCTCTTCCTAATTAATATAATATTATTATTCTGAATAAGAGAAAACTATATTAGAGTATGTAGTATTAGGTTGTGAAAATACAGAATATCCATATGCACATGGTTGCCTAAAAATAGACAAGTTTGGATCCGCAGACAAGTCTAGCAATAATGAGGAGCTAGATAGCACAGAAGTACTATTAAAGACAGAACAACGTGCATCAATAAGATTGTCTGTCTTCGTTATTTTAACCGTAGTACCTGTAGATACTGCATTCCATCCTCCAGTCTGAGAAGTTATTTTAGAGTTGCCATCAATAAGAAGTATCTGATCTGATCTTCTATAGTTTTTATAAATACCCCATCGTGGTTGTAAACCTCCTCTTGTCCTGACTGCAGATAATGTATGCTCTCTTCCGTTTCCGTCTACAGCAAAAGATATAATAACACCTATTAAGTCATCATCGGAAGCTGTAGAAGTAAGCCGGGCTTTATGTATATAAGAAGTATATAATTCATTGCTTACTAATCCTAGATAAGTTAAACTATTAATTGGACAACTTAAACTATTAGTAGAAGAAGAATAGGTCCAACTAGATATTTCTGTAGCACTAGCAGGTTGATTTTCAGTAGTAGTATTATGAGAGAATCTTCTCCAGTCATTAAATACTTGAGCCCATGTCTTAACATACGATACAGTTTTATTTGTCGTAGCTTTTTCTAAGGAGCCACTATACGCCACTATAGTATAATTTACAGTTAATCCTGCAGTGCTTTCCGTTACATTAAACGATGTTCCTGAATAATTTTGAGCTAATATTTCAGAGCCTCTTAAAATTGTATAAGTTACAGGAGAAGAAAAATTGTATAAGTTAAAATTTAAAGTACAACTAACATCTGTAATATTGGTTACATCTAAAACTAAATAAGGTTCAGGAGCCACGGTTTGAAAAGTATAAGGATTTAAAATAAAACTCATAGCTGTCTACCTATTAACCATAATTTGAGTCCTGTACTATTCGTACCTGCTGAAACTAAGTCTATAGTTATCTCAGAGTCATCTAATAGACTGGTAGTTGTTATAACAAAGCTACTACTAGAATTTAAACTAGTCTTAGACCCTGCGTCTATTACTACATAAGAATTTGTTACGCTTACTCCATTATGTTTTATATCTAGGGTTATATTTCCAGAAGTGGACTCATAACTTACTGATGCTCTTATTTCTAATAGATTAAAAGCATACGGCATCCTAAAAATAAGTTTATTCGATCCTGCTACTAAAGGTGTAACTTCATCACTCAAGGCTATACCAAAAGACTCTTTTGGATATTTAGCAAATGAGTAAACACCTTCAGGACTTTTTTGTATAAGACTTATACTTGTAGGAGTAGGTAATTTATTTTCTTTTTCTAATAGTAGTGTATCAGTCTCTGCCTTAGTATAAGCAGATTCTAAATTGCCTTTGTGCCAAACATCCTTATCTAAAAACTTAAAGACATTATTTGAATCAGCGTAAAGTATATCAGTCCATTTTATTGAATCACCAGCCGACTTAGTTGAACCATCAGAGTATCTATACTTAAAGTATGCTAATCCATTAGATGTTATATCTTGCATTATATCAGAGGCACCAGTATTGGATCTTTCAAAAACTGGAGAAGTACCACCAATAGTATTCCAATACCAGTGTAAGTTACCTGTGCCATCTTGCTGCATAAAATATGAAGTACCATCTTGAGTAGTTCTAAAAAGATATGATCCTAATTCAACTGCTCCTGATATTTTACCACCAGTTTTATCAAATTTTAAGTCCAGGCTTGAATTAACTTCTGACTTAGTATAAGCATCTGTAATAGCATAACCAGATAAGGTAGTTGCTTTATCTGCTTTTTGTGAAAGTAGTGCAGTTATATCAGAAGAACCTAATTTTGAATGTATAATATCTTTCCAAGTAGAATCAGAAAAATCATAAAAATAAAAAGTTCCAAGTATTGGATCTAGCCATAACTTATTCTTATTTATAGGTTCTGTACTCTGTAAATAAATATCTTTTATCTCAATTAAATTTTTAGCAGAATTTCCTATGTATAAAGCATTTGTATCTAAAGAGAAATATGGCTCACCTTCCTCTAGTGTTACAGGTTTATCTGCATCTAGTCCTCTGTTTAGTTTTAAAGTACAATTTGTCTTGGCATCAATTATTTCATGTCCAGAAAATCCATGTGAGCTAGAAATGTCTATCCAAGTAGAAGACACAGAACTATATCTATATATTTTTCCAGTTTCTATAATAGAAGAAGTAGTTCCATCTACTGGATTTAAAAAAGTCAAAGTTAAAGCATCTATGTCTGATAGACCTCTATTACTAATAGGATTCTTCCAAACTAAATTCGAATCTACTCCTGAATTTGCAAAGTAAGAAGATAAAATTATTGTACTTGGTTTAGACATAATGTCTCCAGTTAGCTATAATTAAAAATTAGATTTGAATAACGAGAATATTGCTGACTTAAACAACCTATTCCATATCTTTGAGGGCCTTTAAAAACAGCTAATCTTGCATCTGAATTTAAGTCAATAGTTAAAGCTGAAGCATCAGATACAACGGTACTATTAAATGGTGAGCATTTAGCAACAAAAATATCACCAGTTCTCTCCACTCTTACAGTAGTTCCATTAGGTACTGTATTCCAACTACCAACAGAAATAGCAATCTTACTATCACCATTAGCTAGTAATGCTTGAGTTGATCTATTATAGTCATAAACAATTGCCCATTGTAATTTTGGATAGAATTGATTATTGTTTCTTAATCGTACAGCTGATAGTGTATGCTCAAAACCTTTTTCATCTACTGCAAAAGCTAAAACTACAGAGATACAGTCATCATCATCAGAGTTTGCAGTTAATTGTATCTGAAAATAGTAGTTTTCGTAGTATTCAGTACTTATAAATCCAATGTAGGTAACGCTATTAGTGTTATTCTGAATATAATCACCAGTGGCATCATATGTCCATGTAGTCAATTCTGAAGCATTGGCAGGTTGATTCGTTGTAGTATCATGAGAGAATCTATACCATTTTTCATATACTTGAGCCCATGTTTTTACGAAAGTTACTACAATAGAAGTTCTTGGTCCATATACTTTTCCATCATAAGTTTCAATAGAAAAGGTAACAGATGATCCTGGAGTCATTCCAGTAACAGAATAAGTCAACACTTGTAAATTTGAGGCTATCAGTATATCATCTCTATATAAAAAATAAGTAACAGGATCATTGTTTATATCTGTAGCAGCACTCCAAGATAAAGTGCAACTTGTTGTAGCTATGTTTGTTGCTTTTAATATTGTATAACTAGGAGCACTATTTGAACTCCAAAAAAATCTATCAAAGAACATAAGGATCTCACTTTAAATCCAGAATAGATATAGATGCCAACCATGTAGCTCCTGCAGACCAAGTATAAAATGTCCATATATCTGTAGCATTAGCAGTAAGTGTCCTAGATGGTACAATACCTTTCTGATATTTTACTGTTGAAGAGAAATTTAATGTCCTATTTGCCACTGAGTCATTTGTCAGTATAAAGGTACAACTATGTGCATAGCCAGAAGTTGCTCCAGAAAGATTTAATACCACGTTTCCTGTAAGTGTAGCTACAAAAACATTACCTTGAGTAAGATCTAACGTTACGTTTCCAGATATATTTCCTAAATTTACTAAAACTTCTTTATAGTTCTTTAAACTTGGACTATTTATTCTACTTAAGGTATATGATGAACTCCACGCTCTATTAGTAGATCCTGTTGTGTCTAAATCATTTAAAAGTTTACTTAAATAATCTGGTGGAACCTTAGCATCAGTATCTAGTCCTAAATAACCATTTGCTACGTTTTTGTTTATTTTATCTTCTTTTTTATCTAATGGAGAATCATCTACTGATAGTGTAAATTTTCCAGGATCAGTCTCAGTACATAACATTTTTTCAAAATTTAAAACTTTTACAGTATCAGTAAATTCTGTTCCGTCTTTAGCAATTTTTATTCCTAAATCAAGATCAGTGTTAGTTAAAACTATACCCCTCTGATTTAAAATTACACCTGAAGTTGTAGACACTGCTAAAAATACAGGTTTACTAACATGATCTAAATCTGTTGGACCATTAATAATCATTTCTCCTGGAGTAACGTCCGATAAAAAATACACTGAGCCTGGAATCAATCCTGTTAATTCTTGTATATATCCTGAAGTGCACACTGAAATAGTATCTAAAGTTGTAGCTACTATTACTCCTATAACATCAGAAGTCTCTGGAGCTGTAGCTATACCTTTTTCTAATCCACTAGATGTTTGAATAACCCAGTTACCTACAGTAAAAGAATGTGCAGGTAAAGTAAAGTCTACTATACAACTCTGTTTTGTACGTTTAAGAAGAGAATCTATTTGGATTTTAGTATAATAAGCTTTTAACTTGTTCTTAACAAAAGTAAGAACAACAGGTAAGGAAAGCGACATAACTTGCTCCTACATAAATTATGGAAAAATTACTGTATTAGGTTTATATGAAGGTACTATACTTTTATCTATTCTAATTATATTACCGAGTGTATCATAAGTATAGTCTTCTGTTGTAATTGAGTTATCGAAGTCAATTCTTTGCTGTATTATATTAAACTCTGCATCATAAACAAAATTAGTAATTCTAGTTAAACCTCCTACTAAAATTTCTGAGCTCTCTATAATATTTCCATCGGAATCATAAGTATACTCAGTAGTTACTGTATCTAATTCTTCGACATTTATATTATAAATATTATTTAAAAAGCAAGGTACGTTCTTTTCTCTAGCTAGTGTAAAGTCTACACTTAATACTTTAATTGTTGTTTCTGGTGAACTTGTAGTATAAGATAATTTAAATATACTTGGCTTACCTGGATTTATTTCAAATACTTCTGGTGAAAAAATGTAAGTTGAAGTAGTTACTTTATTTGCTTCAGTAGAAGTAAAGTCCACAAATGAATGAATCTTTTTTACCAGAATATCTTGAATGTCATACTCTTCACCATCAAGTAAAGTATTTAGGTTAAAACCCCAAGCCACATTAGTACATGCACTAGGTGCTACCCATTTAACTTCAAGTTTTACTCTATCTGATCCAGAAGGATTTACTATCATCTGAACACCATTAAGCTGTTCAGAGAAAGTTTTATCTACCTCTAATACACTTGCAGTAACATTTTTAACAATACAGGTAAGTTCTCCTACTTTTATTTCATCATTAGGCATTATTTCATTGATAAAATTACTATCAGTGTCACCATATAAAAAAGTTTTTCCTATATTAGTTGTAACTAAACTTTTTGATACAAATGGTATTGCTCTTGGTGAATATTCATAGGTTTCAGCGGCTGTAATTAACCACCCAATTTCAGTTATAGGTTCAAATGATACAACTGGTTCATTATGAGCTAATGTTTCTATAACAGCACTAGAAACTACTAGTTTAATTGCATTTTGTGGTTTTAAACTTATCTTTAATTTCCCGCTGTTAGATATGTTAGATATAACACTATCTAAGATTATTTTATTCTCTCGTTCTTCATTACCCCAAGGACGTTCACCAATTTTTATATTTTTTAATCCAATATTAGGTGTAAGATCATAAATAGCCATAATAGTTTTCCTATCACATCTCCGTCATAGTATTCATCAAGTATTTAGAGAAGCTAGATTTTACACTAGCATTTACATTAATTCTCTTGCTCTTGATAAGGACGGCAAGTTATTAGTATCCTACGAGTCTTGCCAAATATCATAGAGGATTTTTTATTATCTAATAAGTATTTAGAGAAGCTAGATTTTACACTAGCATTTACACTAATTCTCTTAATAAAATCTAGATCTACCTTAGAAGATATAGAGGCTTTAGTTGTAGCTCTTTTAGCAACTTGTTTTTCTGAAGATATTGAAGACTGTTTCATTTTTTTAACTGCATATAAGTTACAGGTTTTTCCTTTAGAAGGTGCTTTCCTGTCATACGTTGAGTCTAACTTTATCTTAACTAATTTTCTATATCTTTCAAACTCCTTTGAGATACTGCTATAGTTATCTTTTACTATATTTATAAACTTCAAATCATTAGTTGGTTTTATGTTGTCATAACTAATATCAACAGCTATAGTTTTTTCAGAACCTATCACTTTTCTATGTTTTTGAACTGGTGTAAACCACTTAGTTTCTTTTTGTTTTTTATAATTAAGGTATACTATATTTATATAAAGAGGGCTAACATTTTTTCTATTGTTATAAACAAATGAAACATGATTAACACTAAAAGATTTACCATTTCTTATAGAAAAGTTTATATAAGAAGGATTAGAATAAAGTTCATGTACATTATACATAGGTAAATCTATGCATAAGGATTCAGTATTAATAAGATTATTACTAACTATTCTTTCTATGAATGTTCTAATTTTAGATAATTCTTTTGGATGTACTTTAACACTCGAGAAAGTTGCCTCTTTTGAAATTGCTATAGTACCAGTTGTATCTAGTCCTAAGTTAAAGAAAATATACTTAGATAAATTTTTAGTCTCTGTATCTAAGGAACTTAAAGTTAGACTATACTTAAATTCATTACTTAATGCTCCAGGTAAACAAGTTAATATAGAGTATTCCATTAAAGAACTTATAGAAAATATTTTTGAAAGAGATGCTAAATAAGAATGTGGTATATTCATTAAGTATAAAGGAATTATTGTATTAATAGCTCTATCTAAAATACTTGAAACGTAAGAAGGTACTATTGTATTAATGTCTTTATGATAAATCCAAGATTTAAAATTAGTTGTATTAAAGCATAAAGTGGCTTTATCAACAGAAGTTGAAGCAGAGTACGAAAAGTCTATGGGAGTGGAGTGGTTTATATTACCAAGTATTTTTATTTCAGAATTGGTTGCAACATGTTTTAAAGTTGAGATAAAATCATAGGAATTAGTAGCTAAGGAGCAATGGCATATACTATTTTCATAAGTTTTTTCTGTTGTATCAATAGGATCTGAACCTATCTTATACTTTATAAATCTATCTTGTGAAATAGTAATTTTTTGATTGTATTTTCTGTAAACTATAGGAAAGAATAGTTTATACTGTTCATCAGTTAAGGCTTTATTATAAATATAAAACTCATCTAATCCTCCAGTATAATAGTAAGACCTATCTGAAGGTATAGTCCCTATATTATATCCAGAGTCAAAATTAAGAGAATATAAAAAGTTATTATCAGTATATACTTTATACATTCCAATATGTAAGGTTAAAACATTAGACTTTCTTCTTAAAAAGATAGGTGTCCAACGAGAAAATTTAATATCATAACCAATAAATATTTGTTCTAAAGATAAACCAGTACCTATTAGTAAAGATAAACTATAGAATCCTCCATATGGATCTTTACCATATGGATATTCTCCATAAGGTCTACCACATACTAAACTAAGGCCTATTCCGGTTAAGTTAGAGCCAAGGAAAACTAAAGGTATTAATCCAACTAGATCTTTGTTTGGATTAATAGCGAGGACTATAGTAAAGTCGTTTACTATAGGTAGGGCGGAAGGATTATATAAATAGTCTCTATCTAATACTACAGATGAATTTCTAAATGAAATATTGGAGTATTTTATTTCAGAGAACTCATAGGAGGTGGCATCAAATCCACCTCCTGAGTAATCTTTTAAGTCTGAGTCTAAAGGTAAATATACTATTGGATCTAAAATCATTTTCTCTCCAATAATAGAATTTTAAATTCCGCCACCACTTACTAGATATAGCATCCTCATACCTTCTGCATCTGGTATATTAGCACATCCACCACGATAAGATCGGTATTCTAATTGGCTATCTAAATCTGAGACTGCAATCTTGGTTAAATTCTTAGTTACGTTATCTATTGGATTAGAAGTAACAAAAGTTCCACTACAGCTATAAACATTTATAAAACCTTTCGCATCTCCACCTGTAGTTGTAACTGTTCCTGTTATAGGATCAGTGGTTGAAGTTAACCAGGTGCCTGAAGTTAAAACTACTTCATAAACAACACCAGTTGCTCCGGTAATAGGATCTTTTATTAAATCTTCTGAGAGAGGTTTGGTAGAACCATTTGAAAAAGCTACTGTAGCCCTACCATACACATTTACTATAGCATCATTGTTCTGTGATAAAACACCTGCACTAGTATATGCTACCATGTCCATCTCTTCATTATATAGATGTCTATTGGTATTAAATCCAGCAGGGAATATAATATAGTACTGATTTGTTTCTGCTAATACCGTTTGTTTTTCTACGTTTATTACTTGATTTACATAATCGCTATATACATAAGCTGCTTGTGATTGGGTAGGACCATATACGTCTACCTCCCTAGCATAAAATCTTCTTGCATGTTTACCTGAAGCCTCACAACAATATAATACTGCAACAGGACATTTACCAGTAGTCTGAATTTTTCCAGTAATTGGATTAACAAGTCTTTGTATACAGAACCAACTATAACGCCTGGCACCATTAACTGCAATTTGTTGAAAAATCTCAATTGCTATACCTCTATTAGTTATACTTAGTATGTAATTGTAAGGATTTGCATTATGAATAGTAGATTCAGTTATTAGTCCGTCTTCATCTTCATTTGCTCTTCCTATACAACCACTTATATCAGTAGTTATTGTAGTATTAGTAGCAGGTATTTTAGTTCCAGTAAATGTATAGCAGCTACCATCATCCGGAAGTTGATATTCTGTAGCTACAATAACCTGACCTCCAGGAAGAGTGCCATCTATTTGTATCCTCCAAGGTTGTAATCCACATGGATAAACATTACTTGGATCATTCATAATATCAACAGAAGGACCAGCAATTAAAGTAGCTTTAGTAGCAGTAATATCTGCAATAGGATCAGATAACGCACCTAAATTATAATAGACTGGAATAAAACCATTTTCAACTAAGTCCTTTATGATTTGGTTATATATATCTGGTCTTCTAATAAAGCCTGATCTTTCAACAGTAAACCCCATGATTATCTCCTATATCTTAATTTATACTCCGCCACCTTTTGTCAAAATCATTACACGACTACCTTCGTGATATCCAACTGTTGATCTTTGAGCAGTATACTCTCGCATTAATTTTTGTCCATTTGAGTCTAGCTCTCCATGCATATTAACTTTTGCAACCATTGATTCCGCAATAACATTAGCAGAAATAAAAGCAATCATATCAAGTCTTTCATTATGGTACAAATGCCTATCTGTTACAATTCCATCAGGCACGGTAATTATATAACTATTGTCTTCTGCTATAGAAATCTGTTTCTTAGCATTCCAAAAAGTTGAGCTATAACTCTGATTTAAGTCATTATTATTTTGATTGTAGGTTATATTTTTAGGTACAGAAGGTGTCCATACATCTTTTTCTCTAACAACTATTTGCCACACCGTTTTTAAACCAGAACTTGGAAATTTGGTATATGGACTTCCACCTGCTGTTGATTGATATATTCTATCTATCTGACTAAATAAGCCAATTACAGGTGTTAATCCATCGGTTGAAACTTTTCCAGTTTTAGCATTTACTGGTCTTTGAACGCAGACAAAACTACCTTGTCTACCCTCTGGATAAGCTTCAGTTTTTAAATGGAAAGCAAATCCATGATCAGATATAGATACAACATAAGAAACAGGTCTACTTGGGTTTAAATCAACTTCACTTATTAAAGGACTTATATTACCTACTGTCATTTTTCTCTCTATACCATCTATATCAAATCTTAGTCTACCATTTGGAAATGCTGAACTATATTCCATCTGATTATAGTACAACCCACCACGGTCCTCAACAGACGGAGCACCCGTCTGTTGAGTGTAAACAATCGACTTAAAGTCTTCATAAGAAGTATCATATATACAAATAAAATAATCTTGAAATGGAGCATTTTCAGGTACAAATATGTCATAAACAGTTCCATCGTCTAATAACTGATACTTGGTTCCTACTACTAGTCTGCCATACTCTGTTATTTGTTCTGGAGGATCTGACTCTAAGTCATTTCTAGATCCTATAGGCCTCAAAGTGTTGATTAAAAAATTTATATAATAGCTAGAATCTAAGTGTATTCTCCAAGGCTGAAAAGTAACTAAAGGATCAACTTTTGAGCTTGCTTCTAAAGTAAATCTCTTTCCAACTAATCTTGGGCCAATATCAAAAATATTATTTTCTCCATCTATATCACCTTTTAAAACACAATTTACTACTTCTTCTTTACCAGGCAGTTGATATTTAAAACTAGCGGTTACTATTGCAGTATCTATTGGAATTTTAGTTTTATCTACAATAGTTATTTTTGCTTGCCCTGAAGGAATCGGATCTACTAAATAGTCTAGACCTAATGAATAAATAACAGCAGTACTAGTTGGGGTATCCTTAACCTTAAGCTCAAAAGTAGATAAGTCAACTGATACTAAATCTTTAGGTGTATAAAAAATATCATTGTATCCTGTGTTCTTACCACTAAGAGTAGTGTTAGTTATAAATCTATATACCCGTAGATTACTCTTAACAGAAGTGTTCATTGAATAGGTTACAACTTTCGGTATAGCTTGTTCTAAAGTAACTCCTTCATCATATACTGCGGTTGGAACAAGCTCTGTATAGGTTATAGAGGTATTTAAGTTATTAATAGTAAATATTGTATCTTGTTTATCTTGTGCTGAAAAAGAAGTCATATCTACAAGAAATTCAGCCTCAGCAAGATCTTTACTCTCAGACATCTTAGTTACAGCCGACTCTGGGATATTAATGTACCGTGAATTAGGTCCATATGTATCACAGTAAAAACGTTTTGGGTGACCACCTAAGGTGGTTTCTAATTCATATACAATATTAGAAGCATTCTTAACAATATTAGTTATATATATTTGAAGTACATTACTTGGAACCTCAGTCATGCTAAATCCCATATTACCTCTAAGTGATATAGTAAAACTATTTTTATCTTCAGCTAAAGAAATGCTGGTTACAGTATCATAACCACTATAAGAAGAAAGCAAATAAGTAGGGCTAGTTTCTAAATAAGAAGTAGTGTAGCTAGCTTTGATTGAGAAACCTGTTGAGGGCAATAAATCATAATTATTCACAGTTATACTGTAATTTCCATCTCCAGGTATTGGTTTAAGAGTGTAAGAGTCCTTTGTTACTGAATTATCGTCTATATAAAGATTAAATGAGTCTTCATCTAAGATATTTGTATCAGATAAACCAGTTGTTTTAAAAATGTTATTAAAAGAGCTTGGTGTACCTAGTACAGGAATATCCGTAGCTTGTTTAAATGCACGAAGATAATAAAAGTCTGCCGTTATCGTTTTAGAATCCTTCGATGGATAAAAACCTTCAACAAATTGAATAGAGCAAATTGCGGTTATATCTCTTGGTGAAGAAGTTGAAACAATATAATGAGAAGGATCTACTAATTCTCCATCTATTTTTACTTTTAAATACTTTGTCTGAATAAATACTTTCTCAGGCTCTTCTTCAGTCCATATAAGATCAAATCCTCCATCTACAAGATCTTGAGCTAAATTTGTAAAAAGTGTATAAATATCTGTTATACCATTTCTACTTATTGAAAATCCCATAAGAACCTCGCTTTACATTGTTTATATAAATTATAAATTTTATGTTATTGTTATTGTAACTAATCCATAAACAGTAAGTTGTTCTCCAGAAGACGTAGATCCACAATATTGTATATTAGCTGTAGTAGGTTGATTTACAGAAATAACTATATTTTGATCTTTTGTTTGCGTAATCCAATTACTCCAAACAGGTTCTACATTAGATAAGTAATATCTATAACTATAGTAATAACACATTTCTAATTTTACTGAGATGTTAATATTATAAGGAGAAGTAACAGGACCGTTTGGTACATTGTCTATAAATATTCTAGGTTCTGTAGAAACATTCCAGTTATAAATTGAAGCAGAAGTTTGCCAGTTTCCTACAGAATCTGATCCGACAACTCGTAGTGAATGTCCGCCTTGTGTTAAATTTCTTAAAAGAATCTTTTCTGAGACAGACTTTATTCCACTCCATGCATTTCTATCTAATGAATATCTATATTTTACTACATCTGTACCTCCTACAACCACATCATAATCTGTTACTGAATGAGTTAAAGCGTACTCTGTAGTAGGAAGACCTGAAATTGTTGCAACTGGTGCAGTGGTGTCAATTGTCCATAAAAATGTGGTTGGATTTAACGTATCTTGTATATTGCCTAAGGCATCTATTCCACAAACTTGCAATGTATGTGTTTCAGATGCAAGTCCTAAAAGACTAATTGGAGACGAAATTGGTGCTGGATTTGTCCACGCTCCTGTATCTAGTTTATAGGTGTAACTAACAACTTTCTCTCCAGAAATATTAAAAATAGCAATAGTAGAATTGGTGTAATCTTGTATTGTAGTTGAAATAACTGCAACAGGTTTTTCTGTATCTATTGTCCAAGTAAATTCTGTAGGATGTGTTGTTTCCTGCCAATTATCTGCAGTGTTTTTAACCACCACTAGTAAAGTATGAGAAGTTGAAGATAAATTAGATAGGTCTATACTACGTGTAAGTGGATATTCTATACTCCAAGGTTCTTCATCAATTTTATATTTATATAAAACTAAATTTTGTCCTGTCACATTAATATTAGTAGAAGTAACATTTGTTAAAAGCTTTGGAAGATTTGTTAAAATTGCTTCTGGTTCTACTGAGTTTATAGTCCATGAATAAGTTACTGCCTCAGATTCTGCTGGCCATACCTGATTTATTATATCAAAAGATAGAACTTCTAATTTATTTAGACCATCTGGTAAAGACGAGAGTTGTAAGGGTTGAGATGAAGAATATTCTCCACTCCATGTTCCATTATTGATACGGTATTTATAAATATTTACATTTCTTCCAGAGATAGTTATATCTGTGGTTGTTAAATAGGTAAGACTTTTTGGTACATTAGTTAATATAGGAACATTAGTTAATGTATCTACTACCCAAGAAAATTCAGTAGCAACATTTTCTGGTTGATAATTTCCTATACTATTTTTTCCAATAACTTTTATAGTATGAGTACTCTCAGTTAAATTAGTGAGTTTAATTTTAGTAGTAGGAAAATTTAAAATCTCCTGGCTCCAATTATTATTGTCTAATTTATATTTAAAAGCAGATACAGAATTATCACCAATACTAATCGTTATGTCCTTTTTTCTTGTAGCAAATGGAACATCTGAATTTATTATTGCAGTAGGATAACTTTTATCTATAGTCCAAAAAACTGTAGTAGGTCTAATCTGCCACTTGTTATCATCACGCTGGCCTATTACCTCTAATACTCTTTGACCTTCTGGTAAATCCTTTAATTTAATTGGTGTTATTATGTCTAATTCATCACTCCATTCTCCAAAATCTATTCTCCACTTATAATTTATTAAGTATAATCCAGATACAGAAACATCAAGATTAGAACTATTAGTTATCCTATCAGGATTACCAGAAACAATTGCTATAGGTTCAGGAATATTAAGATAATCAAAATTAGTTTGAATTAGTAATCTTTGTCCTTCATTATAATTAATGGAGGCTCTTTCTCCAGTATATTCAAGTCTAACTAAATGATCTCCTTGTCTAAAACAATTAAATACTGCAGTATTACCTTCAGATAATACATTAGCAGAAACAAATGAGATAAGATCCATACACTGATCTTGATATAAAAACCTTTTAGTGGTTATTCCATCAGGAATAGTAACTAGATAATTTCCTCGTTCTGAAATAGATATTTGTTTTTTGTTGTTCCATGGATCAGAAGAGTAGTCTGTGCAAATATTAGAATAACTAGGGGCTGTAGGTATAAGTACATCCTTCTCTCTAACTATAAACTGCCAAACCACATTATCACCAGACCGAGGATATAACACAGTACTAGAATCACCTAAGGTTCTAATATAGTTTCTTTCTATATGATTAGTTAGACAAACTACTGGATTAAATTTTCCTATAAATGGAATACCGGTAGTTGAGTCTACCAAACGTTGGGCGCAAAGCCATTTTACTCCACGGCCTTGAGGGTGCCCTTCTGATTTTATCACTAAAACAAATCCAGAATCAGATATAGAAAGACGATAGCTTAAAACTCTGCCTTCTCCAACTGCATCTACCTCACTTAATAATGGACTTATATCACCATAAGGTAAAGGTAGTGAAGTACCATCTGTATCAAACCTTATACACTCCTTACCATCAATAAGATCATATTGTGGTATATAAATTTCATCTGGTGGTTTAGGTGTAGCTAACTTGCTTGTCAGAAATTCATCCAAAGATGTTTCATACTTCTGTCTAATAAGAGCTTCGGCTATCTCTATATCGGAAGGTTTATCGGTAGATCTACCATCTTTAGGAATAGGAGTAGGTAATACAGTACCATCATCTAACAGTTGATGAGAAGTACCAAGAACAATTCTTCCATATTCTTTTATTTCCTCTTCTTTAGGCTCATCAAATCCATACATTAGCTTTTTGAATTTTAATATGTATCCAGCGTCCATGTGAACACGCCAAGACTCAAGTGGAGATAAACTATCAACTGTTGTAGTTGTTTCAATAGTAAATTTATCAGTACCTTTAAAAACAGAGTTCCATCCTGCAGAAATAAACTCAGTATAAACTGAATCAAATACTTCAGTTAAACTAGTAAATCCTATTTTATATGAACTAGAAATTAACATCTTTATACCTCATGTATAGACGAAGTTTATCCTGCAGGTTGTGCTACTATAGTCCATTCTACATCTCTCATCGTATTATCATAATCAGATGGAGCTTTTACTAATAAAATATCTTTTGGAAATAATAAAGTCTCTATTCCTCTATACTCTCCGTAACCATCTCCATTTGCTCTAAAAACTATCTTGCCAAATATACTGTCATTTCTGGTTATCAACAGTTCAGTATCTCTTTTAGGTTTAATAGTACAGTAAGCCTGTGACTTAGGAAAATTTCTATCTATTCGTATTGGTGCTGCTACAACAAAACGCATTACTACTTCATCAGGCTTAGCTGAACCGAAGATAGATCCAGAAAGTTCATATACTAAATCTCCTACAGGTTTAGGAGGTTCGATAGGACCACCGCCATCTCCAACGCCTTTAGGCCCTATATATCTGTAACCTTCAATATATAAAACTGCATTATTAGATAATACATCTGAAGGAACGCAATTTGGAAAATATAATACACCAGCGTTATAATCAAATACATACTCCATTGTTAGTAGTGTAGGATTTATAATCTTTCTATGTGTCCCATAGTCTAAATTTTCTACATATATTCTTACTGCATAACTATAGCCTAAAGATGGAGGAATCCAGTCTCGTAATCGTACATTGCTATTATCTACTGCTAACCAAGTTCTATTACCAGGGACTGTTTCATCAACAACCATCTTAGCTATAGTATCATCTTTATATAAGCCAATTTCTCTAGTATTTGATATAGGCGGTGTAGAAGGTATTTTACCTGAGTCTGTCCAAATCTCATGACCATAAGATATTACGTTAGTATAAATTGTTTCATTCAAAACATCCTTATTTAAAATATCAGTTTCAGCTACACCAAAAAGTTTCTTCCAAACTATATCTAATTTTTTAGTATCTGAAATTGCCATTTTTAGTCTCCACTACCGACAACTATGTCACCATACTATATCTGGATTTTCAACCATTCCTTCTAAGGTTATTCCTTTTATAACATCAAGAGCTTCGAGTTTTATCCTTACTAAAATAGTATTGTTACTACTATTAGTGCTAGATTGTCTACCAAAGGTAGCAATAAAAAGACCGCTTCCTCCATTTGCAGCAATACCTAAAGCACATCCATTACTGTTTCTTCCAGATCCTGGAGTATCATACCCATCATATAACATGGTTAAGTCTAACCAACCATTTGGTGCATTGTCAAATAAGTATTCTAGTCCAGGTAGTTTAAGACTTATTTTTCTATAAGTTCCAACTATTGTAACTTTCATTTGACTTACAGCTTTTCTTCTGGTCATGTATGTTGCATAACATGGACGTTTTGAACCAGTTTGTGGTCTTAGTACACCATTAGACTCAATTGCATCCCAAGGCTGTAGGATTGTAGTATTATTCCAATCACCGCTTTTTAACGTACTCTTATCATCAATAGGATAATCACCATCAGACATTGTTACTCTTTGAGCATAATCAAAATTACCCATTTTTATTTCCTCGCTAATTTACTATATATTAGGTAACTCTCCTAAATTCTTTACAGCTATAATACTACTACTTTGTGATACTTGACTTGTATTCGTTGTACTAGAAGTTTTATTGGACTTAAGTACATCAGAAGCAAGAGGCAAAGTATTAACTTCTTTAGGTTGTATCAATTGATTATCACTAACAGGTTTATCACCAGATACTAAAGGTTCCATATCATTAACAGCTATACCGCCAGAGCTAGTTTTAGTTCCACTAAAAGCAGACCCTTGAGGTGGTGGTGAATCTGCAAGTTTAGGTAATTTTTGACTACTACTATTATCACTAGGTGCATTAGTTATATTTGAAGAATTATCTGCTTCTGTTGAACTTGAGCTTGTTTTAGGTACTGTCATTTTATACACTTCAAACAACTCTGCATACTTTGTACCTTTTATGACAATTTTATGTGCCCCAACAATATATCTACCACTATAGCCATTAGGCTTTCCAGTAGATAGATTATAGAATTTAAGATCAATAGGATCTAATGGTTGTAAATTAGTAACAGTATCAACCAAGAAAGTTGATTTTTGACTAAATAATCCTAACATACGAAGATTTCTATGGTAAGCCTTCCAATATTTTGGATAGGTATTTCCACAGTCTATAGGAGCATAATCTCTACGGGCTATTTCTATCTGATCAGATATTTCAGTATTTATAGAAGCAGCACCATCCGCTGAAGGTATTGAAACACCACTATACTCTTCATTACTTCCAGACATTAAATCTTCTATCATCTTATATCCATAGTTTACCCATGAGTTTAAGAATCCAGAAGAACTGCTAGTTGTATATTCTCTCATTGTATACTTATCAGGAGAACTGCTAAAGTCTGTTCCTCCAATAGAAGAAGGATTAGAAGTAGTTGCTGGACTAGTAGTAGTATTATCAGTTTTCTTAGAATCTAGGTCTGAGTCAAAACTAGCATAAGGTTGCGTAGATTCAGAAAAGGCATTATTTATATTTTTATAAATAAAGTCACCATTAAAAGAAGCACAAGCTAGCATTACACCATTTTCTGAATAACTATGTTGAGTTATTTTCTTTATGAAAATAGCAACAGGATCACAAACATTTATCCACGTTTGTTCATCTGAACAAGGGTCTCCAGAACTATCTCCTACAAAGTCTAAACCACAGTCTTCTACAATTTCTTTTATTACTTTATAGCTTGTTCCTTTATATGCTTTGGTCTTTATCTTTTTTATAAACTTATAGTTGTCTAAAACAGCGTGTATTACATATTTTAAACCACGGCTATACTGTATAGCCTTCCAACTAAATAGCCTAAACTCATAAGGTCTATTGCTAGATAGTTCATCTTTATCTTTACCAATAGTAATTGAAAATTTATTGGCATCAGACAAAGGATGTAAATCAGAAAATATACCTTCTGAGTCATTGACGGTTAATGTCAACGTTGGTATTCCAGAAGATACGTCTTGAAGCATAGTTATTTGATCCAAAAAATCTACTCCAGCTACAGGTAGATCTTGATCATCTACCTTAAGGTCTAAAAATAGTTGTCCATCTAGTGCTATTACTGACATAAAGGCCTCTAGTTATTTCAAATAAATTTGTTTGGATAAACGTTTACCTTGGCTCTGTTTAACTAAAAGATCATTTAAAATAGTAAAATTAGGTATCTTTATAAATGATCCTGCAGTCAGTTCAGTATTTGCAATAAGTTTATTATAAACAAGTATTACCCAATATAACTCAGGTGAACCAAAGAATAAAGCTGAAATTTTATCTGGCCTATTCTCATTATAAAAAGGTATTTCATATATTGAAGAATAAGGTATTACCATTATTTTATCAACCAATTTATCTGTGAGAGGGTCATTACCTAAGTTATCTCTAGTTAGATATAAATGTCTATCATATATCGACATATAATAACCTCTAGTTAATGTTTGAACATAGTTTGAATATCATCATAGACGATAATATAAGTAGATATTACTGAAACATCTAACTTAGCACTTAAAGGTCTACCATCAGAATCAAAAATTGCATCATATGTCTGACTTATATTAGTTATTACACAATTTTTAAGAACCATGAAATTTCCAAATCTAACTTCTACTGGAGAATTAGTTTCGCTATCCGGTAACATAGGTGTATAAGGCGCTTTAAGGATAGGACCAAATTCTCTAGGTAGAGCCATCTTCATTATTTCTTTTATTGGTTCAACAAGTTCTCTTTGAGGATCTTTCTCTACCTTAAACACAAAAGGAATATTATATGAAATATACGAAGATCCTTGCCATAATTGAGCACTTAACTGTTTATTCTGAAAGTTAAAACCACCTGCTGCGGCAGTCTTATTAACCCATTCAGTAACATTTCCACCTACCATAGCTGACATTGCTTCTTGCATACCACCGGCAAGTATTGGATTCCATGTTATATCTAAAGAAGTAGAAAAATTCTCAGCCATTGGTGTAGATACTATTGAACTACCTTTACTTAACCATACTCTATAATTTTTATTTAAAGACTCATATCCACCTATTTCAGACATATTAAACTACTCCTAATATAATAAGATTTAGTCCACCATCCTCAACCATAAACATTCCATCAGTTCTTAAACTTGGAACTTCTGCGGCAGGCAGATTAGCAGTAGGTGGATAGCTTGGTTGTTGACTAACTTTATTATCTTTATTTGTAGTAGGCTTATTTGATGTCAGCTCTGCTCTTGGTGGTAATACTATTGACTCAGGTGATTTTACAGTCTGGGCATCTGGCACTCCACTAAAAGCTCTATTTACTGCTCCCGTAGCTCCATCAATTACTGGAAAGGCAGAAGAAGCTAAGTTATCCCATGAACCCATAACCGTATCAGTAGCAGACTGTGCTTTATTTTTTAAAGTATCTAGTCCTGCTCCTACAGTATCACTAATTCCATTAGAAATTTTATCATATAGTTTTCCACCAGAATCTTTTAAATCAGAGTATCCAGAAGTCGCCGCACCAGTAACTGTGCTTAAAACCTTATTTAAGAATCCTAATAGACCACTGTTATTCGTAGTTGTTTCTGGTTTTAAACCTTCAGTTGAAGAAATAGGCAAGTTAGTTCCAGAAGATGCCGGTATATTAGACGCTGCTTCTACAGCACTAACTGTATCTAACAGTGGTTCTTCTTTCTTAACCGCAGGTGAAGAAGCAGCTACAAAATTATCAGATTTTAATAACTGTTTTACAAGACCTTGTGGTTCAGAATCAATATCAGAAGGTAAAGCAACGGAGGCCACATCATAAGGTTCTTCTTTTTTAATGTCTTCTTCTGGTGATGTAACAGTTTTAAAGTCTTCTGAAGAAGCTTTTTGTGTACTGGTACTTTGAGTTGTTTCTGGCTCTGCTTTGTCAGAAGATGCGACTTGTATGTCGTCTTTAGGAATTGAACCACCTTGATTTCCTACTAAGGCAGCCATTACTCTTTTACCAGAATCTCCTGACTTAGTTGGGCGTCCACCCATTATAAAACCTTTGGCTCTAAAGTCTTTCACACCTGACTTAGCACCAGTTTTACTATTTCCAGACTCAAACATCTTAGGTTTGCCAGTAACTGGATCCTTACCTAGGTATACAGCTACATGTGTCGCACCAAAAGGCCCTACTGGCTTTCTAGCTCCACCACCTGCTATTCCAGCTTTTCTTAAAGCTTCTTCTTTTTCACTATGATAGAAGATAAGATCTCCAGGCTGAAGATCTTTTATACTAGTAACAGGAGTACCATTTTTTAGAACATCTTTTCTTTGAGCTTCAGCAGTACCTGGAATTGATATTCCAGCAGCACGATAAGCAGCTTGGCTTATTTCGGAACAGTCCATTCCTGTTCCATCTCGTTTGTTATTATAAGGTATTCCGGAAAGGGCTGCTCCTGCAAAACCTTCTGCAACAATGTTGGAAGTATCTATAGAACCTGAAGTGCTTGATGTGGTACTTCCTGAAGAAGAAGGTGTATCATATGAAGAAGAAGATGGTGTACCATATGAAGAAGAAGAAGATGGTGTACCATGTGAAGAAGCCATAGGTACTTCTGCATCACTAGAACTTGGAGCACCTATAGGTGCTCCTCCTGTAGGAGTTGAGGGACCACCACCAAGCTTACTTCTAAGCCACTCAAACGGTGCACTTAAAGTAGAAAATAGACGTTCCATTAGTCCTCTAGGTCTATACGCTTCCTTAGTAATTGTGGTCAAATCTTTTAGATTTTTAGCGTCTTGTTTTTCTAAGTAAGTAGGCCCTTCACCTTCTTCATCACCTTCTTCATTACCTGTTAGGGCAGTTGATTTATTTGTTATATCTTCTGCCTTGTTTATAATTAAGGCATTTCTAGTATCAAAATTATCAGTAAGTTCTTTTTTAGTATCTACATCTTTTTGTTTAGTTTCATCACTTTTAAATACTTTTCTTGAGATCCACTTTGAAAATTTCTCTCCACCGAATGCACCACCAATACCACCTACTATAGCTCCTACAATACCTCCAACCGTAGTTCCTAAACCTGGTATTACAGAGCCTAAAGCAGCACCACCCATTGCGCCTAGTTTAGCACCACCTAGTGCACCTGCCATTGTACCAGCACCAGTAGTTACAGCTCTTGCAGTTTTTACCTCAGTGGATTGATCTTTATTATCTGCTGAATTATACTCTGAATATCCTGCAATTAAACCTGTTAGAGGTAATGCAACTCTACCTATTACCTTAGTAGCTCCTGACAAAACACGACTTCCAGTAGAAGCTGCGACTGCTGTAGTATCTGCTGCTGCGGCTGTAGCTTCTGTAGTCTCTGCTGCTGTAGCTCCTGTAGCTTCTGCTGCTTCGGCAGCAGCTTCTGTAGTAGAACCAGCACCTTTATTAAACCAGGTTTTTGGATTATACCAAGTACCTTTACCTTTTAAAGTACCTTTTAGTCCTCTGTACTCTAAGTACTTGCCAAGTAAACCTCCATCAGAACCAGTTACTCTTATAGTCTTGTCTATTTTTTCTAGATTTTTATTAACCAGCTTTAACTGCGCTGTTAAAGATTTATCCATTCCATCTAAAGCTTCAGTCTGTTGTTCCTGAGCTGCGGCGTCCTGAGTTCTTTCTAATCTCTTCTTAGCATCTTCTCTTATATCTTGTACTTTACTACCTGCAATCTTTTCTAAGGTTCTAGATAAAGAGGAGTTTGGATACGTGTTTGGAGCATGCTTAGATAGAGTTTGGCTTAATGAACCTGCTCTATCTGCAACATTATTCCTAACATTAGTTTTTACATCTTGATACTTATTTTTAACTATGTCTATAGTATTTAATTTTATATCTTTCATTACGTTACTGAATAATGAATTAGCCATAACATCCTACTTTATTTTGAGATATCTTCTTTGTATAAAGAAGCCCAGTATAACAAGTTCATTATAGGCATATTATCATTAGGTGGTATATTACATTTTGTAGCTAAAGTCCACTGAGTATCTAGTATCTGTTGTATAGTCAGGCTAGGGAAAGAAGGAAAGATAATTCAATGTCAGTTTCCTTCTCATTATACCTCCGCAAGCTTGACATTTTAAAGATATCCATTCAGATACCCCAAATTGAGGAAGTTTCTCTACAAACCCCTCAATTTTTTCTTGAAGCACAAGATTAGGTTGCTCATTTAAAATCATCAATTTTTCAGCTAATGAATCTCCAGCTTTAATCCATTGAGCTATATCTGCTAAATAAAGATCTCCCATTAAAGAGGTATATTCTTTTTCTTCATCCTCATCTGTAAGATCGGAGTTTTTAAATGACTCGATCCTTCGTCTAAGAGAATCCAGCTCTTCAAAGAATCGCATTGTAGGAAATGCAACCTCTGGTAACATTTTAAAATCATCTGGTATATGGTTAATAGTTATATCGGATTTCTTTATTTGTGATAATTGATCTTTATGACCGCAAATCTTCTTGTTACCATTTTCATCTAGATCTTCAAGTTCATTATCACAAGTCCAAGTAACATGAAAAGGTCTTGCAGGGTAACTATTTAAACGTAACCAATAAAGACAGAACTCAAAGTCTTCCACAATTAACTTGTTTATTGGTTGACTTAAACATGCTCCAACTGCACTAATCAAATAAGTAATGTTATTACTAACTTTAGCCATATGTATCAAGCGAGCTTCATTAGTAGTTAATTGTCTGATCCATAGTTCTTCAAAGTCGTACCCAAATCGTGGATGATACTGTGAAGGAAGTTCTTGTAATAAGACATAACGACCATCATTCTGAAATCTTTGTTTCTCAGAATGAGCTTGATCTTGAGTTTTAGATACAGGTTCTTGTAGTTGTGATGATACAGGTTTTAGAATAGCTTTCCTCTTCGGTGGCATAATTTGTCCATTGCTGTTGTTCATCAGTGTCTCCTAGTTAGTTTTTCTTTAGATGTTTGACCAATTTACTTTATCTACGCTAAATGTTACTTGAACTGTAACTATGTCTACTACACTTGTCATGTTTAAAGGATTAATAATCAATGGAAATACACCAAGTAAACTTGCGGTTCTAATAATTTTACCTTGAATGGTATCACTTAAAAGATTAACTATAACTTTAGCTTTATAGTTAGATGCAGGATAATAGTTTCCAAAGGTTTCAGGTTTACTTGGATCTGAATCCATTATTAAATCCTGCCATTTAGAGAATCCTTTAATTGTAGATGCATTTGAATCTTCAAAAAATGTTACCGTAAAATTATTTACAGTATTAAACCCTGCGTAGAATTGTTTGGTCGTAGCGAGGTGACGATCATCAGCGTTGAATTGTCTGAAGGGAAGTTCTATCGACTCTACATAATTTTGAAAGAACCTGGAAGGGAAAAAGCTGTTAAAACTATTAGCATTAGTTGAATCTTGTAACGTTACACTTTCAATTGACCAATTATGACTCATTAAAGGCCCAGTATTAGCTAGTGCTATTACTGTAGATATAGTAGGTTTTTTAGACATATCATCACCTAATTAAACAGGGGTACCATAAGATACCCCTGTTCAGGAATTACTTATGATTTTGCAGGTGTTTCAACTTGGTCAAACCAATCATATCTAAACGAAGCGGAAACTTCAACAATTGAAGCAGATGAACCATCAAGGTTTATGTCTTGAACTTGTTCACACCACATGTTACCTATAGTCCAAGCACTTCCAGTTATTACTTGACCTTGCTCATCAAATAGAGCCAAGTTTCCAACAGTTGAATAGGCTTGTTTACCTTTGCTTATTTGTGTTTGCCAATCCCTACAGGCTTTAACCCATTGTTTTAAAGTTTGATAAATCTCAAGCTGTCTAGTCTCTACATAGGTTATGGATAAAGTATTTTGAAATACTGTTCTTCCAACTACTGATACTTTATAACCATGTAAGGTAAGATCTTGTGCTTCGTTTTGAACTCCAGGCATTGAAACTGATTTACACTGGATACGTAAAGCATTTTTTGCGTTACCAGGAGTACCAGAAACACCAGTAGGTAATGTAGGTATCCATAACTCAAAATTGTCCCCATAAAGAGGGTCATTTATAGCCAATACGTCTCCAATTCTAGTTCTTGATATAGTGCTTGCCATAATAGAAAACCTCCGAATCTGTATATAAGTATTAGGATTGAACTTCAATCTTTACAGAAGTACGATTAATAATCAACTGAACCATTATTCTCTTAGCCGGAATTACAGGCTCAAGATACACATCAACATTCAGTATACCATTAGCTAAATCGTCAACGGAATTATTTGTACCATCACATACTACAGAGTAGGTATATAAACCACGTCCCAGTCTAATAGGTTCAAGAATGTTATTTACTCTTTGACGAATCTCAGATCTTAAAATCTCGTCATTTGGATCAAATACTGAATATTGTAAATTAAATTCTACATCCAATTTTATGAGGTTCAATAAACGTCTAACGTTTATGTTAGACGTTGCAGAGTCTTTCTTTTGAAGAGTAACATCTCCCCATACCGCAATACCAATGTCTTTAAATACTCTAGTAGGACAAATTTGATTTGTTACTAATAGATCTCTATCCTCTTGTTTATACTTAGCACCAACGTCAATTACATTATGAAGCATACCTCTATTTAAACCTGCAGGTGAGAACCATGTTGCGTAATTGATATCTGTCTCAGCATAAATAGCTGCAATAAATCCAGAAGGTGGTAACCAAATCTGCTTACCACTAAATTCGTCATTAACATAATACCATGGTGAATATAATGCACCATAAGATGAATCTGCATCTAATCCACCGTAAGGATTATTACGATAATCAACAGGATCAGTAGTACGATCATACTTTGATCCTTGCTTATCAAATGGTATATCAAGAATTGCCATACAGTCACCACGAGTTTCACAAAGATCTAACATCTTTAATTGAATCTGTGGATTAGTATAACCACCATTTATCAGCAATTGGAATTTAACCTCTTCACGTTCATAGTAAAGCTGCCAACCACTGTTTTTATATGGTGTATAAGGATTTGACATATTACTAGGAAGTGCATCTCTTCCCATAATAATTGCCGATAGTCCATTAAGTGGAATATTATCTAAACCTGAATCTCCATTTGATAAGTATGCATTAGGAACTGCACTAGGAGTTGTACCTAAGTAGTTTAACGTCATGGTAGGCATTATAGAAGTACTAATTTTAGTAGTGTTAAGATCATTATTATAAACACGAATAAATCTTGATCTACCATTAATTACATCTGATAAAAATTGTTGACGTCCATAACCATCAGTTTGATGACTTCTACTTACAACAAAAGACTCCACAGGAATAACACTATTTGATCCCTTTACAAATACCTGTATCTTAAATGTATTAGGTAAAGACTTGTCGTCTTCATCTCTAACATCCGTAATTACTATACGGTAATCTCCATTATACTTGTTTGGATCTGCTCCGTAAATATAAAATAAGTCATTAACGTCATTGTAGTCTGCATCACCAAGCTCCATGAAGAACATATTAGGATCTTCTGGATGTACATCTTTAGCAGTAGTAAATTGGCGCATTGATACTAAACCGGAGTTATCTAACGTTACAACTAAACCTCCGAATTTAGCTCTATTATGTACTCTGGTACACAATAGTTTAGGCATCTTAGTCAGAGCTTGTAATGCTGCATAATGACCTAAAGACACTTCATACTTAGGTGAACCAAATTTACTTAGGAATTCTGCTTGACCTCCAGTTATTTCTATAATCTGATCTACTGGTCCTATTTCACTAAAAAATACAATAGCTCCAATACTTACTTGTGCTGTTTGTACTATACCCTGAGAATTATCTTTTTCAGAAGTATATACACCAGCAGAGGAATGAGTTACAATAGTCGCCATGAACTATCTCCTTTCACGTAATATGAGTCATCTATTTTGTTGCTATCTTATTGTTTATTTATCTTTCCCATCTACAATACCTACAGGTTGCATTGACTTTGAATTATTAGTACCTGAAGTTGGCTTAACTACACTAGGTTGATTATTAGTTTTAGCTTCAATTGCTACTGAAGTTTCTACTACTGGTGTAGATGAAGATATAGGTCTAACCTTAATAGACCTCTTAGTTAAATTCTCTTTTGAAGTTGTTATACACTCTTCATCAATAATATGTCTAGTCTTTGCTGCTAAAGTTGCTGAGTCATGATCTCCATTGGAGTTTATAAACTCAATACTTGCAGGCATTGTACCTACATTAATAACTTCAACCAATTGAGACATATTGCTCTCCTTTTACTTAGAATTTACAACTAAAAGTTTATTTTCTCCAAAATGAGTTATCACAGGTATTCCATCTGATGGTATCTTCTTCTTTCGGATTCCTTTAAATCTTACAGATTGTTTAACAGGAAGACTGAAGTCTATACCATCTAGATTCTTTAATTCTAACTGCTTTTCTCTTATTCTCAAGTCTTTTGTCTTAACTTTTATGTAGAACTTTCCAGCAAGATTCAAATTATTTGTACTAAACCAAACAGTTGTAATAACTGGTTCACCTACTACTCGTAACCAAACTTTTCCCATTTCTCCATGATTAATGAAAAGTTTAGAACAGTATATTTGTGTAGGCTCTATCATGTCTACTCGTTGAAAATCAATAAGTATAGGAGATTTTGGTTGAATCGCTAAAAAGTCTTTTATTTCACCTAAGTATATACCTATAGAATCAACTTTATAAGTTGTTGTATAAAAATATTCTTCAGTCAATCCGCTGGATATTTTAGAATCTGCAATTACCTTAGGTTGATTCTTATTGTTTATCCGCAGGGAGAAATTTGTAGAGATTGACTTTGCCATCGTCTTCCTCTTTCAACTCTAAGATATAAGCTTGTTCTAATGTACGTTTATCTGAATTTACTTCTTGTTGATAGAACCTTAAATTAATAGTTTTAACTCCAGGCACTAAACAAGTAAATCCAATCCATCCTTGAACTTCAAATGATAAAGATACCTTACCACTGTTGTAGTCTTGCTCGTTATCAGTAGATATAAGATTCTCTGGAAAAGAGATATTACCAGATCTCTGAACTTTACAAATACTTTGTGTATCAAAAGCATTTATTTTGAAATTAAAAGCTCTAGCTACGTCTGCCAAAATTAAGGATTGTGCGTAGCTTAACAGTCTTACAACATCTGAATCTAATACATTCAAAGTTATATTTAACTTCATTGGAAATGCATATGTTACATCTACTGAATCTCCTATGAAGGCTTTTCTTCCTGCTAATCCACGATGTGACATTGCCGTAGTATTAGCCTGATCTTTTAAAAGATCTAAATCGTTTAATACTATGTAGGCATATGGATACTTTAAGTTATTAGACTCTCTTTTTTCTTGTAATTCTTTAAGTCTGTCTGTAAAAGAAAAATCTATAGGACTAGGACACTGTAATATCCTGTTAAATGAAGCTCTTAATCCATGCAAGGTTAAACTTAATAGTGTAGTTTCATAGATAGCATTTATAGAACCTGCACTAAATTTAGAAACATCTGTATCAAAAACAAAGGAGATATCCGAAAAATCTGGAGTGGTTGACATATTTACTCCTGAGTTAATAACGGCTTTACTGCATTGTGTAATTCATTTAATTTGTTTTTATCTAATGTCTTTAACCTGTTTATAATATTATTGACTATATTTCTTATCTCTCTATTAGATGATCCTTTTATAACTAGATCCGGAAATATGGTCATTAATATTGGTATAAACTTCTTAACATCCCAATCATCTGATCTTAGTTTTAAAGAGATTAAGGCAGTTTTAATATCTTCTTCTAGAGAAGTAGATGAAGAAGCTAATATCTCTATATCATCGTCTTCTATAACAGCACCATCTAAATCAAATTCATCTTGAGTCTCATCCTCATTACAATCACAGGTTTCATCACATCCTTCAGGACAAACTTCTTTATCTACTATTTCAAAAGAATACTTATCTTTATTAGAAGAAGTGTCAGAAGATTTTATGGCTCTTACTGCATCCATAATTTCTTTTTTACTAAAAAGGGTTGTATTATCCAGTTCTTCCGTTAAGGCAACGATGAACCGTTTATTTATCTTTTTATTGATAAAATTATAAGAACTTATAGTATCAGAAGCTGTTACATCTTTGTTACTAGAAATCTTATTTATTAACACAGGTAAATCAGATGTAACACAAGCCTGAAGAAATAATCTTGCCGCTGATTTTAAATCACCGGAGTTTGCAGCAGAAGTAGCTAAAATAATAAGATCCCCAGCTAAAGTATACATGCTTCTTCACCTCATCTTATATATATTTGTTATTATAAATTACATATAATTTTGCCATTAAAAAAGGGGAGAGAATAATGTCCTCTCCCCTTTCTCTATACATCCTTGTTTTGTTCCTACTATTTGTTACATACCAATTTTCATACCTTTTGCTACGGAACGAGCATTGGTGATAATGGAGCTGATGTTCTCTGCAAGGAACCAACCTTTGCTGTTACGGCTTTGTAATGCACCATCAATTGGGGTTGACTCTACACCACCACGGGTTGTATACTGACCATGGTTAGCTGCTGCACCAACAACATAAATCTCACCTGGATTAAGAACCTGAAGCTCAGGTGCACGGTAGCCATCTGTAACAACACGGAGGCCTAAGATAATACCGAGTTCACCATTCAGAACCAGGTCATACTTGCTGACAGGATCAAGCATTGATTGGAATTCGCTGTTTCCAACGATGTCATTCCAGTAATCTTGAGCTAATAAACAAGTAGTTGCAGGAATTTTCCAATGAGCTACGTTGTTACGTAAGGTGCTCAAAGTTGTAGGAGTGAGCTGACCAGCAATATAAGTAATGTTGTTAGCGGAACCAACAGTACCATCTGCAAGACGCTTCCAAACCAGGTCTTCTTGAACCATGATGTTCTGTAAACCTTCGGTGTACTTTTCATCCAGAATGTCAGAAGAGATTTGATCAATGTCACGGTTTTCAACTTCTACGTTTGCATTGATATAAAACTCAGGTGGATAAAAAATACGCTCACGAACAAGCTGAGGTACAACATCAGCAACAGAAGTTGCAATCATAGCAACTACGTTATTTACACGCATACGACAACGTGGGATTTCACCTTGATTAAGTTGCTCTTCAATCATCAGGTTACGCATGAAACCTTCACGGTAAGCAGCTTCTTCAATCTTGGCAGCTAGTGCAACACCTAACTGATTCCACTTAGAACCAGACTTATCAGTAAAAGCAGCAGCTAAAACTTCACGATGAAGACGACGATCTTTCTCAGGAGCTTGGCGAACAATCTCACCTTTAGAAGAAGCAGTAACCAGTTCGGAAATCTTAGAGAGAAGTTCCTTTTGGCTATGTGCATTAATTTCGCCATTACTTGCTAATGCAGGCTCAGCGGATTTACCGAGACGAAGATCAGTAATTTCAGCGCCAGAAGCGAGTGTAAACTTTACACCAGCATAAGGATTGTGTTTTGCCTTAGACATTTGTTTAATTCTCCTTTTCCTGTTTATTTTTAAAGTAGTAGTTTAGTTTATTATGCGATTAGCCGCTGTAAGGACCAAAGTTAAGGGTGATAAAAGCACCAAAGAAGGAGCCATTAGGAGCAGAGGGAGCTCCAATAATGTTACAACCCTTTAGCTCAGTACCACCAGCTTTAAGAGTAAATAAACCATTAGGACCAAGATAAACAGGACCAGTAGTTGCAGACCAATCATCGGTTACATCGAATTGATCAGTAGAGACGTCGCCTTCAGTAATAACACCAACTACTGAATAGTAAGAAGCTGAATGGATGCCACCTGCTGGGCCATAGCCTTGAGCATTGATTGCTTCTTGAACAGAAGGTACATACTTATAAACAACAGAAATTTCTACTGGAGAAATAGCAGTACCAGCGTTTGAAGAGTCAATGGTAACTTCGCCAATTAAAGTATTAACAGCGAATTGACCAGCAGCGGCATTGGCAGCAAGTACTAAAGTAGTATTACCAGATTTAACAGTGATCTGACCAGCTACTAAATTAGTACGAGCTAATTTAATTGTGGTAGTACCAGCAACTAGGAAGTTTTCTACACCAGTAAGTTGGGTAGGAACTTGTACTTGAGATAAAGAAACACCAGCAAACTTCTCATTAGGTGCTCCAGATGAAGGTTTAACTTTACCTTCACCATTCTCATTTACATAAACGAGTGCAACCCCTTCATTCTTAATATCATAGCCAGTAGCTACGTTACGATGAAAGGATTTCATAATACGGGTTTTTTGAAGTTTAAGCATTGTTTTAAATTCCTTTCTTGAATTAGATTATAAGCTGCTGAAAGCAGTCTTTAATTTGGATGTAAATGCATCTTCCTTAACGGTTGTGGACGCAGCTTCAACTATTGAACGAGTTCCAAATGGAATTGAAGAAGCTTCGATTCTATTTGCAATTGATTCTTCCAATCCATTATCATCTACAGTTTCAACTTCTTCTTCATCTTCTTCTTCTGAAGCAGAAATGAAATTACTTCCTATAATAGCTTTTGAAAGCTCTGCACGAACTTCAACAGGCTTTGCATAAAGCTCTGAAGCTTTTTCAATCAGAATCTTACAGAAATCTTCTGCGGTTTCTTTAAATACTCTGTCAATAAGTCTGTGTGGTTGTGGAATACCTAAAGATGATAGTTCTTCCCACATTCTTACTTTTAATGGGTTAACCGCATCAGAGAAGAAGCCACGATTAATACCAACCGAAGCCATTCCTAAGGTTGTTTGGAAATCAGAAACTAAAGACTTGAGTTGCTTACTTACCTCAGTCTCATGCTTTGAAATCTCAGTCTGTACTGCAGTGTTAATAAGACTCTTAATAGGAGCTGCAATTATGATTGACTGGAATCCAAGTTTCTTCAGACCTTTTAAACCTTCGGAAGCAACTACTTGACTAATTACTTTACCGAATTTCTCGGTATGGAAGATGTCTTTGTTTGTACCGGATGCTGTCTCAGTTAAATGAGCTACAGGTAGTCCATTAACATTTACAATCCAGCGCTTTTCACCTTTGATAGAAGCAGAATACTCTACGTCTGTTTCATCAGTGTCTTCTAACTCAGCACCATCAACAAGATCGATATTTATTGAGCCATCATCTTCAATAAACAGGTCGCCCTGCTCATCATCTTCATCAACTTGCTCTTCTTCTTCATCAATCTCATCACCGATTTGATCTTCACAGTCAGCATCATCAACGCAATCTTCATCTTCAAGTTCATCACCATCTTCGTCTTCTACTTCTTCATCATTATCATCTGAATCTTCAAGATCATCACCTAATTCTAGGTCATCTTCATCGGTATTTTCAACGTCTGAGTCGTCATCATCTTCAAGTTCATCGCCTACTTCGATGTCATCTTCGTCATCATCTTCAAGGAAATCCCCATCTTCTTCTACTTCTTCATCATCATCATCTTCAAGGAAATCCCCATCTTCTTCTACTTCTGCATCATCGTCATCATCTGAATCTTCAAGATCATCACCATCTTCGTCTTCTATTTCTTCGTCATCATCTGAATCTTCAAGATCATCACCATCTTCGTCTTCTATTTCTTCATCATCATCATCATCATCTTCAAGGAAATCCCCATCTTCTTCTACTTCTTCATCATCATCATCTTCAAGGAAATCCCCATCTTCTTCTACTTCTGCATCATCGTCATCATCTGAATCTTCAAGATCATCACCATCTT